TGCTTCAATATACAATTGGTTAATATCCTTAATACTTACTTTGTCGGGATCAATTGAAAGATTGAGGCTTTGAGACTGGTCAATATATTGTTGTCTCTGTGCAGCCTGTTTGATAATAGCCATCTGTGGAATTTCAGAAAACTTTTTAAATACTTCTTTTTCCTTATTGGTAAGGAAATCTAAGTGTTGAACACTTCCATCATACTGCATAATGCTATTCCAAACTTCTCTATTATCTTTATCTTTCTGCTGAAGCAATTCTTCCAAGAATCGATTCTTCTGTGTAGACTTCAATTTTGCACCATCTCTTACAAAGTAATTTGACTTGAGTGGTTCAATACTTGGACTCACTTGACCAAGAATGATACTACTTGATTGCGTAGGTGCAACTGCCATTGTAGTAGTATTCCGTCGCCCATAACCTTCAAGAACTTCGGGTTCTCCAAATTTATTAGCAAGTTCTTCACTTGCCTCATACGAACGTTCTTTGATCGTCTTGAACAATTCGTTATTTTCTTGCATGGCCTCTGGACTATTAAACGGAATCATCTTGCTTTGAAGATAAGAATGCCAACCGAGAACGCCAATGCCAATAGCACGATGACGTTTAGCAAACTGAACCGCTCTCTCCATGAATTCTGTACCTTCTGTTTCTTCAATGAATTCTTCCATCACTGCATCGAGAAAGTACGTGAGAGTTTCAACAGCATCGGTATCTTTCCAATCATCGTAATGAAGAGCGTTCATTGACGAAAGACAACAGACGAAGCTTTCATCGGCATTTGCGGGAAGAGCAATCTCAGAGCAAAGGTTGGATGCATTAATCTCATAATCTTTGTCTTTATAAACTTGCGGTTTACCTTCATTCATGTTCCCACGGAAAATAATGTATGGAACACCAATATTAATCCGGCTCTCAATGATTTCCGCCCATGTCTCTCGCTTTTCTTCATCGCCATCAATCATTGATTGGAACCAATCATCCCCAACAATAACGCCCCAATAAATATTTTGAATTGGATCGCCTTCTGTCTTGATATTGAGCCATTCATCTAAGTCATCGTGTTCAATATCAATATATCCGGCAAATTGCCCACGACGTGTAGCTCCTTGACTAATGACAGTAATTTCTGTATCAAATAATTCAGTGAAACTATAACTGCCATTGCTCTTTCCGTTGTTAGTAATGGGCGCACCACGAGGGCGAAGTTCTCCAAAATAGCCACTTGTTCCCCCGCCGAGTTTTGTCATCTGGCCAACTTCAGATTGAGTATAAAGAATACTTTCAATATTATCTTCAATATGGCTTCCAAAGCAACTGATGGGAAGTCCCCTATCAAGTCCAAAATTAGACCATACAGGACTTGCGAGGCTATAGTACCCCTTGCTCATATAGTCATAGAACTTATCAGCAAAGCCATCTTCATCAAGGATTTCTTCTGCTCGTTCAGCGATTTCTCTTACTCTTTCTTCAGCAGTTACGCCATCGAGCAAATACCCATTTCTAAGGAAATCTCGACTATCTTCATTGAGCCAATAAAACGGTTCACTATGCTTCTCTTCGTTTTGTGGGAATAGAGTTTCTTCTGTCATTGTTTTAAAACATATCGTCTGTTGTTACGCTTTTCGTGTGCTTGTTGTAAGTGGTAGACCGCTTTGCGAAAAAGTCGTTGTGTTTGGTCATCATAATGTCTTCATCAAACCATCGGGTTTCTTCAAGTAAATCATTGTCGGTATCAAAAACAGTCTCCACACCAACATTATCAAGGCTTTGATTGAATCTATCCTTGAGGAATTCATTAATATTTTTACGGGGAAGGAAATCTAATTCTCCTTCGCTAAAAATCCAATCAAGAATTTTCATTTCTGCATCATATGCTTTCTCACAAGCTTCTTGCACACGCTCATCAAAATCATCAGCGAAAAGTCCGGGGTTTTCCTCTTGAATTGTATTGATAAGGTCTACCCCAAAAAGACCGTGAATTTGTTCTTCTTTTGAGGTAGCTTCAACAGCATTTGAGATTCCTTTAAACTTCTTTTCGTATTTATCAAAGCTTGTCATAATAAGAAATTGACTAAATAGAGAAACGTGTTCAATGAAAATACTAAACAGAAGCAGACTCATAACATATTCTTCTTCATCATCGCTATTGGCTCCTTCCAAATATTTATCAAGATAATCAATTCTGTCTCTAATTGCAGGTACTTCGGTTATCTCTTTAAATTCATCTTCGATGCCCAAAATCTCAAGAAGATGACTATAAGCATCCATATGACGCACCTCGCTTTCTGCAAAGGACATCCCCACGCTCCCAAATTCAGATTTTGGCATTTGCTTGTAAAGATCCGCCCAAAAAGTTTTAACTTGCACTTCAATTTGTGCGATTGCAAGCATTGTTTTCTTGATGACACTTTTTTCTACTGGCGTGGTGTTAACTTCAAAATCTTGAACATCTCCTTGGAAATTAAATTCAGTATGAACCCAATAACTATTCCGAATTGCATCCGTGTATTCTAAAAATTCTTTATATTCATAAGGTTTGATATTTTCCCTCTCTTCAAAAATATTTGTTTTATCTCCAGTTACATTCTCGCCGTTGGGAATGTGATTATCATTACGCGACATAGGATTTTACAATAACATATCTTGCCTTATAAGAGTTTTGTTTCAACTTCTTTATGATAAGCGACAACAAGGCAAAAAGAAAAAGAGTTGGAACCTTGTTGCGCTACTTATTCGTTATATACTCAAGTTTATAAAACTAACGTTTTATTTCTTCAATATCTTCATAATCTACATCAACATTCTCTTCATCTACTAAAATAGCAGCTAAATCTTGAAACATCGCTTGCAATTCGTTATGTGCATGTTCATTTTCATTGGCAACAATATCAATTTTATCTTCCAAAGAATCAAAGCGATTTTCCATTCTCTCAAATTGCCTATTGGTTTCTACTAGATGCCCCATATCAGTTTGATCCTCTTCAATTCCAAATATACGCTTGAAAAGCTTCATTAACATATTATCGTTACTATCAACTTTTTCTTCAACTCTCCTAATCTTGTACCATAAAAAAGAGTACGCTCCAACATTAAACGTTAAAATAATCCCCAACAATACTTCTATCAAATCTGCTTCTATTGAATTAAAAATCATTATGTTTGACTAAAGTGAATTTCTTGTCCATAAATTTCTACCCAAGCTTCCTTATCTACAAATACGCCTTCTAAAGTATTCTCCGGTTCCTCGTGAACGATAATACCTGCCTTTGGAGATTCAGCTGATCCGTCACCGTCGTCATCTCCACCACTGTCTCCGCCGCCTCCAGATATATTAGAAACAGAAATAGCAATTGTATCTTCTGTATCTTCGGTAAAAAGAGAAATTGTCTTTACACCAATCCAATCTGAAGGAATTCTATAAGTAAAAGTCTCTCTTGTTACAGAATCACTTCCAACCGAATCTAAAGTTATTTCTCTAAAATCGAGTATTTTAGGTTTTAGAAATCCTATGTCCTTCATCAAAACAGTCTGTGTTCCTTCAGTATTGCCAAGATTGTAAATATCAGCCTCTACTTCAACTGTTTCGCCTTTTGCAACAGGTGCATTGGTTTGTTTAATCAAAACCTTAAAATAAACCCCCGTCGTTTTTACAGCTATCTTTTCAAAATTTTCATCACTATCATCGGTAGAAGAAACTGTTAAATCATATAAGCCAACATTCACATCACTCCAAATAAATGTTAATTCTTGACTTTCTCCATCATTAAGAGATATTGTCTGACTGTCTTTAACAGAGTCTTCAGAAGATAATTCAATAGTTTGAGTATCAGGCTCATTTCCTATGTTTTCTATAGTTGCATAAACTTCAATATCAGTTGGTTCAGTATCAGGAACAAGGATTTTATCTATAGTAACTGCAAAAAAAGCAGAACCATCCGACGCATTAACAACAACATCAACAGTATCGCTATCAGTTTCGGAAAAATATTTAGCAGTATATTTTCCCGGTTGTGCATCGCTCCAAGAAAGTATTCTTCTTTTTTCTTGAAAAGCTTCCAAACTCATATTGAAGAAATCACGGTTTTCACCGCCAACATCCAATTGAATAATTTGCGAATCATCTACAGCATCTTGGTTAGTAATATCTGCTGTTACATCTAATGTTTCACCGGGGTTAATTGGCGAATTAGTAGAAATAATATCAACATCAAATGTATTTGGAACCTCTAAAGAACCTTCACTGCAAACTCCAGAAGTTTCTGTACCTATTCTAAATGAAGGTGTTTCAGAAGAAACCTCCGAGAATGATTCAATAAATGTACTAAAAGTAAACTGCCGCTCTTCGCCAGCATCAAAAGCGACATTTTCTCTTATATCATCCATATCTCCATCAAAAATGTAGATAATATCTTTATATTCCCTACTATCATTTTCATTTGTTACAGAAACAACGACTTCAAATGCCCCCGGTAATCTCGGAGTGTTTGTACTATCTATTGAAAAAGAAAACCCATCGCTAGAAGTTTGAGAAGAACTTGAAGTTTCGGTATCTTCTGTTCCACTTTCATCAACGCCATCAAAATCCAAAGATTTCTTTTCGCCTCTTTCATCTGTATAAGCAAGTTTCTCATCTTCGACCCAAAGGGAGCCTTCTCTTGCTGACATTAGTTACCACCTCTCTCTGAAAATTGATCAGTACCTACAGGCAAAGTATTGCCTTTAGACGTTCCTTCTTTTTGCACGCCATGAACTTCTCTTGTCGTTTCTATAAGTTGCGAAGCAATATCCTCTGTGAAACCAAATGAAATACTTGTTCTTCTCTTACCGTATCGAACATTTTCAATAATCATATCTTTTCCATGTGAAAATTTAGAACCGTCAACGACTTCTCCAATCGGAGCAAGAGTAGGAAGAGAACTTATTGAACCAGAGTATTCAACATCAGAATGATCTTTTAAGAAAGACCTTGCCTTAGCATTGGCCGCTTCAACGCTTTCAACTTCTCTATCTACAATAAATTTGTCTTTCGTAACATAGTCTGGAGCATTATCGGCAACAATTCTGTTGCCATAAATTTGATTTTTACCCTTAACCAAACACGAACGATATGTTTCGCTTATATCTCTACTAGAGGTGACTGTCTCTTTGTAAAGGGGAACATCATTTTTAATATCTCCCTTCTGAAATACCTTTGCTGTATTCCCATCAAATCGGAATAATGCAGTGCTATCACTTGCAAGAGAATTGATAGTAGAAAGTCTATTGTCAGTAAGACTCTCATCGCTAACAATATCTAAGTTATTAAATGAAGCATCAACAGATACAGATTTAATTCTGTGCTTTTCATCGCCTTCATTTGGTGTTCCAACGCCACTACTCATCGAAGATAATGAAACACGGAAGCGATGAGAAGCCCCCGGATAAGCAAAGCTTTCGGATACACTATTTGTATTATCGATGGTCTTAATGTATGTTTCACCGGGATTAATATTCAAACTTTGTTCAACTCCCCAATTTCCTACAGGATTTGTTATATTGGAGAAATTAACCGTTGTAGTTGCACTAGCTATATTTCTATCAGCACTTTGGGGCGAGAATTCCACGTACTGAGTTTCATCGTAAAGACCATTGTACGCATAATTTACTGGTCTACTTAACTCTAAATCATCATTAAGTGTATTATCAAAGGTGTAATTCAGATTTTCTTGATCATGGCAAATAACAAAACAATCTAACGCAACAGAAAATCCGGTATCAAATTTATTCCAAATTTTAAATTCATCTATTTCGCCAATAGTTGAAAAATTATTGTTTATTGGATACTGAAGCCATTGATATTTTCCATCGTCATCAAAGTCAATTGAATCATAATTTAAGTCTACTTCTTCACCATTAATTATAAGTTTTCCAGCCCAAAAATTCCAAGATTCGGGGACAGAATCAGTTATATTATCAATGTTTCTAACACGGATATTTAAAGTCGGATTTTCAAAATCTCTTTCGTCTGGTAGTAAACTAAATCGGGGACTCAAATCGGGAGTCCTAGTACCCGGTTTTAATTTAAATTCATAAGAATTACTTGCTATATTAATAGCATTTAGTTCGGCCTTGTAACAATCATCAATATCATCAGAATAAAGAGATTCGTCACCAGATTCAATATTTCCCCAATTGGAAACTCTCCGGGTACGGATTTCTTCATTTCCATCTTCATTAACTACAGTAATTCCATCACTTTTTCTGCTAATTTGATTTGCCAAGGCCGACTCATCTTTTGAGTAAAAATCTTTTTCTGAACCCGAAGAATTAATATCTGGAGTTACTGTTTCCCGTTTCATTTGATGATCTGCAAACGCAACCCAATTTATGAGTCTTGATTCTCCTTCCAAATCAAACTGCAAGGTATAATCTCCAGATTCTAACCTGTCCGACTGAATTGTATACCAACTTCCATACCGATTCCCATCAGCATTATCAATTGTTTTTGAAATTCGACCAAAAGAAACATCTACAGTAGAACTTCCCGGCGTATAAACTTTATAATATATTGTCTCTGGTTTAGAAATGCCACTATACTCAACAGTTCCAGAACCTTCTAAAACATCCAATCCAAGATGTTTTACACCAGAAAGTGTTTCGCTGGAACTATTTCTTAACTCTGTATGTTCTGCCTCAAGATCATTGTAACCGTCAATAACGTCCGAAATAGCATCAAAAACAGAGCTATTAGACTTTGTTTTGTCAATATCATCTCCTTTTAACTGCTTACCGGGAGGCTCTGCCTCAATGCTATAGTCTTCTCCATTCGTTCTGGAGGTTTCTATAACCATAATATCTCCTTCAAAAAGCAACTTAGTATCAACATACACACGGAGTGTCTCTCCTAAATATTTATTTGATTCCAAAACCGAATTCGGAGGAACATCAATACTAATATTTTTTGCTTTATTTGCAGAAGGAGAATAACTAATATTGCTTATCTTTGTAGAATAAACATCAGTTCCATCATCTACTTCAGCATAATACTCATTTGCTTCTAAGACAACATCTCCATTGTCTATTGCAAGATTATGCCATTCGCCTTCAATAGTATCAATATCTACCATTCTTAGTTAGTCCTTTGTTTTCCTGCTCCATCAATTTCTTGAACAATATCTCTCATACTTTCATCAAATACCTCACGAACTTTCATTGGCAATTCTTCATCCGAAATGCCTTGGAAAGCACCTTCTTCAAAGTATATAGCTTTTTCAGAAACTTCAATCTTTTTATCTTTGTCTTCAGAACTACTTTGCGATAACTTCTGATTGGCGTTAGTGTTCATTCCTTTGCCAATATTCTGTTCTTGAATCTTACTTTTCATTGAAGCAAGATCGAAGCCAACATCTCCCGAAATGTTTTCAAGTTCAGTATCAGTGAGAGAACGAACAGCATCCTCAAACTTAGATTCACTCCCTTCGATTCCTTTAGCAACATCAGTAGCAAGGGCTTTACCACGAGCTTCGGGGTGATTTGGCTTACTCAGTGGTCCTTCATCCGCTGGTGATTTGGGAAGAAATTTACCAAGTTTACCTGCTGCATTTCTAATTGCATCTTTGATTATTTTCCCTGCCTTCCCAATTCCTTCGGCAATTTTTTCAATAAGAGTCCTTCCCCAATCTAATGCATCAGAAGGTGAAATATCAAGCAAACCAGAAAGACCATCAAAAATATTTGAAACGCCATTAGAAATAGCCTCAGCAAAATTAGAACCCAATTCAGCCAGCTTAGAAGCAACATCAGTAGTGCTATCAATTGTATCTTCAATTAGATACTGAAGAGCATCTATCAATTTAGGTCCGAGTTTCTTGGCAAGGTTAAATCCAGCTATAATCGCATCTCCCATAGCAGAACCGAGTTTCGCTAGTGAATCTCCAAGGTTTTCTAAGTCTTCAAGACTCGTTGGTATTGCATCAACTATTACAGAACCCAAATTAACAAGTGCCTTTGCTGCCCTCTGAGGCAAGTTAGCAAAAGCAGAAACAATATCATCAAGAAGATCAGAAATATTACTATTCACCTTTTTGGCTAAAGTAATAAACGCATTAATTATACCATTTATCAAGTCAAGAACTAAACCAACAATAGTTGCTATAATACCTCCAAATAAACCAACTAAAGCTTGCCCAAGCCCGATGACGATATTAATTATGCCTTGGACCATAAGCTGTATGGCTTTTTTTCCAAGACGAGCAGATTTTTGAAAGTCGCCACTCAAAAATGCAACTAAAGACCGCAATCCCAGAATAACAGCATTTGCAGCCTGAACAATTCCGAGAATAGCATCACCAAGTCCTTCAATAATTATCCGAAGCGCACCCATTGCAACTTCCAAAGCAACTATTCCATCTCCCGCTCCAAGAAATGTCGTAACGAGAGCAGTAATTTCTTCTCCTAATTTTACAATATTTGTAACTAAACTTACAATTGCAGGAGCAACTTCATCCGCCATCTGATTTCCAAAGTGGGTAATGCCATCAACAAGAGGCGCTAATGCGCTTCTCATTCCACCCACATCAGCAATCCAAAGAGCAGCTAAAGTTGCAAATAAATTGATAATAACTGCAATTGGTCCACCGAGAGCAGAAAGACCGAGACGAGCAGCGAAGCTCGCTCTTTGCATTCCCAATAAGGCAGTATTTGCCGAACGAACGAATCTCGTCAATCCAACAACTTTCCTCCCCGCAGCTACAACTCTACTCCCAAATGCAATGATTTTAGCAACTATTGGTCCAACAAAAGAAACAACTGCTCCAAGAGCCTTAGACAGACCTATCAAAACAGCGGCAAATGTTCCACCTTTAACAATAGCATCAGAATTACCCTGAATAAATGCGCTAATACTCGGAATAACTTGATTGAACAAAGTATTCGATAAAGAAACAACTGCCGGGATAATCTGATTGGTTAAAGTGTTAACTATAAACGGAAGAATGGCGGTTTCAAATGAATCCCAAAGAGCAGTAACAGCAGGGATAACATCACTTCTAAACGTTGCCACAAGCTGAGGAAATACATCATTAACTGCTATAGAAGCAAATCGCTGTATTGCAGGAATAATAACATTTACAAATGTAGATGCAACAACTCCTGCGAAATCTCCAATAGCCTGAGCATTGTTCTTCAAAATATTTCCGATAGCTCTGAAAATATTGCCAATGACGCTTCCAAATTGGCGAATTAAATTACCAGAGCCACCAACACTCTGATCGACTTCATTAAATACAGCCGCAAAAACAGCCACAACACCTTCGCCAGCAACAATCATTCCCGGTAAAACTTCTTCAACAAATACATTACGCAAATGATTCGCAACGTCAACAAGACTAACAAGGAACGAACGCATCTCCTGAAACATAGTCTGGGCTTCCTGTCCACCACTAGCAGCATTAGATAACGCACCTCCTAAAATCCCGATAGCAGAACCGGCAAGCAAAGCAAACGGAATAAACATACTTCCCATCGCCTGTGCGATCAGTGCGATTTGACCACCCAAGAGAAGAAGAGGACCAAGCACCAAACCAAGAGTGACAGCAAGAATAGTAAATTCACTAATATTTTCTCTGACACTCTCTTCCATATTAGCAAATCGTTCCGTAAGATTATTTACATTTTCAGCAAATGTAGAAATAGTATCAACCAAATCCTCAGTAAATACACGGCCAAGGGAAGCCAAGGATTCTTGAAGTTCTGAAATAGAATTACGTAGCTGTTGCTGTGGACCTTGCGCCTGTTTAAACCACGAATTCAAATCGCCAGAAGTTACTTCTTCAGTTACATTCTGGAATTCTTCAAACGAATCAAAGTTCTCCTTTGCGCTTTCATCTAATTTAGACCAAGATTCTGCTGCATCAAACGTCCCCTCCTCCATCTGTTCAAAGATATTCGTAAGAGCTTCACCATCATCTCCGACAAGAGCAAGTGCGCCCTGAAGCGCACGGGTACGGGGGAATAGTTCATTGAATGCAATATTCTGCTCTTGAGTCCGTTCACGAAGTTGAACTAACGTATCAACAAAGTCCTGATTTTGAAGAACAAGATTACCAATACCGCCTTCCAAGTCTCCTTGAACATCAACAGTATTCTTAAATTCATCACGGATACTCTGCAACTGACTCTTCTTTTCTTCACGTTCCATTCGAGCATTTTCTTCTGCAACTCTCGCCTTATTAACTTGGAACTGGTAGTCATTAATAATAGACTCAAGTTCCTTTACAGAATCAGCATTTGCAACGGTTTCGGTAGTTAACTGAGGAAGTTGATTAAGTCTCTCTTCTTCAATGGCTTCTATTTTGAGCCGAGCTTCCTGAATAGCTAACGAAGCTTCTTCTTGTGTACTTCTTGCCGCTTCCTGCTTTTCGGTTAATTCTTGAACAGCACTAGAAGCATTACGATACTCATCAGCTAACTGTCGAACCTGTTGCTCTGACTCACCCATCGATTCGGCAAATAGATCCTGCTCTAAAGCAATGCCACGCAGTTGCTCTTGCATAGTCTCCGAAGGACGCATCATCGCACGGAAAATATTACGAAGACCAGTAGCGGCTACTCTGGCCCCGAATCCAGTCCGTGTAAGAACACCCATCGCAGCACCGATTTCATCAATCTGAATGCTTAAGTTTGAACCAAGAGCAGCAACACGCCCAAGAACCGGAGCAAGATCTTCCATCCGGGTTTTACCAAACTGAACAGTCTGGAAAAGCGACTCAGACACATCCTGTGCCTGATCAGCCTCTAACCCATACGTGTTCATCACAGTCGAAAGCACATCGACAGACGTACCCAACTCTACCCGACCAACAACAGCAAGCTTTGAAGCAGTAGTCAGAAACTCTCTCTGAGCCTCTGTACTCTTTCCAATACCAGCCGAAACAGACTGATACAGACCCTCAATAACCTCAAGCCTATCAGCCTGAAGGCCCATTTCCGTGTTCAAATCGGAAGTTAATTCACCATATCTCTCCTGAGCATTAGACGCTCCCTGAACCAACGTATCAACTTCACGAAAAGCAGCATTGACACGTTCTGCCCTTTGAGATAACGTGAATAAAGCAGCACCAGTAAGTGCTGAAGCACCAGTCATCGCAACACCAAGATTTCGGACAGTTGAACTTAATCCTCTAACTACTTCAGTAAGGCCACTGGTAATATCGCCCGCGCTGGCCATTGCTTTGTTATAATCATCAAAACATCGGCCTTTAACGCGATTCCGAGATCACCAACCGGACTAAGAGACAAGGCCATTCACCCCCGTAAAAAGATTTTCTATGGTTCTTTTACTTGCATGGAATCTGAGCGTCTTTTGATCGACCCCACACAAGAAATCAACAACAGTTCTATCAGGTCTGTTATCGTAATATTTCTTTAAGTCTATTAATAATTTCATTTCTTTCCTCCCAAGACACATATTCATCGCAAGGAATTTTGCTTCCTAAAACAAGATATGTATAATCCGGGTATTCATCCATGAAAATTTCCGCTTTATCTACACTACCGTCCGAAACATATCCCTTAACTTCAATCACCACCTCAGATTCAACAATGAAATCGGGCATATACTTCCTATCTCCAATATCAAATCTTTTCGGTTCATAGCAGTAATTCAAATCAGAATTATGAAGTAATAAATCTATTTCCTTTTCCCAACTAGAACGGACTGTTCTTTCAGTTTCTTCTACAAACACAGGTTTAGAAATAAGACTTCCATTTATGATGTTATCACTTTCGTATAAATAATCATTATCTCGTTTATTAATAACATTTTCCATCATCCATTCTCTATCGCGCTGAGAATGTTGAGTTTCTCCTTTTTCATAATTTTCTTTCATCGTCTGAGATATTTTCTCTCGTCTTTCTTTGCTTTTATTGGGGTTATCCTCTCCCTCCATATCAGACCCAAAGCAATCGTCATTACAATACTTCGGATACTTTGGATCACCTTTGCTTTTTGGAGTCCAGTTTTCTTCACCACAATAATCGCAATTATAGTATGTCCCTGCTATTGACTCATCATGCTTATCGTGATGATGCTTACTGACAGATTGTTTTGTGGCAAAACTCTTATCACAGGAAGGACATGGATATTTGTTTCCAATTTCATATTCCAATACCCATTTGGAAACAGTTTTCATCCCAACATCCAGTTCATCAGCGATTTCTGTCACTGTTTTTCCTTGTTCTTCTACTTGCTCTCGCAGGTAGTCTTCATCAAAGTGTTTGAAAGTTCCAGTTTTATTATAAATCTCGCACCACTTAGAACAGAATGTGTTTCTTTTCCCATTCCCGAAATCCAACCTCCCACATTCTTCGCATCTATATAGATATGCAAGACTTCCTTCATGATTGTAACCATAATGCATTGAAACACCCCGAGATGAATCAAAATCATCATCTCCGCATTCAGGACATTCAATGAAGTTCAATTCATCATCGACACATTCTTCAAGTCGTGCTTGACTGAGTGTTTTCTTCCCCATACTCTATCTAATAACTACTCACTTATATTTCTTATGCAGTAGTCATAGACTTTAATGATTTTCATTTAATAGTGAGAAGTTCAGTCAAAATAATTGAATCAAAAACCGCTTCGCATTATCTGAATTTGGTTTAGTCATTTATCTTTCTCATCTTCTACTAAATCCACTGCTTCATTCTTCGCTTCTTTGACCTCTTCAGAATCATAAATATCCATAAATGCGATATAAATCATCCATATAATCAACCCACCAACTCCATAAAAAACTAAATCAATAGGAATAGTACCAACAACATTAATATTAGCAGAAATACTTGCACTGGTTTCGATAATTCCCAATGCAAACATCAAACCCACACCAACCAAACTTCCAAAGATAGTAAGAACGACCGCAAAGATAATTACTTTGCTCGTTGTCCGATTCGTTGTATCCATTCCATTACTCATTTTTCTCACCGTATATGTATGCGATTATAAATGCAATGAAGGCAAAACCGAGGAGGTATTGCGGTTCTTCTGATACTTCTTTCCGTAAAGTTTTACTCAATCCAATAAAAGCCCCAATAACAGATCCAATTGTAGCCATATGCATTTCGGAAGAACTTGATAAAGGACCATTATACTCCCATTCGCTTTCAGATGTAGGAAATTTATCTGGTAACATTTTAATCAATATCTTCAATTACAACTCGTCCGTTCCAAGTAGTTTTGTTTCCACGGGAATCTTCGATTTTTATAATTTCTCTGAACGTTCCTTCTAAATCGCTTGTTACTTCTTTTTCAACTTTTACTTCAAATTCTCCACCAGCTTCATCTGTTACATCAATATTAACTCCGGTATCAGAATCATCCAACACAATCTCAGATGAAATAGTATCTTTCAATTGCCAAGTAAAAGTAGCTCCCTGCAAATCAAAATTTTCATCAGAAGAGTCTTCATCCTTAACAACAAATGGGAAGACCCGTGTATCGCCAGAAGGCCAATCATCTATCGTTTCTATCTGATAAGTCATCAATTATCACTCACTTGTAAAATTCTTTCTTTATTTTCTATATCCCAATCAATATCTCTTTCATTAACAATGCTTCTTGGAAGTTCTCTCACTTCCAATCGAACTACTTTTCCAGAATCTTCAAAGAAAGTAGTTAAAACAACAGTTACAGTTCCTTCAGAACTTCCTTGATATGCAAAACCTCGGGTTTTCGTATTATTTATATCCAGTTCTGAATCGCTTTGAAGTCCAAAATCAAAAATACGAACTTTCCGAGAAATAATATCTAAATCATTAGAAGTAGACTGATAACTCTGTTGAAAGTTTCTTGCCCGTACTATACTTTCATTATAATCCGAAGTAGCATTAGCACTGAAACTTGGAATTCGTACCCTATCAACCGAAAGAGACAAAGAAGAATCTCCAATGAAACCTTCCTGAAGGCTTCTGATTTTTGTAATGATTTTTGAAAGGTCAGCAGAAGAAGAATAAACACTATCTATCTCCCTCACCCGTGATAGATTTTGAATATAATTTACAGATAAACTCCCTGCAAAAGTAGATAACCTATTCTTTGTGATAATTTGTTCGTAATTGGCCGAAGAATCAAGATTCAATACTAACTCTAATACTTCAGGTAAGGTTAAAGTTATAACAACTTCACCTGTTGACTCTCCAGAAAACTCTAGTTCAGAAAGATTAGGGCCGCTTTCTGAATCATTTGTATCGTAGTTATAACTATATGTATAATATAGTCCAACTTCCGCTTCAAGTGTCTCTTCAGATGGTACAGGCATTTTTATATTTTATTATTCAAAATTGAATATCCCATTTTTGACTAAAGTAATCATGAACATTGGACCGAATGGTTTCCTTTGATGTATTATACCTGATATGCTCGCCAATTTTTGCATTTAAGTAAAAACTAAGTCCATCACGTACTCCTATCCGCAGACTTGTTGATTGACCTGCCCCTTCTGAAACACTTTGACTTCCACCGCTATTTACATTATAAATAGTTGTTGATGAAGACTCCCACAAGACTTCCAGTAAGATCGGTGTGTCAACTCCAGACCCCGAAATATTTGCATCAGACGAATTTGGTCGAACAGCCCAAGTATCTGCACTATCAACTGATCGGACACTTGGATGACTGTTTCCAATTAGCGAAAAGAGATATTGTGTGTTGGAAACGTTTCTTGGTTCAAGTACAATAAAATCATGATATGGCGGGTCTACTGTAGAAAGATTGTCTCCTCCAACCCAATCCTCACTGTTTGTTCCTCCTCCTGCAAAATCACCTGCTTGTAGCCCATTTATTGAAGTGGAAACTCCACTATATCCACCAAGGTCAAGGTTATTTTCATTTCCGCTTTGGTCTGTAACTGGAAGGCCACCATTTTCTTTGCTCCAATCATACCACATCTGTAAATCTTCTCTATCAGGTATAGGATTGACTATTGAAAAGTTTCTTAATCCCGAAGGTCTAAGTCCTTCCTTTTTTAATGTCATACTTTATGTCCTTTAACAAAAATTATATCCCAAACTAACAAATTCCGTTCGGTGGCTCGATGAAGAGCCGAATCATGTGTACTGTCATTTTATTTTAGTATAGTTTCTAAACCAGTAATGCTCATTGAACCGTTTCCAATGTAGCATCAGAACATGTGTTTTGTCATTGTTAGTTAGTAAATTAGAATGATATACCCGAACAGCGAATCACGCGCACCGATTGATTAACTGCTGGACTTCTGATTCTGTGAGGACAGAATCAGCAACAGTTGGGTTATCAAGATATCCCTCAAAATCTGTGAAAAATGACCCAGATCCTAATTCGTAATAACCCGTTCCCATTGTTGATAAATCAAGATCGTGCGTTGTCGAGTTTTCAACTGATCCATCTATCAATATGCGGATTTCGTTACTATCGACGGTTACTGCTTGATGTTGATATGATGTTTCAGAGGGAGTGGTCGTTGCATTAATATTAACTTCTGTCCCGCCAACCTGAATAACAGCATTGTAATTGACTGTTGAACCGCTATCTCGTACGATAATTCGCTGTCCAAAGAAATTATCAGAGTCAACTACCCAAACTGGACCAGACAGCAGGTTCAATGACGTTGTTGGAATATTTTGAGGTTTGATAAATGTCGCAATTGACGCTTCATTTGCTGTTCCAACCCCCATCAAATCAACTGAGTTTTTGGATTCTATACCATCGTCGGTTCCATCAAAATACATTGACAGACTCCCACATCTGGCGTCTGTATCATATGCTGCTCCTGTTATGGTACCATCATTAGTTCCGACAGTATCAATTGCGGTTGATGTGTCGCTGTCGTCTTCAAAATCATATTGAGTGATTACGCTGTCGGGTATTTTAGGATTAACATCCACTGTAAATGAATAACTATCATTCTCTCCTTGCACAGTAACCGTGTACTCACCCGGCTCCGCATCCGACGTATCCCACGTTAATCTTGAATTGTACTTCTCTCCTTCGGACAGGGTTACACTGTCTGAATCAACTTTCCTTGTCATTGTTGTGTTATTGGTATTTTGTTATGATATACACGGACACCGAAGCAGTTACTCGGTCCTCCAGAGATCGAGGATTTCCGTCGTGTTTCGAAAAGTCCCTAACTCGATGTTCCCCGAGTCGTAACTTCCGTCCGTGATGAACTGTCCTGCTGATCCCGTCAGAGTCGTCAGCAGCTCTCCATCACGGTAATTAGAGGCAGAAGACGAACTGGCATCATGTATATCAATAGTGAAATCCCCGTTTGACTCGTGGAGAATATCAACCGCCATCCAGTCATCAATAATCACATTTGTCTCAGACGCGACGACTCCTGCGCCGTTAACCTCCAAAAACTCAACTCTATTATCGCTATACCCCATCTCAAACTGGTACCCTGTGGGGGTACTGTTCTCCCAACCGAACTTAACCCGTACAACTGGATTGTCCGACCCAGATCCATATTGTGGATTGATAAAGAAGGAGTGGGTTTTGCCGACCTGTGGATAATTCGGAAGGCCGCTCGAAGAGAGGATATTAGTACTACTGCCTGACGAATCGTATTTGAGAGAATATGTCCCGTCGAAAACGGGAGCGTTATTGTTGATATCGTATCCCCCAGTATCCCCGCTGAAGTGCGAGAGGTCGTCAGACTCCGGTTGTAAGATCGGACTGTCGGGTATTGCAAGTGGCGCGTCTGTAATCGCCTCTATCGTCTCTGTCTTCTGGCTGCCACTGTTCTCAGCGATGTAGTGCGCGTCGATTTTCTCTCCGAGTGTTGCTGTGTAGTCTGTCATTTTAGTTCACCCGAATGTCGCCGTTGTTGTAGAGATTGGAAACCTCTTGATCTGATAAACGCTTACTATAGACTCTCAGATCATCTAATTCGCCAGATAGATAATCAGTTAATGAGCCATTGTTGATACGGGAGCCGAATGCCATATCTTCTCCTTCAAATGAAACATCCTCCGACGAATTAAGACCGTCATCACTTTTTATATTAGTAGACACTGTTTCTCCGTCAATATAAAATTGAACATCTTGTCCCGGAGAGTCAACTGCAACAGTTATATGGTGATAGTTCCCATCTACATATCCCCCGTCTCCTGTAAATTCAACTTCCATAGTATTACTCGAATCGTCCTGAATGAACAGAAACAGTGAACCAGTTGATTGTGTATCTATTTCTGTTGCATTGATGAAGAACTGGAATCTGGGGTTGTTATCTCCTGTTGGAGTTATCCCAAATGGACATTGTATTGATGTGCCACTCGTCTTCACCCAAAATGCATACGTGGTTGGGTTATAATATGTTATGGGTGCGCGTAAGTTATCATCAGTTCCATCGAACGAGTATGCCTCTGCCGTGGCGTAAGTCTGATTCGCTCCCGTAACTCCAGTTGTCGCTCCGTTGATGGTTCCGTCGTTACTACCCCAAGTGTCAAGAGCAGTGCCAGAATCGGTATCTGCCGAGTCGAACGTCCACCTACTCACACCGCTATCAGGAATACCAATAGTCGCGCCTTGATTCGTAAGTGCAAATCCCGGTGGGATATTTTCACTTATATTACGAATAGAAGAACGGCTTCCACTTGATTTCAGTCCCATGCTTTATCGTTCATCTCCATCAACAGCAGTCACTCCTTCAACTGTGTCAACATTGTCAACTCTAATTCTCCGTGAACCTGAATTAATCATGACACGGTTAAACTGAGAGTGCCAATCAGAACTGAACGTAACATTTCCAGAATCATCAGTTAATTGAGTTGCAGCAATCCAACTGGTTCCACCATCATCACTGCATTCAATATACAATTCAGCATCAAAATTTGCATATATACCACTAATGATAGCTGCTCCAGTTTCTCCTGAAGAACCATCGAAGTATGCAATAGTTTCTGCTGAATCTGAAGTTACGTCAACAGTAGAGTCAGTACCAGCACCTCCAGTATCACCATTAACTGTAATAGTTTCTGAGCTAAAAGTAGAACCGACATTTGCTAGACGGACTCCTTCAACTGTTGTTCCACCAACATTTGTAGTGTCAACGTAGCTCGTACTATTTGCAGCTACACGGTCTAGTTCAACATTATTAGTATCATAAAGAACAACACTACCAGAGTCAATACTTTGTGTCTGAACAGAAACTTCACTACTGCTTGGAGTAACCGAAATTCCTGTTGCAATCGGACTAGTACCAGTTGACCAAGTTTGAATTTGGTTCGGGGTAAAAGGATCATTTCGTGCCATTTTTAGTCCATCTCAAATGTTAAGTCGCCCGCAAGAATTTTCACTTCGATTCCAGAGGGAGCAGAACCGCCATTTCCAAGCACAACAGTAGCAGTGTATGGCTCTTCTCCGGTGGCTCCTTGAGTATCATTCCAAAGAGCGCCATACGTCACATTACCCCAATCATTTTGAGTCGTTCCCCAATTAATATCTACATCATTAGTTAAAGTAGTAGGAGCAGAACCGGAAATGCTAATATCTGCTTCTGCTAACTGAACACGACTATAATCAGCAGCACTTACTTCATTAGAACCATCTGGTTCATTTCCTTCATCCGCAGTATGGAGTGAAACATATACTCCACCATTCGCAATATTATTCAAAACTGTACTTTCACGAGTTGAACTTAAGTCTGACATGTATTATCTAATTATTATAAGGCGTTAAACGAACTATATCTGCATAAGCAAATCCACCAGTAGTAGAATTTGTAGAATCCCATCCAATATAATTTCCATCAGCACTGGTATCATCAAAAGAAATAGTGGCTAATTCTGTACCATCATTGGGATCATATGCTTTAGCTGTAATAGTCGGATCTCCAAAAGAACATTCTACTATAATCCATTCTGATAGAGGCTTACCTGTATCAACTACATCAATAGCACCCGATTCTTTACTCAACATTAATCCTGTACCATATGAATTTCCTCTCAATCCCACCTGATAGCCGGGGCCTTGGTGATAAGCACTTGTATGTGCAAAACCAAATTCAAGACCGAATCCAATAGTATCAATCCGGCAAACAAAATGAAAAGTATCCCCACGATCAATCGTTGGCGTTAGTTGGTCTGTCCATATTCCTGTATTATTGAATTCAGATTCAAAACCACAGCTTCCTTCATAAACGGGAGAATTGACAATTTTCATTCCTTCTCCGCCAGAAGCAAGATCTTGATCAGCTTGATAAGGATCTAAATTGCACCTTTCAAAGTCTTCAATAACAACTTCACCGCCAAGACCTCTATCAGAAATAAATACAAAATTAGATTTATCACTATCACTTATATCATTATTGCTTTCTTTGACATAATCATTCTCTACTGGGTTTCCAACATCTATTGCTTCTCCCGACTCAAAAATATAATCTGAATCAACCATTATAGTAAGTAACCTGATATATTTCCTTGAATAAGATTTCTTGTATCAGAAGTTTTGGGAATATCAACAGACTCAATAACAATTTTTCCTGATATATCCTTGTAGTTTATATCATTCTGAGTATAATCATTATCAATTAAGTCCTTTATATCCTGCCTCTGACGTTCAATAGGCTTATTTTGACTATGAAGACTTTCAATTAAAACAATATCAATAGAAATAGATTTTGCTTGTATTTCTTGTCCAAAAAGAATGGTTTTGTCTTTGTCTACAAGATTAATTTCTTTCCATCCGCGACTTTCAGAACGATCAATATTTGTAACTACAGGAATTTCAACACTTCCAATAGTAGTTCCAGCACTCATGGTTCGTTTTCAGGATAGAATTGAGGCCACGGATGATATTTAGCCTCTATCTCAACTTCATTAATTATACGACTGTCAGAATTATCATCAAAATCAACATTCTCTATAAGCAGATGTCCCTTCCAATCACGATAGTTGAACGAATTTTCAATGGTTTCTTTCTTTGATAAATTCTTTATATGGCTTTTTTGTTCTTGAATTGAAAGCGAAGAAGAATGCAATTCTTGGTTAAGAAATCCAGTAATAATAATCGTAGGCCGTTCTGCTTCATGTTTAACTGCAACAGTTTGTGTGTTAGATGGTTGTATCTCAGAAACCTCTGATTCTTCAATAGGATTAACTCCTGCAACGATAGGTAACTCAATATTTCCTATTTCAACCATTTTTAACAAAACTCCGTCTGACATTTCCGTATGTATATATAGCCTGTGCAATATCGGAACTTGAAAAATTACTTGGAATAAAACCACAATAAACTTGTATTTCTTCACCAGACAAATTATCGAGAGAAAGACCCGAAGAAGACGAATTAAATGAACCTATATCTCTATCTCTTACAAGAATCAATTCTCGGCCAGAAGTATCAGTAGCCGAAATATAATGATTTTCTTGAGATTGGACTGCATCTAAGGCGAAATCAAAAGAAAAAGAAGAACGATCAAATACTTTGTATCCGATAAGTGGAAGTCCACGTTTAATCGAAGTCTGCTCACCCGAAATACTTTCACAAGAAATCTGTTGATTAGTATTTTCCACTGGAAAACCAGCAGTATGAGGATATGAAACAGAACCAATCTCGGACCATCCAGAATTGTAAATATAAATTGTAGATGTATCAGAAGAATATTCTGATTTTATTACCGAATTATTTAACTCAAATGTTGACTCTACTTCACTATTTGTTGAGTATCTGCGTTTACCTGAAGAAAAGAGACGACAAGGTGATCTTCTTTCAAACGAAAAATCAGAAAATTTCAACTTTATATTAGAATTTGAATATTCATAGTAGTCTACATCTCCATCTTCGGAAGTATACGTATAAGTAGGCGATAACGATGTACCAGACTCAGAAACATTTACAGATGAATCAATGGCTATTAATGAAGATTCTGGTACATTGAAATCATCATTATTAGGATAAGCAGACAAATCAAAGCCAACTGTATAATCTGAATAAGGTATAAATCTAAGAGATATTTCAGCCTCATCAAACATTTCAGAAGCAGTTTCAAAATAATCTACACTATCAACAAGAAGGAAACCTTCATTGGAAGCATCATCAATTGGAAATTCTGTACCATGTCTTTGAACCATGCCAAGAAGGCTGTCTTTTTGCTCAGAAAGTGTCTCTTTCCTACCGTGAATATTAGAATTAAGAAATACACTATATAATCCAGAATCTAATGCAGAATATAGCTTGTAAGATTGCGGATCTTCATCAACGAAGTTGGTATTTATAGTTGAAATATCTATTCCTGTGTCTTTATCAGAAATAACAGGAATGTCAATATCTCCTATCCAAACCATTATACTTCCTCTAAGAAAATTATATTGATTTCAACTTCTCTCACATCTCCTTGAATGTCTATTGTATCCGAAACAGACTCAACAGCAACGTGTCCTTTCCCATCAATGAAATCGACCGTATTCTGTTGAGGACTTTTGTTGAGAAGTTGATAAACATCGTTTACCTGCTCTTCAATAGTCTTACCTTGACTATGTTCGTCTTGCTTCAAAAAAGCTGAATATGAACCACTTTCAAAATCAGAACTTCTTTGATAAAATTCTGAAGTATCACGAAAGAAATTTTTGACTGCTGTATCTCTGTTAACTGAAGTATCCTTAGATACTAACAAAGGAATTTCGGCGTCTCCGATATGAAAGCTTTCTCTATATTTTTCGCCATCAATTCCAGTTACCTTATCTACAGAAACAGTGCCAAAACCAAAACCTTGCCCTTCGTTTCCGAAATTAAGCATACAGATAAGTTCTGGCGAAGAAGAATCTCCTTTGCCTTGGGATGCAGCAGATAAATTAAGCGTGCCTACTAAACTACTTGTTCCATCAGCAACTCCTTTTCCTTCTGCGAAAAATTCCTTTACAATTTGTTGTATTGCTTCTGAATAGTTATAGTCATAACCACTATCCAGTTCAATACCAGATTCTTCTTCAATGACACGCTCTTCAATAGGCATTCTAATCTATGACAAATTTCAGTTCTCCAGCTAAGAATCTTGCTTGCTCATCAGTATCAATAGATTTGGAATTAGAAACTTGATAAGAAGCAAGAGCATTTCCCCCAGTAAGACTATCCCACAAAGCAACATGGCTAATAGTCCCCCACGAAGAAGAAGCAGGATCAAATTCAACATCCACTCCATTTTCAAAACCATGACCATTACTGCTAACATCAGCAGGTGCAAGTGTAGTCCAATTACCAGAACCAAGTGCTTGCCGGTCGTAATTCGTAGCACTTAGCTCTGTACTTCCATCGGGACTTTCACCGGGATCAGCAGTATGCAAAGAAATATACAGTGGGTCTGGAGGAGTATCTGTAGTCACTCCTTGACTCATCCAGTCACGAAACTGAATTTCAGCATAATCAGTAAAGTCCGAAATAGTTAATCACCTTCATTATTTTGCTTTTTTCTCTTGTCGTTCCTGTCGTCTTTTTTCTTCTTTCTTTTCAAGATTCAATATCTTACTATGTTCTAAGTATCTCTCGTAAGGAAACTCCATTAATTCGTTGTATCCAATAGAAAATTCTTCCATTAATTTATGTTCAACATACTTATCGTATGACTCATCTCCACGGATAGCCTGTTTAATTTTCTTTATACGTTTTTCAGCAGGCAATGGAAGAATTTCATCAAGTATTCCGTTAGAGTCCCCTACTTCAACTTCTATCGTTTTGCCTTCTTCATCTCTTCCGCGCTCAACGACGTACCGACTCCTAACTCGTTGAAAAAACCGGAAGCATCAACACCACCAAGTGCTTCTTCGGCTTCTTGGCGAACTTCGCGGAAAGTGTCAGCAGGCATTTTCTCAAAGTCATCGGAATCAAATGCATAGTCAGCAGCAAGGGAAATAGTCTGACGAGTTTCAAGTAGACTCCGACGCCATTGAACCTCTTCAAATGCCTCAACACCTCCTTCATCAATAATTGCCTGAACAATTTCAGACTCGTTTTCAAGAGACTCAATGGAACGAAGTTTATCTTCATCCAGATAATCAAGAAGTAAGTCAGTCTGCATAGACTGAACTTTACGCACTGTTCCGAGAGTCGGATTGCCTGAAAGTTCATGCTTCTCTCCACCAAGTTCAAAACTGTATGTCATGTGTATTAAATCACCTAATTATTTACGCGGGCCACTTATATTCAAATCCGGGTAGTGGTGAACCCATGTATTCAAATAATTCTTCTGTCGTATCAGCATGGAAAACAGCAGATAAATCAATTCTGCCTTCTCTTGTTTTGTATTCTCTCCAATAATCAACACTACACTCAACTGAATCTTCAAAATACGAATTTATTTTGTCTTCATTTCCGGCTTCATTATTAAGAGATAATACAATATTACCTCTGATGCTTTCTTTCTTCATTGAATACGAACCATCGCAAACATACCAGTGTTTCAATGTAGTAGGCGTTAATTCAATTTCTTTAGGAAATACTTTATCTCCCGAAGAATACCAATCAGCATACTCAGATAATTGTTCTAAATTTCGAGTTGAAACGATATATTGGTCTGAATAATTTTCTTCATCAGCATCAGGCCGGAATCCTCTTTGTCGATTTTCTTCAGCCTTTTCTTTTGCTGTTGATTCCATACGCACACCAGTTGTCAAAATGCCAAAAATCTCATCAATGTATTTCAGATAATCTTCTTCACAAAGTATGATTCCAAATGAAGGATTTTTATCTGAATAGTCGATAAAACCATCACCCATCAAACAACCAGTTATAATTTCTTTTTGCTTATCCGTTAATTCTGGTTCACTACAAACATCACCTTTTGACCAATGTTGTCCAATATGCTTATATTTACCACAACCACGGGGGCAAAGAACTTCATGAGTCATATTGGAACTTAATCTTTAATAAACTTTAAGCTGTCGTCCAAGTAATAGATGAAGCCGGATCAGAACTTAAGGAATCAGCTACTAAATCGTCTGCTGTATATTCATACGGAGCGGTAGGGAAACGCACATCGCCAACTGTAAACGTTGTATTTCCAATCGTAAATTTGAAATCTTTTGCCGTGTAAGACCGAACATCCTGAAGAACATCGAAACTGTCATACGTGAAGTCCACGTCAACAGTAATTTCTCGGTCAACAGGAACTAGAGATGCAAGTTGAGTACCACGGTCAACATTCGGATCACGAACTTCTGCAATCTCGTTAGAGATGCTTAGTTCGACGCTCTGAACAGAACCATCCATCGGGTCGCCGCCCCAAGTTACATCACTAAGATTATCATACGACCACGGTTCTGTAGTGTCTTCAGTAGCGTGAGTACCCGAAGAATCAACATCAGCAGTCGATGAATCAGTTCCACTCCCGTCAGTTTCTCCATCGACCGTAATAGTCTCTGCCGTAACTGAAGTATCAGTATTAACTAACCGAACACCAGCAACATCGGTTCCACCAACATCCGCAGCAATATAACTCGTACTAGCTTCAACGCGAGCTAACTCGTTATCAGAGCCATCATAAAGAATAACTTCCCCTGTATCAATAGTGTCAGTAGTAACTCCAACACTGCTATCTGTTTCAGGACTAACAGGACTAGCTAACGCCGTAATTCCTGTATCTCCAACATAATCAATGTCCTTCCAATCATTTGCTCCAGCAAACATGAAAGAGCCTTCAACTTCAACAACTCCATCTTCTTCTACTGAAACAGTAACTTCTTCACCAACACCGCCTTTCAGTCGGCGGAATTCTTCAGGGTTAAGACTTTCATTAATCTCACCAAACTGAATTGAAGGAACATCATCACTAGTTCCACCAATACTTCCTGTGAAATATTTGAGAAAATCAAAACTACCCTGCGGATGATAAGTCAAATCACCCGAATACATTTCCCGAAGCTTGACATTGACTCGTTTTTCAAGTTTATTATCAGCATTATATTCGGGAAGATACGTAATACTTTCCGATTCAACTCCTTGGTCAGCCGACCAAGAATCAACAATTCCCGGCCAAATCCAATTTGTTTCCTCTGGAAGTTCAGTTGCAAAACTCGATTCCTCTGCATATTCAATCGGTTGGCTACCGACGACTACATCTTTTCCTGCCATTATTAAATCACCTTAGTTATAATTAATCGCGGATTGTCTCAAAAACTATATCGATAGAACGAGAGTATCGCAAATCTCCTTCTTGTTCACCGCTCTCGTTCAATTCAGTGAACCCATCAGTCTCTCTAAAAGACCAATCACCCAAAAATGGCTCGCCGGTTTCGGGGTCATGTTGGTCCCAACTATCTTCAACTACGTCTTCAATTTCGTCTATAAGAGTCTCAACAGAGCTATTAGATTCCCCAAAAACAACAAACTTCACAATAACTTCACGGAGACGAATATTCAAGTCAACAGATAACTCAAAATCATTTCCATTAATAATATCAATTGCCGCCCGTGGAAATTCATCTTCTGCTGAAGCAGGGACATTTTTACTCCAGATATTCGCAACAGAATATTCCGAATTAGTAGAAAATCCGTTGGGACCATCGCCAATTTCTGAACGAAGTAATAAAACAAGGCCCTCAAGTAAATCAGTGTTAGAATTATCTAAGTCTGACATTTATTTCACCCGGAACTTTTTAATCAGTCTCTGCAACTGTTCGCTGAGGCTCAAATGCAATGTTTCCTCATGACTTTTAGCAACTCCTTTTACATCATGTAGAATACCACTCGCAGGAAGGTCTGCTTTGGGAGAATTAACCATAACTTGATTAGGAAGCATTACAAATTTAGCGTGGTCAGCTTCATTGAGAATCCAAACTTCATCTTCATCAACTTGCATCATATACCAAGAAGATTGATATTCTCCGGTATCAACAGGAGAAGTATTCTCTAATTCATCTTTAATTTCTTTTCCGGCTTCTACTAAAGCCTCATTGGCTCTCGTCTGGCTTTGAGTCCCTAATGCAGTTAATCTTTCCGCAATTTCATCAGGACTATCGCCAATCATTTCTACTTCTATATCAGACATTAAGTTCCCCCCATAGCATAAACATAAATATAAGGGCCTTTTTCATTAATCTGATTAGTTGATTTCTCCTCAATATTCCACTTATAATCACCTTTAGGATATTCTACAGTATCGCCTTCATCTGCTATGTCTTCTGGGTGATACATAAGAGAGTCTGAAGATTCATCAAAACCATAATCCTGCATAATTTCGTCAGAATTAGAAGTATAAAGGCGGACTTTATATTCTTCAAAATTACTACTGTTCTCATTCTCGGAAAAGAAAACAGGGTCATCTGGATTATCTGGAGTCTGACTATCCTGATGATAAACTTTTACATAAACACCAAAATCAGCAATCATTTGCTCTGCTCCAGATTGAAGTAATGTCATTATCTATCAATTACCCAATTTTTCCGCAAATTAACTTTCCTATTCACTCCATCATGTTTAATTGTAACAACAGTGTTGGGAGTTTCTGCTGGACGGGTTGTTTCTATTTGCCGCAGTGTAAAATTAGTTCTTTCTTTAAGTTGTTCGAGATAACCATCAGGATCAATATAAGTTTCAAGCTCCCTATCTCTAATTCGTCTAAAAGCAAGCCACGCACTGAATGACCTTTCCGCTGTCATGGCAACAACAGCATTATCAAATGCTTCCTGATAACCATTCCCTTCCCGGACCTCCTTTGGAGAAATATCATTTAAAAGAGGAATTACAAATCTTTTAGCAGCTTGTTCAATAGTCCCGTCTGGTATCTTGGTTTCATCTATTTGAGCCAAAGCTTTCCGAACTTCAGCTATTAATTCCTCATCTGTAAGACTGGTATCCAAATCAGTCATTTATTGTATCCATTAAAAAATATTTGAAATCTATACCATCAAACCTTCAACTGCTATTTACTGAGTGATTTTAATAGCAGCTTCAGGCTCTTCAACATGCCAATTACGCATGGTCCACCACTGAATGATGTTAGCCTGTCGTTCAGGATCTTCATATTCCTCCGTGGAAATGTCTTCTTTGATAACTTCAACACCATATTCAGTCGTATCAAAGAAGTATCCTTCTGCGCTATCATCCGGCATAAGGCCGGAATTCTCAACCATAACATCAAGACCAGCAAAACGACCAATAGCTCCCTCTCGCGTAATTTCGTCTCCAAGTTCGGTTGCTCGCTGGAAGTTGTCGCTGTTCATAAGGACGCGCTCGCCCTCAGTATTAACAACCAGCATATCAGGACTAAGCTGCTCGTCTTTCATCAGCTTCTTGGCATAGCTCGCAAGAGCGAAGTCAAAACCGCTGGAGTCGCCAACATCTCCGGGGGCAACAGGACTCGAAGGATGCTGATTTCCAGTATCTGAAAGCGTATCGTAAGCGAGCTTGTTAATATACTCGTTAAATCGCTTGGCCGCTTTCTCGGTCTGCCGTGCAACAACATCAAAGATGCTGAACTGCGTGGCTTCCCAAGTGACTTTCACTTCAAAACCGTGTTTCTCAACAGTCACTTTCTGAGTCGTCTCACTCTCTTCAGTCCGGGGGAATTCACCTCCTTCCGAAACCCGTTCAGGCATCGACATGACCGACTCATCCTGCGGTAGTTCCATCGTTCGCGTGGGATGATCATCTGGCATTTGAATCGTCTCAAATACCTCATTCCACACAAGCGGGTAATCCCGCTCTTCATTAATCACGCGACGAATTCTCTGCTCAGTCAAAACATCCGTAGTAGTAACGTTCACCATATTTTATCACCTATAATTAATATCAAAATAACTTCAACTATTTACGTGCGGGTTGCAGCGATATAAAGATTATCAGCCGCAACAGCTTCCTCAATAACAACCGGCATACCCGGAGTCTCATCAGTATCGGCAACAACCTGATGTGCGCCAGAACCATCAGGTTCTAGACGGTCCCCCACAGACGCTCCACCGGGAACCTCATGGACAATCGGTAGCCGGTCCATATGAACTGCGTATTCATCATCAGACTGCTCCAACTCTTTCATAGCAATTCCAAGATAACTGGAATTACCGGCGGCGGCCTCTTGAATATCTCCACTAGCATCGAATTCAACAGCCATACCGGATTCAATAGTATTGCTACCAGCGGAGAGAGTGATGGTCTGACCATCTTCATACGCAATATCTCCCGCATCGAGATTCTGTTCTGCAAGTTCGCTCGGACTAACAGCACTAGGCATAATTATATCACCTTAAAATTATATTTATTCAAAAGCAGCTCCATCGGCTTCATCGGCTCTACGAACCTCGCCAAGACCGTTCTCTTCAATATCCTCTGCCAATTCCGACCAAACGCCCCCTCGTTTTTGGAAGGAATCAGCAGCAACCTGAGCCTTTTTAGAAAGCTCTTCAGACTCTCCACCATCACTTCCGCCTTCATTTCCTCCGGGAGACTGGAAACCAGCACCGGGATCTCCACTGTTGGGAGATGGTGAAGACTCTTCAGGCTCTAGAGAATCGACCTTCTCCTGAAGCTCTTCAAACTCAAACTTGTCACGGAAATCTTCAGCATCCATGACTTCGCTGTGTTGAGCAAGTTCTTCTGCATACGACTCAGCCATAGTATCAATCTTTTCAGACATTTCTTCAATCTTTTCTTCTTTTTCTTCAACCTCAGCCTGAAGTTCTTCAGTTTCGGACTCTTTCTCTTCAATCTCAGCCTGAAGTTCTTCAACGCGCTCTTCAGTTTCTTCAATGTTCGATTCAACTGCGAGAGTCAGTTCTTCGGGTTCAGCATCAGCAACGGTTGCTTCTGCTTCAAGTCGATTAAGAACCTCATCATCAATTTTGTCACTCATATTTAAAATCACCTAATTTTAACAAACAAAAACCGTCAATCATCCCCACTAACTCACTCAGGAGGAATCATCTATCAAGTTTTACTGCATAACCTTATTTAGCGGGCTATCCTGATCAGAAAGATAACTTTCTACAACTTCTTTAGTATCTCCCCGGCTCATACTATCTTTCTCATGTTGAGCCATTTTTTCCATCAACTTCTGCATTTCTTCTTCGTGCGCTCCAAGAGAATATCCAATCATTTTTGACATAGATTGAATATCGTTCATCTTATTCGGATTTATTGAACGGATGATTCCCATCGATTCATCCTTAGTCAAAGCAGAATAAGAAGACAACATCGAAGCCATTCTTCGTTCTTCTTGGCTCATTTCTTCATTATTAGACATTTCTTCTCCCGAAAGTTCTTCCACACTTTCTAAATCATCATTATCTGGTTCTTCAGGAAGAGAATCAAACGGGTTATATGCCCAATTCAAAAGACTAATAGCCCAATTAGAAGGACAACCAAAAGAACCGTCTCGTGGTTCTTCGGGTTCATTCTCTTCCACGTTCATCCTGTTTATAAAGCTGATAGTTTTATTTGCGTCTTGAATTTCGTCCGTTTCCCACTCGGGCTTTGGAGTTTCAAGAAGATTAAGATTCCTTTCAATAACTTCTTCCGGCTCCATTGATGCTTCACGCGAACATGAATTCCCACTCCATCTACGGAGTTCCGAAGCAGTCATGTTAACAGCATCAGACCAATCAGAATAAACCTCATCTAATTCTTCTTGATCTACCTCCAATTCTACAACTTCAACTGCATTATGCACCGATGAAGCAACCATCTCTTCTTCAACATCAGCATCAAATTCTTCATTTAGAAGCTCTCCTGCCATTCGGAAGGAAGAAGACATAGCAGATTGTGAAATATCCGCTGATTGGCCCCTTCCTCCACGAACTGCTTCAAGTGCCCCTCGATTCAGATTATTATTATCGGGATTAACAACAGGGAAGAACAGAATTTCATCAAAAGTTTCGCCTTCTGGATCGCCAAGGAGTGAATGAGATGCTAACTCATTCTTTTGCTCTTGAGTTAAATCATTGACTGTTTCAACGTCAGAAACGTCACCAGAGACACCCGAAAGGAAATTATCGAGTGTTTTTGAAACATCAGCCCAAGAAGAAGTTTCAGTTCCCGAATAATCAGGCATACTTGCCTGTGATAATTGCAATTCCTCCGAAGCAGAATTTTCTTCAGAAACGTTTTCGGGATTCCACTCATTTAACGTGGAAAATTTATGACCAACCATCGTATCAGTGGGACTCCAAGTTCCACCAGAATCATCATAGATTTGGATTAAGGCGGCTGGATCATCTTCATCAGCGGAGACACTAACATCTCCATCAATAGAAGCATCATAAGTCCCATCATCAGTCCAATCAACTATTTTACCATAAGCGGGACCATTGCTCGTATCCCAAGTAACAAAGTCATCTTCAGAAAATTTAGCCATCTCATCTCCTTTCATGTTCTTCAAAGCCTTCAAGAAGTCATCATGTGAGCCACATGGCATATACCATTCTTCGCCTTGAACAGTATGCTTATGTATCCCACCACAGGGGAAAGCTTGGGCCGCTCCTTGCGCTCCTTGCTTATCTTCAAACATCCACCGAGAAAAGTCATAATCTTCCGGTGTCTCTTGTAATTCCTCTTCTTCAGAACGATAATGATACTCTTGAACGCCCTCATCTTCCTCAAACGAAGCCTGAAGCTCTTCAGCAGAAAGTTCCGGGTGTTGCCCCGCTTCTAACTCATTACTCGGAGAAGCCCCCTTACGAACGATTGAGAGGTTCGGGAAATCGTGAATAGATTGAGGTGCTTTAATGCCTTCTATTTCATCAAATTCATTAGAATGAAGCAGTTTTGGACTTACATCAAGCCATCCTAACTCAATCTTCTCTTCTAACTCATCATCTTTGACGACGCCCTGATAAATAACACCTCTCCCGCTATCATATTGAGCATCGGTAACTTCACCGACTTTTTCATATGCATCTTGGTTTTCGTGATTGACAACAATATCTTTTCCGTCCAAAAGATGAGCAGATTCTTCAAGAACTTCAGGACGCCAAAGTTTCCGCTCACCGGACTTGGCCCCAAGGGTCACGTCATTGTCTCCCAATGCAACACCATGAACAATCAATAGACCTTCATCAGTCCGGTTATCATCGGAAAGATAACCAGTTCCAGAAATTCCTCTATTTTTAGCTGTAACAGACATAATTAACTTTCTCTCTCATCTTTTTGTTTCCTATCTTCTTCCGAAGACGCTGGAGGACGGGTAAAGTCAGTTCCCGAAGCACCAACATTATCTTCATTGCTATTGTTTCCATCGGGGACATTATCTTCTCCATTTCCAGCTTTCTTCTTTGCTTCCTCAACAAGATTTAGATGTTCGGGGTCTTCTCCAATATGGAATCCATCAAATTCATCAACATCATATCCCAATTCTTCAACCTTTTGTTCAATAACAGGTTGCCATTCATTCTCAATTTCATTTCGCGCTTCCGAAATTTGATTCTCAAGTCGCTGTTCTTGAGAACGACTGACAAACTGATTTACATCTGATTCCCAAGCACCAATACTATACTTTGGCATGGGCATTTCCGAAATAATCCAGTTAATATCAAAATCAAGGAATTCTTCAATCGGAGCAACTTCACCCGAAACAGTGTCAATTGACATATCTCCTTGGACACCCTGCTTCATTCCGGGTTCAAATTCATCTTGAGAATGTTGATTCATAAACTGCTGAATCTCACTTGGTTCCCAAGGCTCTTCTTCAGAACCAAATTGGAATAACTGGAACGGATGAGCAAGCGATTCAATAGCCTTATCGTTATCATCAAGCTTTTTCAAAAGAGCTTGCAGTCGATCTTCAACAGCGGTAATACGAGATTCGCCAAATATTTGTCCAACATCAGAATCCCTCGTTAACTTAATAACACTATCGCGTGTGAATGGGATATAATACCCCTCATTCTCTCCAGTAATAACTTCATCTAACTGAACATATGCAGCGACTTCGTTATCATCATTTGTATAAAAACTTCTTTGCGAATTCAAACGAGAAATGAAACTGTTTTCTGTTCGTTCATATTCCTCATAATCGTAATCAGGAGGGAGTAAAACAGTCTGTCCGGGTTTAGTAAAAGCACGAACAGTTTCAGGACGCATTAACTTGAAACCATAGAGATTATCATCTTCCGTTTCAACCTTTTCAGCTAATGCAGTCCCCTTAACTTCTCGTTGAATAGTGGCTTTTTTCAAAAGCATTGAGAAGTCTTTGTCGATTTCGCCATCGACAATAGCACAGTTGGAAAGCCAACTCTCAATATCCTCTTTCAACTCTTCATTATCGGAATCAATGTAATATCCCGGTGCAATGACTTCTGAAGCAAAAGAGCGAATTGGCTGTCGAATAAGTGGAATTTCCTGATATAATTGCCAATAATCCTGCAATTTTTGTCTATCGGGATAATGCTTATCTCTTCCATTCTCGCTGACAATCTGACTATGCCGGGTTGAAAGACTCGGGAATCTATCAATAGAACGGGAATCAGGACTGCCTGTTGCTCGCTGTAATTCCTCTACTACTATATTCCCCGCCCGTGATAATGATTCCCTAATTCCCATAATTTAGAAAGTGAAAGCTCTTTTATTTTTATTATTGTTGCTGTCGTTTGTACTCCGGCCAAACGTATACATCTGCGTTTGACGTTCAACAAAGGACTCTCCACTCATAGCTGCAACTGCTAAGACATACGAATCTGCAAAGTCATCATGCTCTCCACTTGGAGCATGAATCTTCTTATTTCCTCGTTCAGTCATTTCATACTCAATCGAGCGGAGTTGACTTTTGAGAGATTCATGGTCTGGAATACTGATTTTATCTTTCTGCATTTTATTCTTAGCAGTTTGATAAATAGATTCCTTACTGCGAAGAGTAGTTCGGAATCCTTCAACCGGGGAAAATTCTTGTTCAAATCTATCAACTGTGCCTTCCCCGATTCCATTTTCTTCCATGTATCCAAAGAGATAATTCCTATCATCTCTTTTAACAAGATTCCTGATTTCGCCTTCTAATTCAGGAACAGTGTTCTCTTCCAAAGACTTTATATCGAAAACATTGCCTTCTGTGTCAATTGTAGTGATGACAGCACTATCATCTCCCCCAGTAGCAGGATCTACTCCCATATAACAATCTCTCCCCTGCCTGTCGGGATACAAGACATTTTCATCATCAGGCAACTCAGCCGCCCATTCAAGGCAACGATTAATGTCTTTATTGCTGAAGAATGCGTTCTTTTTCTCGCTAAAGAGTCCAAGAACTTCGCGTTCAAACTCAATACTTGTCATGTCACGACGCCATTCTTCAACCTGCCGTGAAGAAATTTCAGGATTCTCCATTGAGGCAACGCGCTGAGAATACCAATAATCATCTTCTTCAAACTTCTTATAAAGATAACCCTCTTTTCCCCAAGGAGTTGACCCCAAAACAAACTGGCCATTCGTAGTCGCAAGCATCGGACTAATAACACTCGTGAATACTCCGCGTTCAATGAATGCCGCTTCATCTACAAATGCGGAGTCAATAGTCAAACCACGAATAGTTTCTTCTAACGCGGGAACCGCTTGTATCCAACTTCCATTGGTTCCCTCCATACGCATTTTTTGGACAGTCTTCAAACCATATTCATCTTCATTGCGAAGCCAATGTTTAATTTCTCCCTTGACTTTACGCATGAAGTTTTTCGCCTGTCGCTTTGTTGGTGCAACAAGGAGAATACGGCGGTTGGGATACATTGTAAATTCATGTAGAGCCAACCAAGCCATCATAGTCGTCTTGCCACACTGACGACCTGCTACGATGACTTTTCTATCATCTTCCGAATCCAAGAACTTTTTCTGATATTCATATGGGGAAACATCGGCTTTTGATGAAGGATCATCGAGGACTTTATCAACGAATAGCGAAGGCTTCTCTCGAAGCTTCTGCACCATCTTCTTCGATAATCCTTGTTTCATAATTAACTTTCCATATCGCTTGAGAGCGATTCAATGAGAGATTCAGCAGCTTCCTCGGTCTTACTATTATCTTCATCAAAAATACCCAAATCCTTAGCAGAAAGACGTGCTTCTCGGCTAAGGCGATCTTTAGTCACAAAAAGGGTATTTTCTTGGGTTTCTGTAATTTCCCCATATTCCTCATGAACACCAACAGTATTTTCTTGAGTCATTCCCTTCTTTGCAATATATCCATCAGCCCTGTCTTTCTGATGAATATCAACTGCAATTTGCCTGCACTTTTTAACCATAGAATGATCGTCTTCAGTATATCTAGACTTTTCAAGCAAATCGTCAGCAACTACATCAATGAAGTTTTTATCGTGTTTTGCAAGAGATTGATAGTATTCTGATTTATGAAGGCCATGTTTCTCATTCGTATTTGGCTCATAATCGCTTTTATCATCATCGGTATGATAACCACATTTGCCATCAGAATAAACGCCATCATTATCGCAGACGCCATCTTTACTTTTGAATGGCTCTCCGCACTCTTCAATCTCTTCCTCAGACATAATAAGCTAAGAATTAATCGGGAAATTCGTTCGCTGCTTCAAAATAAACAATCCGATCATATCCAATGTGATGACACTTTCGGCCATCATCAATATGAATTACTTGTTTGCCATCATCAAATTCAACGCCCGGATTGTCACGAAGGCCAATATACTCTTCATCTTCGTCTCCCACGATAGATTCGTGTTCTTCAACGACAAGATGAAGTTCTCCATGTTTCTCCAGTTGCTCTTTAACAAATTCAATATCCATTGTCATTCTACAATATCTTCATCAGCACTTTCTGTTTTCACTTCATCCAAAGCGTGCGAAACTGCTTCCTCAAAAACAAGTTCTTCACGGTCTTGATAACGGGGAAGTCTTTTATTATCCTTTACGTATTCAAGCAGTTCATCTCTATCATGCTCAATATCTTTTTCATCCAAATGCGAAGAGAGACGATGAGCGATTTTAACCATTTTTTTATCGTCAATAGGACGGATTCGTGCGTCCTGCCAATCTACTGCGCCACACTGACAATATGGCTTGTGTGCATTTGGACGACCAGACTCTTTGAAATCATCGAAGTATTCAAACTCAACATCTTCTTGATACTCTGTAACGGAAGATGCTAAATCATTTACTGTAGCGAAGTGTTCGCGGATCTTCCGGTAACAAGAATTACAAATATTGCTATCTCGTTCGATATGCGTAACAAAAGTTGAATCTTTATTTTCTTCGTCGTACAAGAAATCTGGTTTTTGGTACATAAATTATAATTATAGACTCTACCCCGTTTTCCGCCGTCATGCCACCAATCTCAAGCAGTGCAAAATGCAGTAGCCTTTACGGTGACGCGAACAACGTTTTGAGGTTTTGACCTGTCTTCTTGTTTACCCATTATACGCCGGGGTATATAAACCTTTTGCTTTAGTCTTTAATTGATAAGCTTTCACAATGTAAATTAGTAATTACTACAACTTCCAAGTCGGATTTGTTCAAAAGATTCAATTGGATTATCTTCTGTTGCATACCAAAAAGCAGCAGTTTCTCCGCCATCAGAACCAGATTGTTCAGCGAAAGTAGAAGGCGGAGCAGTGCTTCCTGTCATAATAATTGGGACTTCATCTGCAATCGTCTCCCACTTGATAGAATGATAATGCGAACGAAGTCCCACATCAAAACCATTCTCTCTCGTATACCAATCCAAAGCACGCCGAATTCCGCTAGAAGTTCCAATATGCTTGAGATAATTTTCACCATGCCGAGTGAAATATTCCCAACCACGAATGTCAAAACTCAAATAACCACCAGAATGAGCTTTTTCAAATCTAATATTATCTGCATCGGAATAACTTAATGCTGTTTCAACGAAATCATATAGCATCATATCAGCATTCGTTGTGCTTTCTCGATCAATATTACCGTGATTGCCGGGGACAGCATAAACTTCAACGGATTCAAACTCACAGGAAAGCATTAAAATCTGTTCAATGTAAGTATTTCCTGCTTTCCGAAGTTGATCACGAAGATTATCTTCTTGTTCATGCCGCTGTCCCGGAAACACCCCTTCGCCGTCTAGGTGGTCGCCGTTAAGGATTAACACAACATCTTCAACATCTTCACGTTGATTAGCATCATTTACTGCTCGTTCAAAATATTCTGTTATAGCTTCTCTTGCCTCTTCAGCAGAATAATATTCAACAGTCGGACGTTCTTTAATCACAGCACCAACATGAGAGTCACTGTGTGGTAAAACTAAAGTAGATTTGCCTTCAGTACGTTCAGTGACATTCAAAACAGGTTGGCTATTTGAAAGTGCTTCTTTAACTTCCTTTTCGAGTTTAGTTAATGCATTATGAACATCTTTTGTATTCTGAGCCTTATCGTAAATATCCTCTCGGAATGGTTCAAGCTCTTCCTCCGCTCTTCCATTAGAAGGTTGATCAGTTTTAGTATATGCATCCTGTGAGTTTTCTTTGTGTCCCGAGGGTAATTCCTCATCCTCTTCCAAAGAACCATCAGAAACACACCATACGCCATCAGAATCTCGCTCAAACTCAACAGGAGTGTCTTCTTCAATTGCATCCATCCTATATCGCACAGAACGTCGTGAAATATCAAGATGGTCAGCAATATTTTTTCGGGTTTCTGGAAGACAATCATAAACCGCCTGTTGTTTTGACGTAATATTAGGAGAATCGGTCATATGTTACCTCAGTTGCCTTAGCATTAGGCAATATCACTTAAGTATCTTTCGTTTCCCGTTAATAAGCAAATAAAACTTTCCTACATAGTTTTTGTTACTAAATATGATTTATATTTCCTTTCTAATTAGTAAAGTTTATATCCGTAGCTGTCGTAGGCGGTGCTGTGCGGTATTAGTTGTAGTTGAGTATATTATAGTATACTAGTATAGTTGAGTATATTCAACCATACTCCTGTACTTGATTATACTCTCTTATTAGTATAGTTGATTATAAGAGATTCATAACTCTTTTATACTGGAATAACTATACTATTTAATAGATTAGAGGAAATATGGAACTAAACGATATTTCTGGTATTGGACCTAGTGTTGAAGAGTCTTTAAACGATAATGGTTTTGAAAGTATAGATGATGTTATTGATTCATCTATAGAGGAACTTAGTGAAGTTAAAGGTATTAGTTCTTCTAGAGCAGAGAAGATTAAACGAAGAGCAGAACAAAGTACAGTTATATTCCAAACTAGTGAAGACGTAGAAGAAGAATATAATTCATACAATAAAGTAAGTACAGGAATTGATTCACTAGATAATGTTATTGAAGGAGGATGGGAACAGGAATCAGTAGTATCTATTTATGGAGATAGTTCTACTGGTAAAACTCAAATGTGTATGCAAGCATTAGCTGAAGCAGTAAGACAAACAGATAATAAAGCAGTATACATTGAGACTGAGAAGAATAGATATAGACCAGATAGGATTAAGAATATCTGTAATGGTTTCGATGATACTAGTTACGAGGAAATCAATAATAAGATTATCAGAGTTAAAGCACATGATCTAGAACTACAGCTTAGTTCGTATACAAAAGTAGTAGAAGAGCTAGAAGATGTTTCTCTTGTTGTTGTAGACTCTCTAGTTAAGAACTTCAGACTATCAGAACAGTTTGAAGATAGGAGTGATTATGGTAAGAGAGGAAGGATTATGAGTAAACATCTAAAAGCTATGGAGAATATGGCTGAACAACTAGAATGTCCTGTTTTATTTACGAATCAGGTATACGAAAACCCTGATAGTGGTGGTCCATATAGCAAGATTGAGAAGATTCAATATGGTGGAAAGAAGATCCAGTATGTTTCTCAGTACTCTATATTCATGGAAGAAGGAGCAGGTGATACGTTTGTTTGTAATGTAGAATCACATCCGTCTACTGGAGATAATCAGATTAATATTATTATTGATGAAGATGGAATCGAAGAAGTGAACGCAAGTTAATCAAGAACGTAACCCTTTTATTCTACCCCGACGAACGGTAGGATGTAATCATGGTCGAAGTGACTGAAGATACGGTAGAGCAGCTACAGAATATCGCTGAAGACAAAGAACTGCCTTTCGATGAAGTGAAAGAGAGCTTCAAGGAGAAGTTTGAGGAGGTTAACGAGCGGTCGAGTGGCGTTGATGATGAAATGGTTGAGAAGCTGGCTCTTCGTCAGTTCCGAACAGAGAGTCTTGCAGACAATCGCGTTCCAACAGATCAGGTTGAAATGCTGACCATTGGTGGAGATGTGCGTGAAACTTCCAATGGCGACATGTTCTTCGGATCGGCAATTGTCGATGAGAATCCTGAAGATGATAGCAGTCCTGCTTCGCTTGGATCTGTGCGTGTTTTTGATGAAGAACTTGCACATAAAATCTATGAAGCATTCGATCACGTTGGCAATGTCGTTTCCGGAGACTTTGCAATTTCGGATGGAGAACTTCGCGGTCACGTTGAAGTAAGCGATGGAGATGATACTGAGTTTGAAGTTCACCGACCTGATGATCGAACTGAACTAATTAACGAGATTCGTGATCTTGTTCCTGAAGTTACCATTGAAAATATCGCGGATAATATCACTTCGCAAACACGCGGAGATGACGGTAACATGTATCAGGTTTCTTCAGATATTTATCGAATTCAGGCTGACATTTTCGATGGGTATAAGAATCCTGACACTGGAACCGGAATCTACACACTCCGCGATGATAGTGTCTTCGATGAAGAAGATGTTGTTGAGTCGCCTGTGTTTGACGAGGAAAATGCAAACGAGAATGCAACTCCGGGACTCACTTGCTTCTTTGATCCAGAAAAGATGGAATGGGGTTCGGGGTCTGTTGTTGAATTCTTCGGAACGGTTCAGAAGAATGATGATGGTATTATCAACTTCAGTGCTGATGGTGCTGTCCCAATTCTTCCGAATGAAGATGGATTCGATGGATATACTGATAGCGAGGAAGAAGAAGGCCCTGATCGAACACAGTCCAGTTCGAGCAATGTAGACCGCACTCAAATTTAAGGAAAATTATGAATTTTGAAAGTGTCGAAACTGAAAAACTAACTCATTTTCAGCCCGAAGAAGCGCATTATTATGGTTCGTCTCCAGTAGAGACGGTCAGAGAAGATTTAGAAAAGTTGAATGAACAGCAAAGATTCATGGCAGAAAGTGTTTCGATAGGATTTGCTCAAGGTGAAGAAATCGATATTGATGCTGAAGTACCATGTATCAACATGGAAGAAGTAACGATTGATGCTGATGATTTAGTTCAGGAATTAGAAGAAACAGACGAGGAAGATGAAGTTAATTTCGTGGAAGAGAACAGCTTAATGGTGGGATATTGATATGAATCTATTTACAAAGACAAAGTATGTTTATTTCGGTGCTATTGTACTTGCACTCTTGAGCGCACTAGTTTCATCGATGGTTGTTTGGAATATTGCACCTCAGATTGGTGGAGCATTGTGGCCTTATATCCGGTTTTCCCTTTCATTGCTTACTGCAATTATAGTTGGTAAAGTAGTGGCTGTTGTTTCGCTTTACGCGGCTTCATTTTACTTCATCGATCAATTATTCACGTTTGGGAATGCAGATGATCCGTGGGGTGATGCAGAGGTGGAAAGTATCATGGACAAATTTGAAGAAGACGAGTAGAACAGAACACTTATTAACGCGAACGAACTACTCATTTTTGCATGGGATGGACTGATGATGATGATATTGAACAAGAAGAACAGCAGTCAGAAGAAGTTGAAGAAACAAGTCAAGAAAACGAAACTATGACAGAAGAGAATGATGAAGTAGACCTTTCTAATCTCGCACCGGGCGCTGTTGACGTTCAGGAAGCAGCAGAACAAGAACATCAGTGGAAAGTCATGTGGTGGGGCGATGAAGGCGTTGGAAAAAGTCACGCTTGCTACACTTTCCCTGAACCAATCTGCTATATCGATACTGAGCATAAAGCAGATGATATTGCCCATAAATTCTCTGATAAAACGGTTCAGATTTGGCAGCCAAATGACTTCGATGAAGCAGTAGATGCTCGGGATGAAGCTCTCGCTTATCTTTCAGAGTATGAATCGCAAACGGGCGACCGTGGGACTATTGTAGTCGATTCTATGTCAGATATGTGGCAGTGGGCGCAGCATAAATATATTGACAAGTATAAGAAAAACGTTGATCCTGAAGATGTTCAGCTTTCACTCGATGATTGGGGTCCAATTAAGAAAATCCACAATGACGGATTCCGACAGCCGTTTGAGCGGAGTGATTATCACGTTGCATGGACTGCTACTCGGAAAGATGACCTTGGCCGGAAGCTAGAAGAGAGCATGGATGCTACACCGGACAAACCGGGTGGCGAAGGTGATAATGTTTACAAGGTCAACTCTATTGTTCGTCTCCGGACTGATGATAGAGGAATTCCGTTTGGCGACTTGCAGAAAAGTGGCATTCTCCGATTTAAGTATCTTGGTCTAACTCGTCCGACTTTCCAGAAGCATAAAGAAGTTGTCAATCATATTAGCGAGATTGAACAGAATGGTGCGGAAACTGTGGAAGAAGTTGAAGAAGCTTATAGTCTCGATTACGATCTTGATGGATTTACTGAAGCTAACACCATGGGGTTCGTACAATGACAACGGAAATCACGGAAGCCTTCCAAGATAAAATTCTTGATGCTCTTAATGAGTCTTTGGGAAAATTATCTGAACAATTAGATGAAATGGAAGAAACTTCAGACGTAGAGTTTATACAACAAGATACCCTAAACGTGAATGACTATGAGTGAAACTGATTCACGTCATCCAAAATGTTTCATGCCGGAGTGTATTGGAACAATGGAAGATGAACTACGTACAGTACGCGACGATGGAAAAACAATTTACATGTGCGAATCTTGCCTAGATGATGGATGGCGGATGCATGTGGAGGTCTTAGATTAATGAGTGAAACTGAACTACTTGGACGATTTGAAACAACGATGGATAATATGCAGAAGCTTCTTCGATGGGCTTCTGCTCCTTTTGATGAACGGTATGATCAAGCATATCTGAATCTCGCTGAAAACGAAATCCGAACAGTTGCAAATGCAGGTCAAGCAGTTGTTGCATATTGTGATTTCACTAAACCATTCATTCAAGAAATTGAACTTCATGATGAAGTTGATGGCGAAGCAGGAATGCAGTCTCTTCTGAAAGTTCCACAAACTCAGAGTTATCTACAGTTTGTTGGTGGCGAGAAGCTGGAAGTTGAGTTTCATGGCATTCCGGGAGAAGATAATAAAGCAGACAAGATGGTCCTCGATGGAGATTTGAGAGCCGAAATCTATCTTCCTTCCTCTGATTCTGACTACGAATCAAAGCAGCTACAGGTCGTTCAGGTTTACGATGAAGATAATCAGTGGATTAAAAACGATGGAGAGCCACTGGAGACTTCTTTCACAACCCGAGTTAACGAGTTTGAGCGAATTATTGATGTAGTTTCATTCGATTCGTTCGCACTTGCAAATTATCCTGTTGTTGTTCGGGAAGGAGAATTCCTTCTCGATGCAGCAGATGAAAATGAACGTGATAGTGTTCGTGGAGAACTATATGCAGATGATGTTGAAGGTCCGGATGTAGATAATTCGTATTCGCGTGGCTTTGAAGAATTGTTCGGAAATATTGCAGGTGAAATTGAAATCGGAGTTGAAGATGATGGACCTATTTCGATTGTCCGAGAGAGTAACGATGATGCTGTAACGCTTCGCTATTCGGTTCTGCCAGCAGTTGATTCATAAATGGACACAGCTTCCGAGTTGCTTTACAACGGCTTCCCGCGATCTGTTGCAGCGGCAGAGGGCGGTGAGTTAATTCAGCATTATGTTCATAGTTGGAGTGAATGGGAGGTTTTTGTAGAGCATAATAAACCTGATAAGAATCTCTATTGCAACATCGCTCGGATGAGGCAAGACATGCGCCCTGTTGTTTCTACTTTCCCATTTGACTTCGATTCCCCTTTGAAAGACAGTGCGTTTGAAGAAGGGACAACAGATGGAGATAAGATCAGGCGTATGCGTGAAGATGCTGATTTAGCTTACGAAATACTTGGCGATGTTTGGGAAGATACTCAGTCGCTTGTTCGTGGTTGCCAAGAAGAAAATGTTCCTGTTATAACAGTATTCTCTGGTCTTGGCGTTCACGCACACCTTCTTTATCAAGAACAAGTTAATCCAACTGAACAGAAAGTTACTACTTCTAAACATTTTGTAGAGAAGTGTGACTTGACTACTTGGGATAGGAAAATACTTCCAGATACGAAACGTATCCTCCGTATTCCCAACAGTCAGAGAATCGATCAGAAAGGTCCAGCAGGCGCGTGGTGCATTCCTATGACAGAAGCGGAAGTGTTGAACAATTCTCTGATTGATATGCTTGAACGTTGTTCTGAGCCTAAAACTATTCCATTCCATAATAGATATAAGCCGGAAAATAGACCAAGAATGCAGGTTTATGATGATGTTGAAATGGAAGAAGACTCGGTTGGGACAGTCGATCTTGAGCAGAGAGATATTAGCTCAGAAGTTTCGGATAATGTTGAATATATTGTGAGAACATATATTCCATTGCCCTGCGTTTCTGAAAGATTCCTACGTAGTAATCCAGATCATCAGATTCGATTTAGTGGAGTAGTAATGCTATACCAGAGTGGTTTTACACCTTCAGAAGTGCGTGATATTGTTCGGGAAATAGGTTGGATTGATTATGATCCAAAGATCACGAAGAAAATGACAGAACAAATATGGAGTCGTCGCTATTCTGAGTTGAGTTGCAGTAAGCTTCAGTCTCTTGGCCTTTGTGTGATGGGTCCAGATTTTGAAGAGTTTGGAGATGAACCAAGCGATTGCGAAACGTACCGATATACATCAGGAGAGGCACTATACCCTTATGAGTAATAGAAAATTCAGAGCAGTAATCCTCAAAGAAGAAGCACCGTACCACTTAGACCAAACGTTAGCAGATGATTTCTCTACGATGGATATTACACTTGATCTGTCGTTAAGAGAAGAAGATTTACCTGAAACTATTGGAATTGTGAGAGACAGTTGGTATAATAATCACATCGTTGTTGAAGCAGAAATATTTGAAGAGAGTATTGCAGAGAGGTTGTCCGAAGGAGAACTTTCTATTTGTCCGACAATTATTAAGGAAATCGGTGAAGAAAATGATATGATAGAAGGTTTTGATTTATTCATTGCACCGGAAGCGCATGATAAAGTTGTTGGCGGAATAGAAGAAATCTAAACGAAACTCTTTTTATTAACCACCGATTACGGTTGGTTGCCGTGTCAGAAAAAGCTTGCAAGGCTATGAAACCATTTGGAACCATAGCTACAGGCGCGGTGGAACTTAGTGTTGCGGAAGGGAATGATCCCTCCCTGAAGGGGTATGACGCTTCCGTTAATACATTTTTTGCGGGGGTAGCCAAGCTAGGAAACAGCGATGCACTTAAGATGCATTCCCTTAGGGGTCCATGCGTTCAAATCGCATCCCCCGCACTTTGGACACGTAGTTTAGTCTGGATAAAACCTCTGGCTTCTAACCAGAAGATCAAGTGTTCAAATCACTTCGTGTCCGTTCGGGTCCGTAGCTAAGTCTGGTAAAGCGACCTGCTCATAACGGGTTGATTCCGGCGTTCAAATCGCCGTGGACCCATAACGTAACTCTTTTATTTCCGCTTGAAGTAAATAGACTGTATGAAAGCGACTGATATTCCTTGGACAGAAAAGTACCGCCCAGATACTCTTGATGGTGTTGTCGGAAATCAAGATTCAGTTGACCGGATGAAGAAGTATGTCAATGATGGTGGAATGACAAATCTTCTTCTTTATGGTCCGGCAGGTACGGGGAAGACGACTGCTGCGATTGCACTTGCTAAGGAAATCTATGGCGATGATTGGGAAGCTAACTTCATCGAAAAGAATGCTTCTGATGATCGAGGAATCGATGTAGTGCGTGACGAAATTAAGTCAGTTGCACAACAATCTACTGCTGGTGAATATCCATTCAAAATCATCTTCCTTGATGAGAGTGACAACCTTACGAAAGATGCTCAGTCAGCACTACGTCGAACGATGGAGACTTATTCTGACCAGACACGGTTCATTCTCAATGCGAATTATCACAATAAACTGATTGATCCGATTCAATCTCGTTGCTCACTATTCCCATTCAAACGCCTTGAAGATAGTGAAATTCGACAGATTCTTACGAAGATTGCACGGGGCGAAGGCTTTGAGTGGGAAGTTGAAGCGTTTGATGAGATTATCGATTACGTGAAGGGAGACGCACGGAGAGCAGTTCACACGCTTCAGATGAGCGTTCAGGATGGAGAAGTGACTGCTGGTAATCTTGAGTTTGTTAACCTGCAAGCTTCACAAGAAGATATTCAGGAGATGCTTGAGTTGGCTTTGAATGGAGAAATTGAAGAAGCTATGGATATGAATATCCGAGATGTTCAGCCACAGGTCACGGATCATTCCCAGTTCTGTAAAGATGTAATGACTGCTCTGAAGAAAACTGATGAGATTAATAAAGATGTTCGTTGGTATATGATGGGGCAAGTCGGTGATATGGAACGGAATATTCTGGAAGGAGCAAGTCCTACTGTTCAGACTAATTCTTTCATTGCAAAGCTTCCTGTCGCCCAGTACTCTTCAATTCCAAATTATGAGTGAACTGAATAATCCAATGCGTTTCAGTATGCGGAATAGGACTATTGACATAGATAATTATCTCCATCATTCAGATTTTCCTGAAAAGAAAGTTACTGATATAAGTATAGTACCGTCTGAAGGAAATATCTATGTTCATTGGGAGGAAGAATGACAAGTAAGAGAATTACAGAAGAAGAACTTATTCAAGAGCTTCACCGACTGCATGAGAAAATTAATGGCCGTAGTCCGAGGATGAAAGATATGACTGATAACGGAAAGTATTCGTTTTATACTTATCGTGATAGATTCGGAAATTGGAATGATGCATTGGAAGAAGCTGGTATAAAAACTAACCGGCAACTGCACGTTCCAAAAAGCGATGCAATAAAAGATATAAAGAAAGTATCTGAAGAATATTGCAATGGCGAGAGTCCGACTACTGTTGATATGGAAGAGCATGGTAAATATTCTGAGGCGGTATATTGTCGTAAATTCGATTGGAGAAAGATTTTAAATGAAGCTGGTTTTAGATCGGGATATGAAATAAGCCGAGAAAAATTGAAGTTAGAATTGAAAAAACTAGCAAAGCAACTCGACAAAACTCCCTCTTCTAGAGATATGAAGTATGAAGGCAAGTATACTCCTTCGCCTTACCGTAGAGAGTTTGGAAGTTGGAATAATGCTTTAAAAGATTGTGGTTATGAACCTATCGGTTATGTTTCTGGAAAAGAACATCCAAATTGGAAAGAAGATAGCTTGTCCGATGAAGAAAGTAGAAAGCTTGATAGATGGTCAAAAAGAGTAAAAAGGAGAGATGAATATGAATGCCAAGATTGTGAATCTCCACGTTCGGATGTGAGAGTTGCCCATCACATAAAAAGAAGAAAAAATCGCCCCGATTTAATGTTTGATGAAGATAATGGGATAACATTGTGTCCAGATTGCCATGCTGAAAGGCATGAAGGAGATACTGTTTATAATTCTCTCAAAACAATAGCTGAAAAACTATCAAAATCAAGCTATGAGGAGGTTTATCATGGAAATTGAAGAACTAAGTGCATCTGGCGTTAAAAAATATATTTCATGCGAAAAGCAATATTATCTACATTATTTATCTAATGTTCCAGAACCAGTTGAGTTTGAAGAACCCCGTCATTTTGCCACTGGGAATTGTGTTCACGATACTTTAGAAGAAGTTCTACAGAATTATGATATATCTCCCGTAGAAAAAGACTTTTATAATATTTTGGTCAATGAGAGCAGTAATTTTGAAAAAGATAATCAAGATAATGATAAAGTAGATAATTGTCTCCAGACTGCTTCTCGATGGATAACTTCCTTCGTTAAAGAAATAAAACACGTTGAAGAAAAGTGGTCTATGAATCGTGATGGTATCAAGTACAAGGGCCTTGCTGATCTGATTGCTGATGTTGAGCAAGATGGAGAACTATATGAAAATACTGTTGTAGACTGGAAGACAGGTTCGGTGAATGAAGAGTGGAAAGAGCGAATTCAGGGTGGAATGTATGCGGAAATGCATAAAGAAATTTATGGTGAATATCCTGAAGCTATTGTATTCGTTTATTTAGATGAAGAAACACAGTCTTTTCATCCACGCATTACAGATGGGGAAGTATTCTGGAATGCGAAAGAAAATAAGTATTGGACTGAAATCGAAGAATGGAAAGGCAAAATTCTCCAGTCAGAAGCTTTAGGTGAATGGGAAGCGAAACCTGAGCAGTCACAATGTTTCTTCTGTGATTATAAGCATTATTGTCGTGATAGTCCAATAGGTGCAGAAAATGTTGGGACCAATGAAATTCAGATGGGTGATTTTCTATGATAGAAAAGGAAATACCAGATGAAGAAGAAAGGTTTTGTATAGGTTGTTCAACAGAAGATGAAAGTTTAAAAGAAAGAGAAACTTTACAGAAACCTGTTGCGATTAAAATCCGTTGGGGTAGTAGAGGTTGCTTTGGTTCTCATAGAGATGCAAAGTGGAAATGGAAATGCTTAGAGTGCGGGGAGGTGCAATACTAATGGGAAAAACGCTTGAACCCGACGTATTAGAAATCAACGGTGAGTTGTATAGAATTACAGAAGATCCGTGGACTGGTGATTTTTGTGTTGATTCTCCAGAAGAATTAACTCAAGGGCAATATTTCCTGACCAAACAAGGAGCTATCAATTATTGCTTGTATAAATCGGGAATGGTTAATAAAGATGAAGTTGAGTATGAATTTGCTCCTGATAGAACTTCAGCATAAACGTAAGTCTTAAACGTCTTGTTTTCTTTTATACATGCATGGAAGGTCAACCTCAAGAACCACGCCCCCCCGAAACGAAGGAAGTTAATGTGAATGTTGCCGGTACTTTTGTCGGACTTATTTTATTCATTGCACTTGTTTGGTCAATGTATACTGGTGAGATGAGTTTTGCATATCTCAATGCAGGACTCCTTGCCACGCTTGCTATTGCCAATCATGTTGTTAACATGATGTATAAATAGAATATGAGTGATGCACCAAAGGACAATTGGCGTCCAGCAGAGAAGAAACCTATCCAAGTTGAATTCCGTGGACCTTATTACACACCCGATGAAGTTGAAACTATCGAAGGTGATTTTGAAGTAGATAGAGAATATCTTAATGAACACGGCGGTTATGTCATAATCAAGGGAATCGAAGGTGAAAAGTATCCGTGTGCTTTGGATATATTCAGAGAGTCATATGGAATGCCGGAGGAATCAAAATGCTTGGAAGAGTGACATGGTGTGACTACTGTATCGATGATTATTTCGGTGTACTTGTTCGGTTATCAGCAAGGTTAGAAGATGGCAGTCGTTGGAATGGTTATGTTGCAGGGACAGAACCCTACATCTTTGCACCTGAAGATGAACCAGTTCCAGATAAATACTACATCGAGAGAACAGAGTCCGGTTATGAATCTCTCTTCGATCATAAGCTTCAGAAGATAGTCACACGCACGCCTAAACAGGCTGGTGGACTCACCGACGAGTTTTCTTGGTCCGGTGAAGGTGATGTTCCATATTATCGAAGAGTAGCTATTCACGATGGTCTGAGTGGCTATGTAGATATTCCTGAAGAGTATAATGAAAAACGCAAGGATCTACCAGTAGTTCATATTGATGATATTGATGTAGAACCAGATTATAACGATACTATTGAGCCACGAATCTCCATTGCTGACATTGAGGTTCATGTTCCTGAAAATGGCACATTTGAGGAAATGCAGAAGAAAGCAAATGAACCAATCAATGTTATCTGTTCATATGATACATATGAAGAGAAGTACACTGTCTTCTATTATGATAAGTACGGTGGATTGGATTCGGGGAGTATTCGTGATAAAATAGAGGAACAGCTTGCGGGTGCAGGAAAACAATGGCAGAATATGAGGAAACATATTGAGAAGGATATTGAATTAGTGATTTCTGATTCCGAGGCTGCTATGTTGAATGAGTATGAGCAGTATATTAGTGAAAGAGACTTTGATCTTGTTTCAGGTTGGAATTATGTAGATTTCGACCGAGAATATATTCGTAAACGGATGAAAGTTCTTTATGAAGATGATGAAAATATCCATCCGTCATGGCTATCTCCTTTCGATGTGATTTCAGATTCTCGGAATGAAAATAGAAGAATTCCGGGTAGAGCGCCATTTGATATGCTGGAAGGGTTTTGCGATAAATTGACTTTCAGCAATTGGCGTTCTCGATCATTAGAATATGTAGCCAATGAAGAGCTTGGCATCGGGAAGATAGAGGATGTTCAAATTAATGATGATTGGGAGAATAATGCTTCCCGATTGATTGCGTATAATATCGTTGACGTTATTCTCACTGTGGCGCTTGATGATGAAAACGATATTCATAACTTTTTCTATGAAATGGCTGACGTTGCCTCTATTCCGATTTATGATGTTTTCTATGAGAAGAGAATCGTTGATGGAATTGTTCTCAGTTGGCGGAATGAAGATGAAATTCTTCCAACAGCAGATGAAAGTGAACTGGTAGATAATGCAGGCGGTTATGTAGCTAATGCAATTCAGGGGAGGAAACAAGATGTGGGTGTTTCTGATCTTAAAAGTCTCTATCCTTCTGTAATAATTACGTGGAATCTTTCCACTGAAACAGTTGCGGAAACTCCAGAAGACTTCGATGAGTATGTAAAAATTCCTAAAGTTCCTGAGCCAAAGAATGTGGATGGAAAAATTCATGAACATTTTATGGATTGGGACTGGTTGTATGCTTCCCTTGATCAAGAAGGTCTTATCCCAAGAGTCAGTAAGAAACTGTTCAAAAAACGGAATTATGAGAAAGAGCAGATGTATGCTGCTCCAGATGGCTCTCAAGAACAGAAAAAGTGGGATAGGAAGCAAGGAGCTACAAAGGTTATCATGAATTCGATCTACGGCAACCTCTCTTCCAAATATTTTCGTCTTTCTAATGAGTACCTTGGCGATGCTGTTACTTCAACTGCAAGATATACACTTTGGAAAGGAGAGCAAACTATCGACCGTCTTGGATATGAACACATCTACTCAGACACAGACAGTCACTTTATTCAATTAACAAGAGACACTTTGGAAGGGCAGGTTGAAGAGTTGAAAGAAATCTCTGCCAAAATGGATTCGGATGCTTCGGAAATCGCTCAAGAAATTGGAATTGAGGGTAAGCATCCCTATCTTGTTGATGAAGATTTGCATGGTGATGAATATACTTGCTTATTATGGGAACCAGAAGCCATTTTCAATTCTTTTCTTCAATTGGGTAAAAAGAAAAGATACGCTGGAAACTTGGGGTGGGAATTATGAAATACTATTGTGAAAATTGTGATTATTCAACAGATACAGAAAGAGGTTTAAATATTCATGTTGGCAGAAAACATGGCAAACCAGTAGAAAAATGCGAAGAATGCAAAGAACAATTTGAAACATCCCCATCAAACAATAGAAAGTTTTGCTCCGATGAATGCTACCGTACTTATCAAGAAAGAACAAAAGAAAATAAAGAAGCAAAATGCGAAGTTTGCGGTAAATATTTTGAATATCATCCATCTGCATATGTTGGACGTTTTTGCTCAAAAAAGTGTCAATATAAAGGCAATTCTGCTCCATCTGGACAAGAACACTGGAATTATAAAAAAGAGATAACAAAACAGTGTAAGAATTGCGATGGGGAGTTTAATGTCAAGCCTCATAAGTCTCATCAAGAATTCTGTAGCTCAGAGTGTGTCGGTAGGTATGGTGAGTGGGAGAAACCGGGGAGAAGTAAGGTTGACAGAATCAAGAAAGACTGCCATGTATGCGGAGAAGAAGTTATTCGTTTACCTTCAAATATTACTTCTGATGAGGAACGTGTGTTTTGTTCTGAACGGTGTCGTGGTAAGTGGGTTTCAAAAAGTGATATATTCAACGCATCATCTGTTTATGTAAAGGAAACAAATAGAACTGTAGCATCTGGTTGGGAGGCGAAAGTAGACCGAATTCTACATGAAAGTATTTTTGAATACGAATATGAATCAAAAACATTCACCATTGGCGATGAAAGAAATTATACACCGGATTTCATAGTTGAAGATGATATTGTCATAGAAGTCAAAGGACAAGCATCTGATTATTCATATGAACGTTCTTCTCTATTTTTACAAGAGTATGGTGAAGATTGGTTATATATCGTTGTTGGTACTGAAATGGATAGTCACATTCATATATCTTGGAGTAATCATTCAAAGTTACCGGAGGTGTTGAAGAATGCCATATAAAAAAGAAGGGTTTGTGGGAAAGTTTTACGATGAACCTAAAATAAAAATTAAGGGTTTTGAAAACCAACGCTCGGATAGTCCACCTGTCACTGCCGAACTTCAAGAAAAGATTATTGAGATGATTCTTACGAATGAAGATTTTGTAACTGTTTCTAAATATATAGAGTCTGTCATCGAAGAAATTGATATTGAAAGTGATAATGTCGAAAGGTTTGCACTACCGGGGTCGTTAAATAGAGATTTGGAAGATTATACAAATACACAAATAACAAGAGGAGCAAGATATTCTAATGAACATCTCGATAAAGAGTTTGGCGAAGGCGATGATCCATTCGTTTACATGGTCGATGATACTCCAGCAGGATTACCACAGACTGATGTAGTGGCTCTTGAATGGGATGATGATATTCCTGAAGGGTTTGAGTTGAATAAAGAAGCAATCATTGAGAGAGGCATTAAGAAACCAATTGATTCCATTATCAATGAAATGGATTGGGAATTTAATGAAATTCGCTCTGGGAAGAGACAAAAGAAAAAAGACCTAAGTACAGGCGGCTCCAATCCTTTTGCATGAGATTCCTTGGTAAAATTCTCGATTTGATTTGGTTAGGTTCAGATAATAGTCAGATTTCTGAAACTTCATCAGAAGATCCAAGAAAAAAGAAGAAAGATGATAATGATGTTTCTATCGCTCATTTTGAAGATAAGGGTGGAATTTATTTAGTAGCTTTTGATTGGGATATTACAAGGGTTGAAGAATTTGTGAATAATGGCTTCTTCGATACATGGGAAAGAGAAATGGAAAATACAGGCGTGTTTTTAATGTCTGGAAACATGGGTAAAGACGGAGATGTTGAAGTAGTCAAAACATCTGTTTCAGAAGTATTCAAAACTGAAGAAGATGAGTGAAGAAATCATCGGTCATGTCATTGATAAGAAAGATGAAAATACTTTGACTCTCAAGAATCTTCAAAATGAAGTTTTTGAAATAGAAATTCCAGATATATTTCACTATTCGGTTGGAGATGCTGTTCCTGAAGGTCACGATTATAGTAGAAAATGCAAACAGTGTAGAAATGAGCAGATGTATGATTCTAAGAATGATGAATGGTATTGTCCTTTAGGCCATGACAATTGAATGGGATAATAAGTGGGTTGATGTGGGTTATGTTAAAAGCAGAGATAGTATAAGACAGACTACCAAAGTATGTTTAGAAGGCGAAGATGAAGATAAGTATGTTACATGGACAGATGAATTCTTAGAGTCAAGCGAAGACTTTAAAATTTTAGGAGATATGGTGCAAGATGCGAGAGTATACAAGAAGACAACAGTAGGACCGTTTTGCTTAGAATGTGAAACAGATGCGTTTTATGATAATAAATCAGAAGAATATTATTGTCCTCACTGTGAAGAATAATGTTTATAAGTATAGACGTTTTCATATAGAACATGGGTAACGAATCGCTGGTGGATAAGTATAAACCTCAAAATTTTGATAATATTTCTGGTCATCCTTCAGCTATCAAGTCGATCAGAAAATGGGGAGAAGACTGGTCACAAGGAGACAGACCATTGCTTCTCCATGGCCCTGCGGGAACTGGTAAAACAAGTACAGCAGAAGTAACCGCGAATGAAATGGATTGGGAGTATATCGAAGTCAATGCTTCTTCTAATAGACGCACGGAAGACATTGAACGCCTTGCTCAACAGATGCGTTCTAAGGGTGAAAGGCTGACACTCTATACACTTGATGAAGTTGATTCGATTGACGGACGTTCCCTTCAGGTTCTTTACTCAGTCTTAGAGGATTCACCTAATCCAGTTATTTGCACTGCAAACGAACTGTGGAAGGTTCCCGATGGTCTTGAGAATAGATGTAAGAAACATAAGTTCAATCTTCGCAACGATTCAATCAAGAGTCATTTGCGAGACATAGTTGAGCAAGAAGATATTAGTATTTCAAGTCGTCAACTTGGACAGCTTGCAACCAGAAATGGTATTCGGGATGCACTAAATGATTTGCAGGAATACGTGGAATCTGATGGTCAAACCGATTGGGATGAACGAGATACAGATGATTCGCCATTTGCTGTAACTCGGAGGCTTCTTCTCAATAAAGACTATCTCGGTGATATGACTCCAGATGATATGGTTGCTTTCCTGAATGAAAATACTAAGAATGAATTTGATGGAGTTGAAGCAATGCGTGCCTATCAAGCACTTGGAGAAGCAGATAAGTGGTTAGGTCATGTTAATCGAAATCAGGATTATTCGTGGTGGAGGTATGCTGGTTCTATTTCAGAAGAAGTGTCTAATCTCCGTTTGACAGAGCCATACAATGATTGGGTTAATGTGAATTACCCAAGCGAGAGACGAAATTATACTCCGAAAGCTACTTCAGATAATAAGGAAGCACAGTTTTACCGAGAACTTAAAAATGAACAAGGATATTCGGGGAGTTTTGATTTCGGTGAATTTAGAGAAGTTATTCTCCCATTGCTGAAATCTCTCAATAGTGAACAAAAGAAACGACTTGCATTATCTCATTCTCTATCTGAAAATTCAATGGAAGTCATTGATTTAGATCCTTCCGATTTTGAAGATTGGGAAATGCAAGAAAGTGTAGATGATTCTTCTAATAGCAATCTTTCTGATTTCATAGATGATGATGAAACAGAAGAAGACGAGAAAGGACTTTTTGATTATTAAATAAATCCGAAAGGTATTTAAGTAAGGGTAGATAAAAGAAAGTAAGCAGTACAAAAACTGCACTCCCAATAAAAATGACAATCACAGATGTTACCCTTGGAATGAATCAGCAGTCAACTAGCTTTGGGCCATTTGCTTATGGTTCTCATGCAGGTACTCCGGTTGTCGATTTCTCTGTTTCCGAAAGTGATTCAAATCAACTAGAAATCCGTTCTATTGATAGTCTTCTTGAAAGTTATAATTGGAAACGGAAGCTAAGTTCGGGCTTTGCACGTATTCAGTTTAATGCTGAAAACGTATTCAAAGAGCAGCACGCAGAAGGCATTTCAGAACTTTCCCGTCTTATTAATGCCAGATTTGTTGATTTTGAAGTCAATCGTGGAGAGTTAGGAACTATGCCACCTCGGGAAGTTAAGAATGTTGCAGACTTTTATAGTGTGTTTGTTCCCGGTGACTATGACTTTGATGAAGATGTGATGGAATTTTTCTCAAATCAGGCAAATTCATTCGGGAGTGCTGAGTTTATCTTCAAGATCGATAGCTCCACTGATGACCAATATGTGAATCAGATTGTTAATGAATACAATCTCTACGATTCAGATGTATGGCTGTTCCCGAAAGGATGGAAAGCCGAAACTGTCTCTGAGAGGTTTGATTATGCTGAAGGCTTCGCAAAGTCAAATGCTTGGAATGTATCTCCACGTATGGGCATTATGTCTCAAGCTTCTGAAGAAATTAAAGAAGTTCGAGAAGAGGATGAGTAAAAACGTAACACAGATTCTTGAGTGGGAAGCCAGCGATGGAGTGATGCGTTCTCTATTGATTGTTGAGGATTTAGATTTGCCGAAGTCTGATGTGAAGCGGAAGACTATTGAAATTTCTGAGTACAATTCGTCAACTGATGAATGGGAAACTGGAGATACGATAGACAGTGTTGAAGAACTTGAATCCTTTGGAATTCCTGAAAGTCTCGTTGATTAAGCTACTTATTTTCGGAACGCTTTTAATTGTCAAGGCTCTACATCAGATAAGTATCGCATATGGGACTATTACCAGATCATAAGATTGCAAGAGAATTGGCATACGGAGAACTTGAAGTTGAACCAGTAAACTTGGAAGAACAACTTCAACCTGCTAGCTTGGATGTTCGTTTAGGAAAACATTTCAAACAATTCAATCCTGAAAATGGAAGAATTATTGACGTAGACGAGGGGGTTGAATCAATGATTGAAGAGAAACTCAATGAAAATGATGAAATAGTCATTTATCCGGGTGATTTTTTCCTTGCTGATACAAAGGAATCTTTCAGCATCCCCGATGATATTCTTGGAGAATTAACTGGGCGATCTTCTGTTGCTCGCTTGGGCATAACCGTACATCAGACCGCCGGAATATTCGATCCGGGCTTCTCTGCCCCTTCTGGTGTTTTAGAAATTACTAATGTTGGAAATAGACCAGTAAAACTTAAACCGGGAATGCGTATTGCTCAGATGACTTTTAACAAACTTGATGGTTCAGCAAACAATCCATATAATTCAGAAGACAACAAGTACCAAGGTCAAGAAGGTGCTACGGAAAGCAGAATAGACAATGACTTCTGAAACAAGAGAAATCATTGCTGAGGCACTTTCTGAAGATATGCCTCTTGAGATGTTGATGAAACAGAAAGAAAAGACTCAGGACAGCAATATGGTTGAAGTAATTAATGAAGAATTGTCAGAGCGTCACAAATGTCCTGAATGCTCTAATGATATGATGTTCGATGAAGATAAGAAAGAAATCTATTGTCCACTTGGGCACCATTCACATTCTGTATGAGCAATTATACTAAGGGAGCAAAAGGTGAAAGAGAATTATTATCTCTTTTTTATGAGGAAGGATTTGTGGGGTTTCGCGCCCCTTCTTCTGGAAGTACAACCGAGAGAGAACTACCTGATGTTCTTGTAGGAAATGGAGAATTAGTTTTTGCAATTGAAGTAAAAAGGAGCGGCGGAGACTATGAATATCTCGATGAATATGAAATAGAAGATTTGCATTATTTTGCTGAAGCATTTGGAGCAGAGCCATTTATTGCAGTGAGATTTGATTATGGTGATTGGTTCTTGTTTGAAGACCATGAACTACATCAAACAGATGGTGGACGGTATCGAATCAAGAAAGAAAACGTTGATAAAGGTAAAACGATAAGTGATATTGTATGAACGCAATGCCGGAAGAAATGATCAAAGAAATTGAACAGGCTGATGGACAAGACACTATTTATCTTTCCGGTCCTATTCGGAAAGCAACAGATAATGGAAAGAAGTGGAGAGAATCAATAATTGAGGATTATTCCGATGAATTTGATTTCATTAATCCGCTTGATGAATATAGCCCCGAAACACATGAAATCTTGAGTGACCCAATTGATTTTAACCCCGAAAGTGAGAAAGAGCAGGTTCTCCCCCAAGAATATATCTTTACTGATAAGATGAATATTCAGGAATCAGATTACGTGTTTGTTGGACTCTCTGAAGTTATTTCTCGGGGTACTGACATGGAAATTTTATATTCCTATACAAACGATATTCCTGTTTTCGTTTGGACAATGAATGGACAGAAAGATTCTGGATGGGTGCGTTATCATGCAGAGTTTACAAATAGTGACCGAGATGCAGTTATGGAGGAAATTAGAAATTATGAATGATTATGATGGAAAGTTAGTCGCAATTGAAGGGCTAGATGGTGCTGGCGGTACGACTTTAATTGATAAACTTAAAGAAGAGTATTCAGATAACGATGACTTCGTTTTCACTAAAGAACCATCAGACCTCTATTACGGTAAACGTGTTAGAGAGCGTCTTAGCATGGAAAATGATGCATCCCCCGCTGATTTCTTCGCTTTCCTTGCTGATCGTTATCAGCATTGCGATGAAGTGATTGAACCAGCACTTGAAGATGGTAAGACAGTCATTACAGATAGGTACGCTCTCTCAACATACGCATACCAGTCTAAAGTTCTCGATGAAGAATTAGGAATCATTGATCCGACTAAGTATATTGATGAAATGACGTATCATTTCACAATTGAACCTGATGTATATCTTTATCTTTCCGTTGATGTAGCTACTTCTATTGAAAGAAGTCAAGGCGATGAAAAATATGAGATGCCGGAAAAACTTAAAGAAGCAAAACGCATTTACGATTATAAATATGAAGAGAAAGAAAATGTCATAAGAATTCCCGGAACTTGGGATGAAGAGGCCGTCTTTGAAGAAGCAAAGATTTGGATTGAAGGGCAGCTATGACTGAAATGGAGTTGACTGTTACAATAGAGGAAGATGATGTGGTCAAATTTAACGATACCTTTTGGAGAATCGATTCTCTGACCGAGCCAATGGGGGATAAAGTAGATATGATTCCGATGAATGTTGGTGAACTTCGTTGTCTTCATAAAGATGATATTGAAGAAAGAATTAAACTCTCTGGACAATTCCATCTGATTAAAAAAGATTATCAGAACGTGATTGATTACTGAATCGTAACTGTTTTAAGTCGGTCTAACGAATTACATCCATATGGAATCAAGAGAAAAAGAGTTGTTCCCACACCCCTCGTTTCGGGAGAAACAATTTGAAACACTGCAAGCGTGTCTGGATGCGTTTGATAATGGAGCAAAGAATGTCGTTCTCGATGCTCCTGTAGGAACAGGCAAATCGGGACTCTGTACTGCACTTCTTCGCTATGCTGATAATGGTTACTACACGACACCACAGAAGTCACTCCGCCAACAAATTCAGGATGATGATGCATTGGAACCACACGTTGAAGATTTGAAGGCGAGGAAAGATTATTTCTGCAATGCAGGAAACGATAACTGCAAAGACTGTTCCGTATATCAGTCGCAAGACCGTTCCTGTGCAGAGCAAAATGCTCCCCCATGCAATTACTGGAGACGTAAACAAACTGTAATGAATTCTGATATTTCAGTTATTACGTTTGCTATGATGATTATTGATGGGATGATTCCGACTGAAGTGAATGGAATGCAGGTATCCTTCGATGATCGAGATATGGTTGTCGTTGATGAAGCTCATGGTTTGGTTGAGCAAACCCGTGAAATGCACGCGGGGTTTGACGTTACTCCTTACGGTATTCCCGGTCACGTTTTCCAGAACGTTACGAAATCTGTTTCTTGGGAAGCGAACCGATATAAAGATGTTGAGAGCGAACTAAATACACTTCTACGCCGACTTAATGATTTCGTTCGTGATGTTCCGCAAATGGAAATGAGCGATGCTGAAGAGCGTTGTAGCCGTCTTAAAAATAAAATCAAGCAGGCGAAAGAAGACGTAGAAAATGACCGACCTTGGGTTGTTGATGTTGAAGGTAAGAATTACGGTGGAGAGTATGTCAAGACACTTGAAATGAGGCCAATATACGTCGGCAACTTCCTCAAAAATTTCGTTTGGGAAAGAGCCAATAAGAGAGTCATTTCAACTGCTACTCTCCGACACCGGAATAATCCTGATATTTGGCTAAAGCAGGTTGGTCTTGATCCCGATGAAACGAAAGTAATCAGTGTTGGGATGACCTTTCCTCCAGAGAATAGACCAGTTATTAAAGACCGCATGGTTGATTCATTTAGTGATGGTGGCTGTGCAGATAATTGGAATGAGGTAATGCACACACTGAATGATATTTCTAAGAAGCATGTTGGAAAGAAAGGAATTTGTCATACAGCAAGTTATAATAGAGCCAAAAAAGTAGAAGAGACTGCTGATGATGAAAAACATCCTTATCTTAAAGAGAATGTGTATGTCCATACACGCGATGAAGATGCTGAAGTAGCAGTCGAAAATTGGCAAGATAGTGATCTGGACATGATGCTAAGTCCGAGTATGATGGAAGGTATTTCTTTGGATGGTGATATGGGAGAATATAATATCTTGATGAAAGTTCCGTATCCGCAAATAGATAGTGCAACAGAATTTCTTTTGGAAAATCGAAGTTTCGGTTGGAATGAATACTTTGATAGAGCAGCTATTCGTGTTGCTCAAGCGTATGGCCGAACCAATCGAAGTAAGGAAGACAAGTCTAACTTCTATATTCTCGATGAAGATTATGAGAAGTTGAAGAAAAAAGCAACCTTGCCAGAGTGGATTCTACAGGGGGAAGAATATCCAGAAGTAGCGACAAGGAGCGTTTTTGATTACTAAAATGATTGAAACACTAACAGCGATTGGCGTTGCATTGTTATTTGGAATAGGGCTGTCGATGACAGTTTTAGGACTGACTTTGTTTTACAAAGTTTATATTAGTTCTCAAAATTATGATTCGCCGCTGGTAATTCTACTGATTGCGTTCTTTTCTCTCTGGTTTGGAACAAGTTGTTTGTTCTTTGTCATTGCCTAACAAATACGTAAGTCTTTTAACCGTGTGTCTCTAACACACGGATGCATTATGGCAGAGAAAGTCAGCGCACTGACGAATTTGGATACAATCAACGAGAAGCACCAAGATGAAATTCCAGAAGGTCTTCGTGATTCCCATTCGTTTGAATGGTATCTTGAAGAGCTTTCTGCAAGTCCACGAATCGCCCGAAATGCACATCAGCGACTTTCGGATATGTTCCGTCACTACGGAACTGAATACGATGAAGAACGCGGTGTTGTCGAATACAAGCTAGCCAGCGAAGATCCGCTCAATGATGGAGATAATATCTTCTACGGGCGCGATGTTCACGAATCTATCCACGAATTTGTGAACAAAGTTCATTCTGCTTCCCGTGGTTTGGGGCCAGAAAAACGAATCAAACTTCTCCTTGGTCCGGTTGGTTCTGGTAAGTCTGATTTCGACCGGCAGGTTCGGACTTACTTTGAAGATTATACACGGCAAGAAGCAGGTCGAATGTATACCTTCCAGTGGACCAATCTCTGCGAAGTTATTGAAGACCAAGATCCTTCGGATGATACGGTGCGTTCGGCTATGAATCAAGACCCTGTAGTTCTTCTTCCAGAGAGTCAGAGAGAAGAAATCTTTGAAGCTCTCAATGAAGAAATTGATGCAGATTACTACATCGAAAACAAGCAGTCCCTTGACCCACGGAGTGAATTTTTCATGGATAAACTGCTTGACTACTACGATGATGATCTTCAGGCAGTCCTGAATAATCACATTGAAGTCGTCCGTTTCGTTGCAAGTGAGAACCGGCGGGAAGGAGTTGAAACCTTTGAGCCAAAGGACAAGAAGAATCAGGATGAAACCGAACTTACTGGAGATGTTAACTATTCCAAAATTGCAGTTTACGGTGAATCTGATCCGCGTGCGTTTGACTATTCTGGTGCTTTCTGTAATGCCAACCGTGGAATTTTCAGTGGAGAAGAGCTTCTAAAACTCCAGAAAGAATTCCTCTATGACTTCCTCCACGCTACTCAAGAACAGACGATCAAGCCGAAAAATAATCCACGTATTGATATTGACCAAGTAATTGTTGGTCGAACCAATATGCCGGAGTACCGGGAGAAGACTGGTAACGAAAAGATGGAAGCGTTCAACGACCGAACCAAACGTATCGACTTCCCATACGTTTTGGAGTATTCAGAAGAGGCTAAGATTTACGAGAAGATGCTGAACAACTCTTCTGTTGGTGAAGTTCATGTTGAACCTCATACGCTTGAGATGGCAGGACTGTTCGGAGTTATGACCCGACTTGAAGAGCCGGGTGCAGAAAATATCACTCTGCTTCAGAAAGCAAAAGCGTACAACGGTGAAGAGAGTGATGTTGGTGATATTGACATTGAAAAACTCCGTGAAGAGACTGATGAAGAAGGACTGCACGGTGTCTCTGCTCGATTCATCGGAGATGAAATTGCAGAATCTATTGTCTCTCAACTGCATGATGATTCCAATTCGCTTTCGGCGCTAACCGTATTCAACCATCTCGAAAATAACATCGAGAATCACGGTTCGATTGCTGATGAAAACCTGACTGAATACAATCGGTATATCGAAGAGACAAAGGAAGAGTTTGAAGAGCGAGCTATTGAAGATGTTCGCCATGCCCTCGCATACAATACTGATGAAATCGAAGAGCAGGGCGAGAAGTACATGGATCACGTCATGGCTTACATCGATGATGATAAAGTCGAAGACGAAATCACGGGTGATATGGTTGATCCTGATGAACAGTTCATGCGTTCTGTTGAAGAACAATTAGAAATCCCCCGTGACCGTAAGAACGACTTCCGGCAAGAAATCTCTAATTGGGTCAGTCGGAAAGCGCGGAAAGGTGAATCATTTAGCCCGACCGATAATGACCGACTTCTCCGTGCGCTTGAACGCAAGCTATGGTCGGATAAGAAGCATAATATTAACTTTTCCGCTCTCATTAAATCGGATGATGATGACGAAAACCGCGACGATTGGATTTCTGCTCTCAAAGACCGTGGTTATTCGGAAGAAGGAGCAGAAGAAGTTCTTGAATACGCAGGAGCGAAAGTTGCCAAAGAAGAAATGAATTAAGATAACCCATGTCAAAAAATTTTATCGAGAAAGCGTCTGAAGAAGCCTCGTTACAGGCAGATGATACCATGTCATTGAAGTCGTTCCTTGAGTACGCTGAGGAAAATACAACGAGCGTGGTTGATTCAGTCACGTATCTGCTAAGGGCGATTGAACATTTCGGTACTCGTACCATCTTTGAAGATGGAGAAGAAAAGGAGAGGTACGTGTTCTTTGATGATCCGTATGAAGATGGGGAACACGCTATTCTTGGAAACACAGAGCAGTTGAACGAGCTTGTTGATGAATTACGTCGCCGTGCATCCGAGGAAGGGGAGAATAATAAAATCATTTGGTTCCTTGGACCTACGGCTTCTGGTAAGTCGGAATTGAAGAGATGTATTATCAACGGACTCCGTGGCTTTGCAGAAAGCGATGAAGGTGCAAAGTATACACTTGAATGGACTTTAGATGAGTCTTCAGCAAGTAGTCGAATGTCCTATGGTTCTGAAGATAATTCTATCTCTAAAGAATACTATAAAAGCCCTGTTAATATCAATCCACTTCTTCTTCTTCCCGAAGAAACAAGAGAAGAATACATTGAAGAAATTGGAGAAAATATTGAATTAGACGGTGATATTGATCCCTTTAGTCAAGAAGCTATGGAACTACTTGAAGATAATTACGACTTTTCAGAAATTGTTTCTGAAGAGTTTGTTCAGGCCAAGCGTCTATATCCCGAAGTTGGCGATGGCATTGGCGTTCTCCATAGCGAAGATTCTGGAAATCCGAAACAGAAGATTGTTGGTTCTTGGATGAATGGTGCTATGGAGAAGTTCGCTAAACGTGGTCAGAAGAATCCACAGGCGTTTTCATATGATGGAGTGCTATCACAGGGCAATAGTCTGGTGAGCATCGTGGAAGACGCTGGACACCATTCAGAAGTTCTTGATAAGATGCTCAATGTGTGTGAAGAAGAGATGGTTAAGCTGGATAATAAGATTTCGATGGATTTGGATACTGTTATCATGGTATTCTCCAATCCAGACTTGGAAGGTCAACTTGAAGAATATAGTGAAGCTGGTCAACATGACCCTCTTCGTGCGTTGCGTCGGAGGTTGGATAAGTATGAATTTAATTATTTAACCACCATTGGAATTGAGGGTATGCTGATTAAACGTATGCTTTCGGACGATACTCTCATGTGGGATGATGAAGATAATAGAATGGACTTGGTAGCCGAACCAATGGAACTATATCAGACTGAAATCGCTCCAAGATGTATTGAAGCAGCATCGATGTATGAGATTATTACTCGTCTTGAAGATAAGAAGACCAGTCTCTCTTCTATCAATGAGGCTCTACTTCTAGAACACGGTGAAGTCGAAAGTGAAAATGGCAATTTGATTACTACTGACGATAGTGAAATGGATTTAAATTTGGGAGGAAGTGTTGGAATTCCTGTCACATACACTGTTGACAAAATAATTGAACTTGTTCAGAATAATGATGTAGTTCTGCCTGAAGATGTTCTCAATCAAATGTCTGATAATCTTGAAGATGAACCTGTCTTCAATAATTCTGAAGTAGAACACTTTGCAAAGATGGCATTTGATGTTGAAGATTATATTTACAAAGAACAAAGAGATGATGTTCTTGAGGCAATGATTGGAGATATTGAAGTTACCGAAGAGAATGTTCGTGAATATATTGATGATATTCTTGCTTGGAATGATGAAGATGAAGATGAATATGACCTTTATGAACTACGGGAGTTTGAAACTCGATATTTAGGACAGGATATTGATGATTATAATGAGAATGCTGTAGCGAATCCTCCTATTGTGGAATTCCGTCGAAACATCATTAGTCCTATCAACAAGTATATGTGGGAAAAGAGAGATGAAGATTTCACTGTTGATGAAGTTCCGCTTTCAGAGGCTCCGTCTCTCCGACCATTACTTGAAGAAAATGATTGGGATATGGTAGACCGAGTATATCCAGATGCCGACTTATCGCTCTGGGAGTCGCCGCCTTCAAACACACAGACAGAAGAGTTAAAAGAAAAGACCGTTAAAAGGATGGTAGAGATGCAAGGATACTCTGAAGAATCAGCAGAAGAAGTTAGTAAGAAGGTGATTGAACCTCATGTTAAAGCAGAAGAGGTGATGGGATAATGTCTCAAAACGGTGAGTACAATGACGGCACTGGGGGAATCCGTGTTGGCCGTGTTATCATGGATGCGGGACTGCTCGGAGCGGAAGTTGAGGCAGTAGCCCATTCGATAGAGGAAAATACGCCATTTGAAACCGAACGTCAGACTGGTATGCGGATAGATGTGTTTCGGCCACAAGAATCGGATACTAACCGAAACGGAGGTAAACAATAATGGGACTTAAAGAAGATTTGAAAAGGTTTGAAGAAGTTGGTGAAGAGAGACGCCAAGACCTTTCAGAATATATTCAGCATGGGCAGATTGAAGCGGGAGATGATATTAAGGTTCCAATCAAAGTAATCAACCTCCCCGGATTTGAATATGATCCAAGCGATAAAGGTGGTGTTGGAAAGGGACAAGGAGAACAAGGCGACCCTGTAGATGCTGGTCAGCCAGAACCCGGAGACGATGATGAAGAAGGAGAACCGGGCGAAGAAACTTCAGAACATGGTCATTATGATATGGACCCTGAAGAATTCGCTGAAGAATTAGATGAAGAACTTGGTCTGGACCTTGACCCCAAAGGAAAGAAAGTCAAAGAAGAAACGGAAGGCCCATACACTGAACTTGCTCGGTCTGGTCCTGAGTCTACGCTTGACTTTGAACGGATGTTCAAGAAAGGACTCAAGCGTAGTCTTGCTATGTTCTTTGATGAAGAATACCTCAAAGAAGTGATGAGAGTTAAAGGCATGGGTCCAGAGAAAGTATTTGAATGGTCCAGAGAGCAGAATATCCCTGTTTCAAAAAGCTGGATTCAAGGCGAATATCCAGACATTGAAGAGAAAAGTATGTATGACTCTATCGATGATATTCCGGGCGAAATGCGAAGAACGCCTGTAGCAGAAGAAATTGATTCAGTTGCTCTTCGGGAAGAAGACAAGCGACACAAGTTCCCTGAAGTTACTACAGAGTATGAGAAGAATGCTGTAGTTGTCTTTATCCGAGATGTTTCTGGTTCCATGAGAAAACAGAAACGCCGTCTTGTTGAACGTGTATTCACGCCTATTGATTGGTATCTTACCGGGAAGTATGATAATGCTGAGTTTGTTTACATTGCTCACGATTCTGAAGCATGGGAAACAGAGCAAAGTGAATTCTTCGGAATCAAATCAGGCGGAGGAACGCAAATTTCGAGCGCATACGAACTAGCCCAAGAAATCCTTGAACAAAGGTACAGTTGGAAAGAGTGGAATCGGTATGTGTTTGCAGCAGGTGATGGCGAGAATTGGCAAGATGATTCCAAAGAGAATGTTGTTCCGCTGATGGAAGAAATTAGTGCGAATCTCCATGCCTATGTTGAAGTTCAGCCGAAAGATCAGGCACTTGGAGCCTTGGGTAATAGTCACTTGGAAATAGTTGAAGGAGAAATTGGCGATAGAGATAACGTCGCAACTTATTTAGTTGAGCAGGAAGAAGATGTAATGGACTGCATCTATGAACTACTATCAACGGAGGATTCGGAATGAGAGGTAGTCAGCCCATATTTGTCTTCTGGCAACAATGCTCTCAGTGTAACTATGAGACTGCTGCTCATGGAAGAGTGAAATGTCCAGAATGCGAATGTAATATGACTTCGATTGCAATGGCTGGATCAGTTGTTGATGATAGAAAAAGAGGTGAAGAATAATGCCCATTGAAAGAATTGAAGATCCTAAGTGTGATGCTTGCACAGAACCAGCTACCCACGTAAATGTAGGTTTTACTGGAATTGTCCTTGGAGTTGAGAAAGGATGGGCTTGTGATGAACATTCGACAGATATTGATTTGAAGCCGATAGAAGAGGTGTTTGGTGAATGACTGATTCAAAGCTCCGAACACTGACCTTTGATGGAAAGATACAAAAGGAAATAGAGCAAGTTGAAATTAGAGCAAATACAGCTAAACTGCAACTTGCAGAACCAATGGAAGTCACCGGGAAAACTGGTTTCGGAAAAGTAGATAAAATGCTTAAAGAAAATCAACTAGATGTTTGTATTGAATCAATCGAGGTGGGTATTTACTAATGACACGAGAACGTGAACATAAGAAGGAAGAAATTTCCCAAGACCTTGAAGAGTACCGCGACGAAATTCAGGAGAAAGTTGATAATCTAGGACTCAATCCACGACCTGTTCGGTACTGGATCAATCATAATGATGAAGTGAATCAACTCGCTGCATACGGTGGCTTCATGGAACGTTACCCACATTGGCGTTGGGGAATGAAGTACGACCGGCAACAGAAGGAAGGTGAGTATGGAGGTGGCAAAATCTTCGAGATGGTAATCAATGATGATCCGTGTCATGCATATCTTCAGATGAGCAACAAGCTGGTTGACCAGAAAGCAGTCATTGCTCACGTTGAAGCTCACTCAGATTTCTTTGCCAATAATGAGTGGTTCCAAGACTCTCCGAATGCAGTCGATATGCTTGCTCGTCATGCTGAAAAAATTGAGCAGTATATGGAAGACCCGGATATTGAAAGGGAAGAAGTTGAACGGTGGATTGACCATATTCTTTGCTTAGAAGATAATATTGACCAATATTCTGAGTACATTTTCCGTCAGAATGTTGATGTTGATGTTGAAGATTCAGAGGATACTGAACGTTCTCTGGGACAACTTGGTATTTCTAAGTCTATCAAGGACGAAGTGTTTAATGACGATGAAGAAGAACTGAAAGAAACTCCACATCCTGTTGATAATACTACTAAAGACATTCTTGGATTTTTGATTTCAGAAGGAAAGCAGTACGATGAAGATAGAGAAACCGCTGTTGAGTATGAAGAATGGCAGTTGGATATTCTTGATATGCTCCGAGAAGAGGCATACTACTTCGCCCCTCAGAAGATGACTAAGACCATCAACGAGGGCCATGCCGCCTTTTGGGAGAGTATGGTTATGACTGATGAAGAGTATGCTGATGTAGATGAGATTATCGACTATGCAGACCAACATTCTCGTGTTATTCAGTCTCGTCAGTTTAACCCATATCGACTTGGAAAGAAACTCTGGGAGTATATTGAGAACAGTGTCAACCGACGCGAAGTTGTTGATAAACTTCTCCGAGTAGAAGATGTGACGCCTGATAATTTCCACCGAGAAATTGATTTTGATGCAGTCCATGAACAGTTGACACACCCGGATTCAGATGATATTGTGAAGCGTAATTACTCACTCTCTCGCCTTCACAATAAGGGCTTTATCCGCAATATCAATCTGGATGATCTACGTAAGATGAATCGCTACATTGTTGACCGTGACCGCTATGAGAGCGTTTCTGAAGCTCTTGAGGATGTTGATTATGAGCGTGGTTGGGACCGGATGAGAGAAGTCAGAGAGACGCACAACGACGTTATGTTTATCGATGAATTCATGACGCAGGAATTCGTTGATGAAGAAGATTATTTCACCTACGAATACCGTGTCCCACACGAACGACATGAGATTGCAAGTCGGGATGTAGAAGATGTGAAGAAGAAACTTCTACTACAGTTCACTAACTTTGGCAAACCAACAGTTGAAGTTGCAGATGATAATTACAATAATTCTGGAGAGCTTCTTTTGATTCATCGATATAATGGCATCGTGATGGATATGAATAAATTGCAAGGTGTTATGGAGCGAATGTTTGAGCTATGGGGAAGACCTGTAAATATTGTTACTGTTGGTAAGTATGTGGCTGATGAAGAATTGGATTATGCATACTCGGAAGATGTAGAACCCGAACCAATTGAGAAAGTAGTTAGGATTAAATACAACGGTAAAGAGTTTGAAGAATATGATGTTTCAGATGAGAAAATCAAAGAAGAAGTTCAAGCAGATGAGATAGATTATGAGACAGTTCCTAAAGAGTGGAAATAAATATGACAATTGAAGAGGTTTGTCCTGAATGCGGGGGTAACTTGGAAATACAGGAAGTTTCAGATCATCGTGATTGGGTTTGCGTTGATTGCGGTAGTGTAATCAACAGCAAAAATCTGAAACTTGAAGAGCAAGCAAGTGCTGATTCGCAAGGCAACTATGAGGTGGAAGAGCTATGAAACCTTGCGGAAAATATCATCCGTTGCCTTGTGGATTAGATATTGATTGTGAAGTACCAATTCATTATTATAGTTCCAAAAAGCAAGATGAAGAAGTCTGGAAAGAGTATATAGGTGCTTTTGAATGACCGTGCTTTACCTTTGCCCTGCATGTGACCAAGGGTACGGAGAGCCAAGAGCAAGTCCAAATTGTCTGAGTGAATATTGTGGAGAGTCATTTGAAGAGGTTAAAGATAAGGTGGAATACTAATGTCAAAAATATTTGTAGATTACGATGATACGTTAACAACAGGAGAAGGTGAACGATATTGGATAGACTCTTTGGATGACCACCCTGATTGGGGCATAATAGAATTAGTCAATGATTTATACAAAAAAGGAAATACTATTATCGTTTATACTGCTCGGAGAGAAGAAGTTCGAGAAGAAACCCAATACTTCTTAGATAAGTGGGGTGTTATGCATCACGCATTAGTGATGGAAAAGCCCGGTTTTGATTTACTTATTGATGATAGGTCTATTTCAGATCAGTCAGCTTTGAAAATGAGTGCTGAAGAAATTGAGGAATATATCAATGGTTAACGAATTAGAAGAGTGGAAAGAGGCACTGCCAGAACGCAAAGAACATTTATCTATCACTTTACAACCATCCATTGATAGGGCGAAAGGTACTGTTGATTGGACTGTAACTTTGCGTTCGGATAGACTGGAACCTGATGAAAAATACTGGGCTAATTGCTCCTTTACTTTTTCTTCACAAGAATATGTAAGAACGGAAGGGGGGCCTTTGCAGATAGATTATGTTGTTAGTCAAATGGAGGCATCTTTAGAAGAAACAATTAGAAAATATATTATTAATGAAGTTATAGACGATAAATAATTTATATTCTTTTCAAATTAAGTTCGTCTATTATACACTTATAGCACAAGAGTTATAAATCTCCGTGTGTAACTTACTCTTGCAATGCAAGCAGAAAGAGGCGACTTAGAGGATAACCTAATCCCTAAGTACAAGTTCGAGTGGAATGACGGAACTGAACGAACGACTGATGATTTGCCAGAGCAAATTAAAGAAGCAATCGAAGTTCTTGCTGAACTTGGAAGACGTGATGATGAATGCACAGTGACTTTGGTGGGGTATTCAACTTAATCTAAACATGCCAGAAAGAATGAGAACAAATACAATTAGTGAGTACGATAGAGATGAAGCAGAAGAGTTAATGCAAGCAATCGAAGATTGTGGTTGGAAAGTTAAAGATATTGAATTAGATAAGCATATTGGTCAAAAGAATCTTGATCTGGAGTTGGTAAAATGACTACTAAATCCAGCGGAAAAGGCCAGAGAATTGTGCGTGTAACTCCTGAATTCTTTCAAGATATTTTTACTTATGGAGCTAGGTTTGAAACTAATCTCCCCGAAGATGCAAGGCTTTTAAATTTCCACAAAGCTCAAAATTCCCGATGGAATATCTGGATAAAATTTGAATCAGAAGAATGGGATGAATTGTCAGAAGGTGAAGAAATCCCGTTTTTAGATGTTCAAATTGAAAAAGAAGGCCGAGATAGAGAATACTTCTTAGACAAAGGAGAACTAAAGTATGACTGAAGAAGAGTTTGAAAACAAAATAGAAATTGATGCTGAAGCAGTTGATCAGTCGTTAGAAAGCCTTGAGGCTGCAATGTCAAAGTTGGATGTGTATATGGATCATGATGAAGTTAGACCGAGTGTTATCATGACAACTAAATCCGTACAGAATGCATACAAAGAACTTGTCAAAGCTCATCCAATGTATGAACTGGAATAATAATACGTTCTGGTGGTCCTTTGCTTTCTTTTTCGGAGTGATGGATTTAGTAACTACGTATATTGGTATGCAAATTCCTCAGATAGCTGAAGGAAATTTTCTTGTCAATCACTTTCACGGTATAGAGTTTTGGATAGTTATCATTCTTCTCAAAGTTTTTGCAATTGCATGGGCTTTTGGTCTTTATAGATACCTTGATTTGGATAACGCCTCTTGGATACCAGCTACTTTGGCAATCGTCTGGTTGATAGTTTCTCTGAATAATCTGATTCTCATTCTTACTGTTATTTAGAGAATCGAAACTCTTTTTATTACCATGTTCTAACGACTTTGTAGATGTATCAGATTGAACAAGGTCAAGTCTACGAAGAATCGCGTAACGGTGGAATTTACAAAGTCGTGTACGTGAACAAAGACGTTGTACTCTTGCAGTATAATGTCGATAGTCACCGGGTAGAAGAGAGAGATTATTTTGAGTCGTGTATCGATGAAGGATACTTTGATCCGCAAGAAGTCGTTCCCGAAATAGATGAGCAAGAAGTTTCTGAGAGCGACGAGAATGCTTCTGAAGAGATTTCTCATGAAGAAATTGATTGGCTCGGAGAAAAAGGGGAAGACTCTCTACGCCGGGCTGGTTTGAGTACAGCTAGTGATATAGAGAGAGTCAGTAATGATCGTTTGCTTCAGTGTAATTCTGTTGGAGAAACAGCAGTAGAAAATATTAGAGACTGGGTTGAAGAAAATGTATGATGTTTCAATAGAACATTTGCCAAGTGAAAATGTCCGGCATGTAGATGTAGCAATACTTTACGGGCTTGGACAGAAAGATAGAGCGCATGAAATAGCTTTGGCGTTGAAACCCAAAGAAATTAAATGGTCTGAGGAAGAAGTAAAGGAATTTATAGAAGACAGTAGCAATTATGGGGGAGATCGGGAAACGGGAATTGACTCGGGAAAAGGTGGTGGTTGGTTTAGTAGATGGTTTCTGAGTTAATTCGCAAGTGTTTTTAATATCCGACTCTTTACTCTATTTGCAACATGCAAGACAAAGACATTCAGCTTGGTCAGAAAGTTCAGGATAAGATCAGCGGTTTCACTGGAATTGTTACGAAAGCAGGAAATCATCTTACAGGATGTGAGCGGTATGGTGTTTATCCGGCTGGTGAAGAAGTTTCTGATCGACGTGGTGATGAAGAGTTTTTCTTCTCGGACCAGCTTGAAGTCGTAGAAGATGATACTGAATTCCGTGATGATGGTGAAGATGGATATGTTAGTCATGAATATGAACTTGGACAGCGTGTTGAAGACCGTGTAACAGGCTTTGAAGGCGTCGTTACTGTAATTAATTATCGACTCTGGAACTGCCCTTCAATCCATATTCAAAGCACTTCTGACGCGGATGAGGGTCTTTGGACTGATGTTCATCGTCTTCAAGATGCTGATGGGTATGAATATGTTGGAGAGTTTAAAAATGGTGTTGAAGGAGATGATACTTCTTCGGCAACTGGTTCGGTAGAAGATTCAATGACTCGGAACGATAAAGCATAAAGAAAACACTTTTAACGGTCGCGTTCTTCTTTTTATTTGTATGAGCGAAGAAGGTATATTTGTAGAAGGAGAATATACGACAGCACAAGTACAGGGACGAGAAGATATGTTCGATGAAGCGTTTTTTAATCAGGTTCAAGAGATTGTAGATCATGAAGCGTTTCAGAACGATATTGTAATTGCGCCTGACGGACACGCAGGGGCGGGAGCAGTTATTGGGTTTACCATGCCTCTCGGTGACAGGGTTACGCCAAATACAGTAGGCAGTGACATTGGATGCGGTGTGACAGCGGTTAACATTGAAGATGCTTTTGTAAACCGACCGGATGATGCTGAAGGGAGATGGGATAACACTGATGAAATCATTCGGAAAGCTGTTCCGATGGGCCTTGGACAGACTCATTCAGAACCAGAATATCATATTGTAGATGATTTCCCGTGGGAACGATGCCAAGAAATCCGTGCTTCGTTTGACTTTGAAAGAGAAGTTGAGTATGGAAAAGAATATCTCATGGAATTGTCTGAGCGTGTCGGGCTTGATATTAATGATGTAATTGCATCGATGGGGACGCTTGGTTCTGGAAATCATTTTCTTGAAATTTCGCAATCAGAAGAGACAAGAGATTATTGGATAGTAGTTCACTCTGGTTCTCGTTGTGTTGGAGGTTCTGTTGCAGGTTATTGGCAATCAATGGCGACAGAAAGAGTTGAGAGTGAACACATCCTTGATACTATTGAAGACTGGATGTGGGAATATGTAAAGTTTGATGAAGATGATGACTTCCAAGAAATCCGTCAGTGGGTTTTCGGTGGAAAAGAAGAATCCTTCTATGATATGGAGAAAGTGAAGGAAGATTTTGATGATGAAGAAATCGAAGAAACAAGGCAGTCTTTGCTGACGATTATGCCGGATGAGAAGCGGGAGACTGACCTTGATTATCTCGATGGTGAACTAAAGGAGCGATATATCACAGATATGATTTTCGCTCAACAATATGCTCGGGAAAACCGGATGGAGATGATTCGGAATGCTTGCAATGCTATCAATGTTGAGTTTTCTGAAGTAATTGATAGTATTCATAACTACATCGACTTTGAAGACCGTATTATTCGGAAAGGCGCGACAAAAGCATCCGAAGATCAGCGGCTTATAATTCCATTCAACATGGCTGAAGGTGCTGTTATTTGCCTTGGCAAAGGAAAAGCATCCTATAATTATTCAGCACCTCATGGAGCAGGTAGGCGCGGTTCTCGGACATGGGCTTACGATGAATTCGATGTTGAGATGTTTGAAGAAGAAATGGAAGGCGTGTATAACAAGAATGACAATGAAGAAATCCTCGATGAGATTCCTTCTGCATATAAAGACTCTGCTGATATTATGGATTTCTTAGAAGCAACAGCAGAGGTTGAAGAAAAACTGAACCCAATTCTTAACATGAAAGGTGAATAATGTTAGAACATAATTCTTTAAAGAAAGCGAGAAGACAAATGCATCAAGACTTCGTAGATGATGTTATAGAAGATTCGGAAGTCATTGAAGTAGATAAAATTAATCCAGATTCTTTAAGAACTGCATTTTGGCATCTCGATGGAAATGCATTTAGGTATGAAGAAGCATTTATTTTTACTAAAGATTTGGCTTACGAGCAAGTTCATGGTGTTCCGGTGAAGAAGGCAAATAATATTCCTGATGATACAGCAATCGTTCTCCATCCTAAAGCAATTGCACCTTCTCCGCCTGAAGTGATGAAGCCTGCAATCATTATTCATCCTGAAGCAATTGTAACTATCAAAGAAAAATCTGCTAAGTAAGATTAGAAAGACTTTTATTTTTCACCGAATAACTTGAACTGTGCAACTGGAAGAAATTACAGAACACGTTAAGACTGATCCTGAACTGTCGTCTGAAGAAAAAGAAATGAGTATTGGATTCAGCAAGCAAAGCGAGAAGGCTACGTTATTTACTGCGATTGCAAGTCAAGTCCGACGTGCGCTTACCCACACAGATATAAATGTGACTGAGCTATACGTATATAATGAAAGCAATGAAACTCGTTTGAGAACTACGACTGAAGAGTTTAATGGTGAAGGAATTGTAGTAGGCTTGAAGGCAAAGTTACCTATCGAGTCTCTGAAAGTCAAATCAAATCCAAGAGGAACGCGGAGTTTTGGTCAAATTATTTCCAGTCAAAGTGAAGTCAACATCGGTGATGAATAAAATTCTTTCTGAATGTCTATCCGATTCGGAAGAAGAGTCCAATTCTATCATCCTGTTCAAACTCCTTAACGTAACTTTTTTATTCGTTCTCTCATTATGAGAGTTTGCAATGGAACCTGAAGAACGAATTGAAATCATCCTTGGTGAGTTGGAACGGCTCCGATACGGATTTGAATTGCTTGAAGATGACTATCGGCAAGCAAAAATTGATGTAGCTGTTGATATGGTTGAGGAATGTGAAGAGATGATTGAGCAATGGGAAGACGTAGATGCATGGCCCGGAGAAGGAGAACTGAGCGACTTGGAATGGTACGAAGATCGGTTGGAACGATGAGTGAACACTACATTCATGTAAAAGCACTTCACGAAATGCATGGCGGATTCACAGTTAGTGAGATAGGTTCATCTGTTCAAATGGACCTTGATACTCACAGTGAAGTATCAATTTCTTTTACATGCGATTGTGGAGAAAAGTTTTATAAACAAAAGAAAGCAGAAGAACATCTTAAAGAGGAAGCATAATGGCTAAAAAGTTACGTGTCGATAAGGCTCATGCCGGTTTTCAAATATATGATAAATTGGGAAGTGGTTACATAGAACTGACTCCGAAAAAAGCAGAGTTTATGAAAAACCGTTTGGAAGAAGATTTGGAAGAGAAGACCGAGTGATTTAAGTTTCTGGATTCCGTTTCTTTTAACGCACTATGGAGTTAGAAGAATACCAAGAAGGAGCAGCAGAGACAGCAATATTCCCAAACGAACTTCCTGAATTCATTGAGGTTGGCCAAGTCTATACTGTCCTTGGTGAAGCAGGAGAGACTGGAGAAGTTGCTGAGAAGCTAAAGAAAGCAATCAGAGAAGATGATGAGGCGTATATTGAAGAGATGCGAGCGGAAATAGGAGACACGATATGGTATCTCTCGCAGGTATGTGAAGAGTTTGACTGGGAATTAGAAAACATAGCAGAAGAGAATCTTGAAAAGCTCTCAGACCGGAAAGAACGAGGGCAACTGACTGGAGAGGGAGATAATCGATAATTATGAGTGAAGGTGAAATCAGTGAGTATATGGACGGTATTGACCGGAAGTGGGTGTGTTCTACTTGTCATACTGAGTGTGATATTGACTGGTTGAAATGTCCTAACTGCGGAGACACGGCGTTCAAACCAGTACTCATCGACCAATCGCAAGACACGGATACTAATCGATCTAAATAATGCACAGTCCAGAATACGGAGGTACGAAGATCGAAGAACCGACTATAGAAGAAAAGCGTCAGATTTGGTCTGAAGTGAAGCGCCAACAAGAAGAAACTGGAAATGACCAATGGGTTACAGGTCCAAATGGAAGGAATGATGCAAAACTTCACTTTCTTGATGATGATGAAGTTCGTTGCATGAAGCATAAAGTTGATCGCCAAGAAAGTTGGGTGAGGAAAGAAGCCTACATCTTCCCGTTCGATTATCGAGATTTGTGCTTGGAATGTGTGAAAGACTGGAGGGAAGAAGAATGAATGATGATACTACAGAATCGCATAGTATTTATATTGGTGACAAGATAGAACGAGCAGTAGAGATAATCGCAGAAGAATCGGATGAAACTACTCCATGGGAGTTACTTAACGACTTCGCAGATGACGAAGTTAATTACACTGTAAGATTGAGAGGCAATTATCTTAATGTTTCTGTAGACATAGACTGAATTTTACTTTGATGGACTGGAGAAAATATTTTATTTATCATGGCCGATGGCAGCTTAGTACAGTAGTTATGTCGCTTCCAATCACTTTCTTTAGCATATACTTTCCGCCGTATATTGCATTAGCTTTCGCACAAGTGATTGGAGCATGTGTATTTTGGTACGTGGACAAATGGATCTTTACAGAGGAAAAAGAATGACTGATAAACTAATCATTTCAGGCTCGCGGAGTATCAATAATCAAGAATTCATACTAGAATCAATCTATAAATCGTCGCTATATACAGGAGAAGAAGAAATTTTAGTTGGCGATGCAAAAGGTGTTGATAAAATAGTTCGTCTTTACTTCGATAACGTGACACTCTATCAGGCTGAATGGGGGAAATACGGTGATTCAGCAGGTCCAATGAGAAACGGAGAGATGGTTGAAGACGGTGACAAATTAATTGCAATATGGGACGGTGAAAGCACTGGAACAGCGAACGCCATTGGGCAAGCAAAAGATCAAGGACTTCCAGTAGATATAATTCACTGCGAAGAAAACAGCTTGTTTGACTATTGAAAGAATGAATAATATATTTCCCCATGAAGCACCATATACCATAAAAAGTAAATTTGAAGAAGAGCATTTGGAAAGCTTATATAGAGATGCTATGTATCTTGATGAACACAGTCTTTCATTTGAAGTTGTAGTACCGGACTGGGGTTCCTTTAAAACTGCTATTCAACTGAGCAATCATAGTCTTGAAAGTCCAGAAACCGGAGATGATCATGGTTACAGATTATTCTTGGAAGATATTTATCAACCAATTGAAGTCCATCAAACAATTTTTGCTTCAGAATATGAATTGCGTGGTAAAGAAAACAACTATGGATTTAGGAAAATAGAGTGCAGAGAATGCGAGAGAAAAGAATTATTCTTCGATCAGAAAGCGAGGATGTACTACTGTCCAGCTTGCGAAAGTTAAATTAGGGGGTAAAACGGAATGTTTATATCGGCAATAGAGAGCTTCTATCGGTAAAGTAGAATTTTGGAGGGGAGAATAGGCACTTTACCCCTGAAGAATAAGTTGAGAATAGTTCGTTTACAAAAGACTAAAGTATATTCAAGACCGATAACTTACCATGCCAAGAGAAGAACTTGAGGAAACTGCACAAGAATTACTCGGAACAACCTACGAAGCAGAAGAAGTTCCAAACTATCCCGGTCGTATCTTCTGGAGAGAAGCTGAATACGGGGAGAGTCATTTCTTTACTTCGTGGCCGTATGATCCTATAGAATACATCGAAGTTAGATTCAGAGAAGCACATCATACTGAAGACGGGGACTATACCATCTACGAAACCAGAGCCATAGACAACAGCACTCCAACAGACGCATACAGCGAATGGTTTAAAGAATAAATGACTGAAAAGATAAGTGATATGCACTACGATTGGAAAAGGCAAGTGGTATGGGTAGAAGTAAATAAAGAAATATGGATAGAACCAATTGAAACAATTAGAATAGATCGGAATGAACTGGAGAAAAAGACAATAGGGCGAGCGGCAAAGTCTGTTTAGAGAATTTTGAGGCAAAATTGGTTTACAAATAGCACTACTTAACAAACTTTTTATTATAGAAGATACTAATATTCGTATGGTTTGGAATCCATACTATGCAAAAATAGGTTTCAATGGCGTTCAAGGGGGCGATATACACTGGGAAGGAGATTCTAACGGTTCAAATCAAGAGAATACAATGAAAATACACAATGAAGACATGGCAAAACAGATTATCGATGAATTGAACGAAGCCATTGAACAAGGCGAATACAAATGAGCAGATAAAAATCGAAATATCCATTTACAAATGTGTATGTGTGAAAATAGTAGGTGATTGCCATTTAAAATCATCCGACATGTTTGCTCGAAAGAATAAAATTTTTGACAACAGGTTCAAATCAAGCTGAACATTTCGACAGTTTTCGACTTAATTTTACAACTTTGTAAGCCAAACTTGCTATTCTTCTTTACTTTCTAAAGTCAAAGCGATCAACACATTTCTTTTTCTTTTTCATTTCTGAGAGAGAAAACAACTTTTTTCTTTTTATTTTTGCGCTCGGTATTTTAATTCTTTTTCTTTTCGCTCTCATTTCTTGAAAATTCTAATTCTCTCGCTCTCTCATATATTTTAGATTGTTATATTCTCTATTGATCGCTTTTCTCTCAATGCTTAGAATATGCAAATATTGCTGTTAAATACTAAGGCTAATAGCTTAACAGCGTAAGGAATTATTTCTTAGTTAGTTAACGTATGGTAAGCTAATAGTCTCTCAGGGGTAACATGCTAAATACAGGTAGAATCTAATATCAGGCATACATCTAAACGTAATTATTTGTGTGTGTGATATTAGACTGAATGTAGCCCCCTACCCTTTTTTGAACATACGTCCAAAGAAAGCCGGGGTTATTGGACGGTTGTTTTTATTTCATAGCTAAAATTGGACGGAAAAAGTCTTGTTCCCTGATATAGAGAATGTTTGGTTTAGGTTTTCAAATTCTGATTAAGTAGGCAAATTTTGCTGTTTTCTTTTTGGCCCTTATACTCATATATACAAATTAAGGCAAAGAGAGTTATATACTAGGGGATTGGGCTCTCTGAAATTCGTTTAATAAATTAACACCCCCTTATATCTCAATTTCCACCTTATATCCCTTAATATCCAGTATCTCAACCTATCATACCTATAATATTCTCATTTGTTCTTATATCCATATTAATATTGTACCTTTCTCTCTGATCCCTATATTAATACATCCTATTATTGTTGTACAAGTCTTAATACTGTATTATGTGTTTGTATTGTCTCTCCTGTATATAAACAATATTAGGCTGTATAATTACACTTGTTGTTACCTTATATGCTATGTATGTGTTTAATGTTCTATTAGTGTTAGTGTCTATATGGGGTATTATATTAGGTTTAGTTGAATAGCCTTGTATGTGTTATATTGTATATTAGGTTGAATGGTTTTCCTTGTATGTGTATTAGTAGCCTTAGTTTTGTGTATGTATATGCATATGTGTATTATCATAGTGTTGGATATTAGTAGGTGTATTAATAACCTTATATTTGTAGTTGTGTATAATAGGAGTATTAGGAATATTATTGCTAGTTTGAAACCACAAAGTATATGTATGTCTTCTAAAATCGCTCAGATTGCTTTCTAAGCGGTTTCTCCCTAGGCGAGATACATAGTACTCAGATTGAAATCAGACTAATGGTATATAAGTCTTTGGGAACCGCTTTCAATATAGTATATAAGTGTTACGGACAAATAACTGATTTTCGCATTTTTAGCGAATAAGTGCGAATTTCTGAGATTTTGATCTTGTTTTCTGTGAAAATCTAAAGGTGGGGGTTAACGAAAGCTAACTTTCGCTAATTCATATTAGTTTGTTCAATTGTATTTGCTTTAGTTCTTCTTAGCTTGATTTTTCAGGATCAATATTATCCTATCTGACTTGTATTAGAAACAAGTTAGTTTGCTTCCCCAGTGAAATGTTTCATAGTAATATTTTGCCTTCAAATTATGGATAGCTCATAATACTGTATTTCTAATGTGCCATAGTAATAAAATAGAGTGAGATTATTAGAATAGCAATTGCTCACTCATACACTCACTCGCGCATATCTGATATGGCAAAATTAGGCTATTCTCGTAGTATGTGGTATGCCAGAGTAAGTTTCTAAGAAGATTACGATACTTTCGACTTACCTAGCTAGAAACCTCTCAGAAACCAATCTGAGAGCATATCTAAGATTATCGCATAGTGGTAATATTTGAGCTAGTGATTATTACTCCGCTTAATTGCATATGACTTTATTTCACGGTATTTGCCTGTAATATGGGGCAAACATATATAAGTGTAAACGCTAACCTGAAGTTAGTTTAGTTATTTTCCGGGATATATGCTGAAATAAGGTGCCAACCTAGTCACTTTTTGGATTAACGTAGTTAGCAAAATTAAGATATAGGGCAACATTGTAAGCGTCATGGTTAGCAGATTTAACAACCAATGCGATATGCACTTACGCACTTTACAACCCTATATTACTATAATATTTCTTAAGCAAACCACCATACGGCGGTACATTACTTAATTCACTAACAAGTTCAAATAGCAGGGTTATTTTCTGAGTATAAGCATATGAAATAGTGCATAAAATCCCTGTAATTTAGATAATCACTACATAGAGACTCTCTACTTACTGATTAGTAGTGCCAGAATTATTAAAATAGCTTTAAGTGCTATGACTCTCATACGTATGTGTATAACAAAATTCGAGAAGGAAAAACTGAGATTTGCTAAATCCCGCTGGAAACTCCCAGCTATGATATTCCCCTACCTGAAGTGTTGAGGTGGTACGGTTTTTTGCCACTGGGCGGGGAAAGTGGGCATAACTGACCCTATCCGGTAATTGCTAACTGAATCCATAAGTGAGAATTGTCGTTTTGTGGCCTTTGACATGGTTGTAATGGCTATATCCGGGTGTGACGGAAGAGTGAGCTAGTAACGAACTAGACAAATGCGGAAAGTAGCTTAGTAAGGTAAAATCTGGAAGTACACGGGCCTATGACTGGTTCTAAGAAGGTTGTGACGGACATTAACGGGATTGAACGGGTGAAACCTCAATATCCTGTATACGTAGCACACCACTACTGAAATGTTCCTAAGCGCGGTATAGAGACTCTCTCTATACGTAGCACACCACTTTCGGATATGTTCCTAAGCGCGGTATACCGTGATTCAATGCATGACCTAGTAAAGAACCTAAGACAGACAGAACCACCATAAGAAACCCTCAAAACCCTACGAACGGGAGAGAAGGTATCTTACGGTGCCATATCCGGAAAGTGGGTAAGAGCCATGTCCCTGATATACAGAGAAAACCGCTAAGACACTCTGTAAAGAGGGATTTACGAGCGATGACAACCCCTGACTAATGCAGGTTAAGACATTACCGGATCGCTAGAGCGAATTGAAACCTAACCATTAGGCAATATGGACGTTATAGCCTCTAAGACTCCTAAAAACAAGGACTTAGATGCAGGAAACTTTGGCACATATCACGGTGATATGTGAAAACCTGAAAATCGGTGCTAAGAAGACAAAAACGTACAATAAAGACCGCTAAGCGGTTTAGAACTTGAACTTTCCTTACGGAAAGGGAGGAATCCCTTAAAAAGTAAAGTGTGAAAACACAACCAAAGTTACCTATTGCCCTTATAAAGTGGTAAGGGGAATCAAGTTTCGGCTAAATTGGGTGAAATTCCCTGATTTTCTTGTGGAATTGTCCACAAGTGAACTATAATGAACTTCGGAGCTAAAAACGACAAAGACCGACAGTATAACACAATGCAAATGATCAAAGACTCAAACCCGGAAAAAGTCGAAAAAAGTACTTGGAATATGCTAAAACGACAATTTGATGAAGCATATGAATGGTATGAAAACCGTGGAAATGCAGGAGATAACGTCCCTATTGACGAATTAGAAGCTTTGGGACATGCAATAGATTACATGAAAGTGAGTGATGTTATTGAACACTCGTCAAATATTCTTAGTACCAAAATGCACCCAACAGCTAGGGACATTGTGGGGAATGTTGCAACACAAGCAATATACAACGTATGCGGTAAACGAGCGTACAAATACGAACAATAGAATAAAACAATCATTTAATTTCTGTATGGATAACCATACACACTATCACCGAAACGAAACGCCACAAGACTACTGTAAAAATTGTGATACCCTCCTAAATGGTGGGAAAAGTTGCCCAAATTGCGGTAATTGGCAATAAAAACTAAACAAACATTCAAAATTTTCCGAGGTGTTACCTCAAATGGTCAACAAACAACTAATAAATCACGTATTGTCAACAAATGAAGAAAAGTATAGTAATTGGGAATGTGACAATTATGGGCAATTGAAATGTCCTTGTGGTAATTGTATTGAAATTGATGGGAATTGTCCGAACGGTCATATTTCACCTGTAAGGCAAGAAGGTATGATTTAGTGAATAATCATTCAATTTTGATATGGATTATTCCATATCCGTTAACCAAATACGTAATTTGGCTAAACAATTGTTCAATTATGAACAACAATCAAAAAACTCCGCTAGGCAGCAAAGGCATTGTTAACATTGAAGAAACAAGTAAAATCTTTTACACTGAACTAGCTGAAAAATACGATCAAAAATGAGTTACAAATACCCAATTCTTTGGGCAATTGCTGTATTTATTCCGTTTATATTTATGATGATTGTTTTATTTCTTCTTATGATTTAATTTCTAAATCACTCAAATTTTCTAATAGGTGTATACCTATGGCAAATGATACAACCAAATACGAACGTATAGAAACAGAAAAACTAGACAAAATGAGTGAAAGACTTAGTATTAATATCGGTAAATGTGATCAAATGGCTAGTGGGGATATTAAAGATGAAAATTATAAACAAGCATACGAAAAATTGAGAGAAGAAATTGATATATTTTTAGATGAATTAAACGAAAATAAACAATTGAGTTTTGAAAGAGAATAAAATACCCATATTATTTTCTAGGTGTTAACCTATGAGAGAAGAAAATAAAATATGTCCAGTTTGTGCTAACAAATGTGGACATTTGTTAGTTGATAGTGATAAAAATGCATATCAATGTGACATATGTATGGGTATACATAATTTCACTGAAAGGTTAGGATAACCCCCCCTATTTTAAGTGGGGGCGGATATATTGAAAACTGTTAGCTGAATTACAACTAAGATCCTGAAAAATATAAGGACATATTAACAACCTTATTTTGATATGGATATATCCATATCTCCTAATACTAAACTCAAAACCTAATACAAGTATAAGGTATCTCATGCAGTATTAGGTAATAAGGACATGAGTACACACCTTATACACACATATAAGGTTGTATTAGCATGTTAATACTCAAATAAAATACATGTCAAATTTCAAAAACAAATCAGAAAATAGCTGTAAAATCTGAAAAAGGTAAGGGGATTGGGTATATAATCTCGCATGGTTTTACGGTATAGGGGTTAAAATTGAAGAAATAATTTTCTAGGTGTAAACCTATGACATACAAAACAATCAAAGGATTAGAAACTACTGAAAAATACATAACTACTAAAGAAATTGTTGAAATTTCTTGTGAATCTTGTGGTTATGATAGAGGTATTTTGAGGTATTCAAGTTATGCTAGTACAGGTAGTGTTTTCTGTAATAATCCAAATTGCAAACATTTGATAGAAGAACTTTAAACAATTTTCTAAATTTTGGTATGGGTTAATCCCATACATGATTAACAAATGAGTGAAAAACCAGACATTACACAAGAAGAGAGAGAAAAGTTTTGTAAAATGGCATATGAGTATGGTTATACGTATTTTGATCATACTTTTGCTGAATATGAAACTATGGAAGATATTTCCGTTCTTTGTGATGAAACAAGTGGTAATTATTCCGAAAGTAAAATAATCCGTCATGTCGAGGAATATTACGGATTTGAAAGAGGTAAACATGATTGGGATATTTTCGGAATTTATGGTATTATCGAAGATATTGGAGTATGTTATGAAAAAGGTTGTAAAGACGCTTTAGATAATGAAGAATATAACGTCGAAAGTATCAAACATATGTGGAATTACTGATTTAGATTATTCTCTTAAATTTTGGAAAGGTAAAACTTTCCGCTATAAAAATTAAAAACTGTAGCATAGTTACCCCCTTGGGGGTTAAATTTTACCATAGGTATGTACCTATGGGTGTTCAAAATGAAAAGACCAAAATCGCTAATGCTTAATGATGAAGTAAAAGAATTGAAAGTAACTCAACAAACAGAAAATACGATTACTTTTTCTGATCAAAATACAGATATTACTTCAAATATGTGGTTTGATTTACAAAATGTGAGATAAGAAAATACAATATTTTACCATAGGATAATCCTATGGGTGTTCAAAATGAAACAAACACTAAAACAAGTCTTTGATAATGCAAAGTTTGTAAAATTCCATCCTGAATTTGATAGTCGGTTAGCTGTATGGAATGGCGGGCATACTGTTAATTTTTACACTTTGCATTATGTGGAGGGCAATAAAGTAGAATTAGAAGAATATACCTGTATTAATGTTGGTTCTTTTGAAAACAATGAAGCAACATTAGAAGAGGTTAAAGACGGTATAGAAACTCAGTTTAACACTGAAGAATTTTAAATAATATACTATATTTTGGTATGGGTTTAACCCATATCTGTTTAATCATGACAAAAACACAAACCCAAAAAGGAATTACCCAAATGTTTGAAGGTATGGAAAAAATTGCCATGAATGGTGGATATAAAGAAAGAGAAGAGCTATTGAATGCTCTTTATGAACTTTCATGGTTCGATAACTTTGGTTACGAATATTACCAGCATAGGCTTACAATTGCACAAATGGCAATAGATGAAGGTATGAAGTATGAAGATATTCCTCAATTGTTGAGAGAAGAGCTAGGTATTGAAGAATAGTTAGTCAAATACTCATATTTTGGTATGGATAACCATACAATCCCAAAAGAAAGTATAGCAGAAAAACTATCTGTAAGGTACAATCCCGAAGCTATTGGGGAAATTGAAAAATACCCACCAAAGGGAGAATATTTTGTTACTTTGTACTTTGGAAATGATAGTTTTACAATGGCTAATTATTATAATGTAAAAATCGATGGGAAACTATACGATTTTGAAATTTCAAATATTGCTAAAGCAATTGATGAAACTAATGTTACTGTAAAGATTAATGTACAGTAATTAAACAAACGTTTATTTTGGTATGGGATTATTCCCATATCTGTTAAAACAATGAGTGAACTAACACTTTCCGAAGCTAAAGAAAAGGTCAAGAATCAAGAAGAAAGCATTACCAAAATTATTGATCCTAATGATTTAATTCATCAGGATGTAGAAAGTTGGGATAATGTGGATATTGATAAGCTAAAAGACGAATTGTATGGTTCTATTGGTGATGCTTGGACATACCCACATTCACACCCATATGCTTCAATGATCGAAAGTATAGCTGTTAACCAGTTTGTTGAAGATATGCAAAGAATTCCCTTTGAACACCTTAACCCTGAAATTTTCAAGGGTCCGGAGGATGCAAATGTTGAAGGGTACTGGTTGTATGATCAATCAAGAGAAGAGGTTAGAAATGTAGTGTATGAATGGAAAGACGACATTGAGTTTTTCCATGAATATGAAGATAATGTGCGTATGGAAATTGATTCGGCAATTTTGGACGCTAGAATTGAAGACTTAGAATAAATCTCTATTCTTATTATTTTAGCATAGGTGTAAACCTATGCGTGTTAAAAATGAAAGAACACATCGAAACCATTGATAATATGGACATTTCAGATAGTGAAAAGGTACAAATGCACAAAAATGTAGTGCAAAATAAACGTGATTATCTGAATAATGTGGGTAATTTAATTAAAAATAAAATTAATGAAGATTTAGATCCTTACGTCGAACATACACACCAAGGATTGAATCTTAGATTTACCCCAAGTAATCAACAAACAGTTAAAGAAATTAAAGCAATTGCCAAATATCACGGTCTTAATTTGGTATCTGAGAATAAAACAAACGTGAATAGTAAAATCACTTGGCTTAGGTTTACTGTAGAATAATCAAATAAACGTCTTATTTTTGTATAGGGTTAAACCCTATACTGATTAAAATGCAAAAACGAATTAACAAAAATATCAAGAATTACAGTATTAGTATCGGTTTTGAAACACATGCAGATAAAAATCACCTTACAAACAAAATACAACTTTTCCATTTTGATTTTAACATTTACAAGGAATAATTAAGCGAATGTCTTATTTTGGTATGGCATTATGCCATACCTGATTAATAATGAATCAAGAAAAACAAAACTTCATAGAAGCATTAGAAAATAACGAATATGCTGAATATTCACTAGATAATGAACATACGTTAATTACAGACATGGATAGTATGCCATATGTTCATGTATCTAATGAAAATTATGAAAGTCATGAAAAAATTATAGAATTCTTGGAAAATCAGATATTGGATATATTCACTTGGGATAACTCGGAAATTTACACACAACAAAATTCAACATTCATGGATTTTTACGGTATTAGAACAACTTATTAAATTAATTCTCAATATTTTAGGATAGGTTTAACCTATCCGGTCTAATAATGAAAGAACCAAACAACACATACCAGACAGATAAACAAGTAGAAATTGAAAGACTTGAAGATAGTCACCCAAATAATTATCGTATTGTATGGGGTAATCCCCTTACTGGTGAAAAAGAAAAAGAAATAGAGGTTAATTATTTGGATATTAATGATTATGGTATTGCAACGAGCGGTATGCAATTAGGACAACATAATAAAAGTATTACAATTGAAGAATATAACACAAGTGCGAATATTATCTTAGAAGATTAAACATTTCTCACTATTTTACTATGGGTTAAACCCATAGGATATAATGATAACTCATAAACTCAAATGGTATTATCTTAAATATCGTTATGAAGAGACAGAAAAAAGTAAACAAACAGATAAATTTAACGCTGTAATTGTTGATAAATGAGTATCGGAAAACAAAAAACTAAACCACCAAATACAGAAAAGTGTAATACTTGTGGAAAATCCATTGATTCTAAAACAAATGGATTATTTGAGTGTGAAAAATGCTATAATTGGCGGTATTCAGATATATAATTAGAAGAAATAATATTTTGTAGGTGTTAACCTACTTATGCCAATTGAACTAATAAAAATTGAAGGTAAAAAACCAGAAAAAACACACAAATACCCCTTAGAATGTGAAATTTTTGACGGTGAAAATTGGGGTACTATTTTTGATAGAGGTTACACTAAACCAAATGAAAAACCAGTATATGCATATATTTGTGATGATAATATTCAAAGAAGTATTATTGAAGAAAATATAGTTTCCTTTGAGTAAATTATAAAATTCAATTTTTGTAGGGTATAACCCTACTGATTAATAAAATGATGACATACATTTACGCTAATGTAAATGGTAAAACAACTTTCGATTATGATACTTTTCAAGAATGGAAAGAAAAAGGAATAGAATGTTACGAATATAAAAAAGTAAACGAATATAATAGAGAATAACTAAATATTTTTTTATTTTGGTATGGAATAAATCATACCTATAAAGCATATCTTTAATTATAATTACCAAATTACAAGTAAGTTTCAAAAGTAAAACACATATCAGCTATTTTGTATGGTACTAACCATACTTACTAATTCTTAAAACACCTAAACAAACAAGGCCAAAAATTAAACATACATACAACTATGGTACGTAAAAGTTTACAAATACGTAAGATAACTATGCAATCCAAATATAGGTACTTAAGCTTTTCCATAGTTTGAGGTTAATCTATGGTATAAAGGTTGGGGTATATGCAACCCCCCATATATCACTTAAGTCTTTCCATAGTTTCGGGTAAATCTATCACTTAAGTCTTTCCATAGTTCGGAGTAAACATACCAGTTAAAAGTTGGGGTTAGAATTACAGAAATCTGTCAGAAAATAAGGCAAATTTTCAAAAATCAAGTGAAAATTTAAAATACCCCCTAGGGATAGAGCGATATAACCCGCATGGTTTTGCAGGGGGGGGGGGTTGGTTACAGAGAAAAATTTTACGGGGAAATATTCCCCGGAATTAAAATGAGTGATGAAAACACTAACTCAGAAAGCCAAGAATCACAAGAAAAAGAACGTGAAAACTTCATTCAAGCAGTAAGAAATGATGAATATGCAGAATATGAATTGAAAGAAGATCTAGTAGTTATCACAGATTGGGAAGGTTACGGTTCGTTTTGGCCGTATGTTGTTGATTCGGAAGATCAATACAACGAAGAGCAAGTTTCAAACGCTCTTACTGAACAAGATGTTTTTGAGTTTGAAGAAATTGAAAAAGATGAAGATCAAGGTTTCCCGTGTTTCCATATCCACAGTCCTGAATTCTTGCATTGGGAAGACGAAGACGAATAGAATCTAAAATAATTCTCAAAATTTTCCAAGGTGTTCCTTGGTTATGTCAGAATATACTTTCAAAAGTAAAAATAGCAGTGGCATTGAAAGCGAAATGGAAGTTACCCGAGAAGATGTAAGAGCTATCAAAGAAATGTGTGAAAGCACAATGAGAGAAAGGGGAGATGATGAAGATATTGAAATTCCAGAATGGAAATATCCCCTTGGTGGTTCCAAATGGACAGATTTGATGGAACTTCGACAAAAATGTAAGAAATTCCTTCGGGAAAATCAAACAGGGTAAGGAGTAGGGGGTTAAAATTTTTACTCCGGTTAACCATACCGGGGGTAAAAAATGAGAGAAGATAAAGAAAAAATACGGGATTTGTTAACGGAAGATGAAAAATTCCATGTAGAATTAACGGAAGACCAAATCGCAATTACCTGTGTTTCTTTACAAGAAGAGATTGAAGATTTCAGAGAAATTTTGAATAATTATGAAATGCTACATGAAAATGAAAAATTACTGTCGAAAGAAAAACTAGAGAGAATGATTACAAACAGAAAGATCATCATAGAAAATCTTACAAATACTCACTACCCGACATTTGAAAAATTGATGTAGTGAGAACTTCAATATTTTACAGGGATTATCCCTGAATACAACAATGGCACAAATCAAAGTCGAAACTACAGTAAACCGACAGTATGAGTCAGAAAGTGAAAGTGTCGAAGTTTTCGGCAGAGAAGAAAAAGATGTTGTCCTTACCAGAGAAATTGAAGATGTTGAAGAAATGGTATGGGCAATCGAAGCAACGACACACGAAGTTATTTATCACCTTTGGGAAGATGTAAAAGACGACGAAGAATTTGAAGATTACGGTTGGAAAGGATACCCCAAGGGAGATGTGACAATTTCTGATTCTTATGATTGTTCTTGGCACGATGTTGTAGAATTTATTGCAGAAAGAGATGATGTTGAAAACCCCGCCGGGATCTACTTAGATTTGAGATTCAAAAGTCATACCCCCGATGCAGAAAATCTTGATGCATTATTCAAAGACTTTCTTGAATATTGTGCAGAAAAAGGAATTGATACCAACTATTACACACACGGGAAGAAATCTGGAAAAGATCGAAGGGATTACCTCTAAATAAATTCTTCTTTTTATTTTCCAAGGGCAACCTTGTTGATAATAATGGAAGACAAAAACGGCAATTACGAAAGTGTAAACTTTGAAAACATGAATGACAAAACGCTTGCCGCCGCTTGCCATTTGCTTGTTGAGGGTCGGCAGTATGAAAATATCGAAGACGACAAAGACCTAGCATTGAAAGAAGTTTCACGAAGATTGGGCGAATAAAGTAGAAATAATAAAATTCTTTCCAAGGGTTATCCTTGGGGATTAATCAATACAATGGCATACCGATACTGTCCGGGTTGTGAAAAGTGGTTACAGACATACGAATATACCCTTGATGAAACCGGAGAATTGGTTTGTCCAGAACATCAAGCAGTTCATGGATACATTGGCCCTTACGGTAATTACACTGAAAGAGACTTTCGGAAAGATAATAAAGAGAGTATGTATGATGACTTTGATGAAATGCTTCAATCAGCATACGATCAAATGATTATAGAATAGAACTCTCTTCTATATTTTCCAAGTATAAACTTGGGATAACAATGACATTCGAAAACTTTCAACAATTCAGAAATTGGTGTAAAGATAACCAAGAAATCTCAGTTAGAGATTACAATGATGAAAATCAAGGAGTAATCATTGAAAATCTTCATGATACTAATGGTATGATTGTATGTGAATTGATGGTATCTGCATATGACAGTGGGTTTAGGTTTGGACCCATGCATTCTGATATGGATGGCGGATCAATCGTTATAGTTGAAGAATAACGTAGGGGATTAACCTCTAAACCTCGCATGATTTTGGCAGGGTACTATCCCTGTGTAATTAACAATGACAGAAAACAAAGCACCCGAAATGTGGGAATGGGGTATTGGTGAAAAAGGAGGTACTTACTATGACTATTGGGCTTATCACAAAGATGATGAATATGAAGTTCATGTTTGGTGGGATAGAGGAAATAGCCATTCGGTTGAAATTATTCCGATTAAAGGTTATGATGAAAACGATGATCCTATTTACGGATATGCAAAAGAAACTTGTGAATTCCCCACCGAAGATGAAGCAATTGAATATGCGTGTGAATTGATGGAAAAATACGCATAGGGTACGGGGATTGAATGAATAACCTCGCATCATTTTGGATGGAATAGTCCATCCATGGTAAAAATGGATACACTAAACTGCGATATCCGACATGTCGTACAGGGACTTAAGACACTCAAAGAATCGGAAAATTATGACACTCTTCAAGTATGGGATTCGGAAGCTGTTATGCGTGGAATTGATAGAGAAGAGATGAAAGAACGAAATCTTTTCGGAATCTCTGAACCTGTCGTAATTATTGAAAAAGAAGTAACAGACTGCTATAAATTCAAATTCCATGAAAGTCAAGTAGAAAATGAATTCGTTTGGGATGGACATTCACGCATGACAACTAAACCCAAACAACTTGGTGGAAATTTGAAAATGGTAGTCATGGAAATAGAAGATGAGTATGGGGATATTCTTTGGGATTTTGCTGAAATGTCTGCCGGGTCCATTGGACATGAAGGTTTCTGCGATTTCGAGTTTGAATTTGAAATGATTATTTAATAAATATTTCTTATATTTTGCATGGGTAAACCATGCATGATTAAAATGAGTGCTGAATACCACAATCAGATTGGAGAAGTACCAGTTGGAAAGCTATACGAAAGTGTTACTATCGAAGGAGGAACTATTAATAAAGGAGATGTTGTTGTGTGGAGTGATCCAGACTGTGCTTATCATAGCGAAGAGGTAATGACGAGTCTCTTTGTAGGATTCGTTGAGAAGGTGTATGAGCGCGATGAGCCAGAGCTAGGGGTAACAACCCCATTGGGTCGGCTTGAAGTGGATAACAATATGAAGGCTATCAGCGGGGAAGAAATTCGACGTGACCTTGATGGTTCCAGTATGAAATTCGTGGATAGGTTCTTGAACAGTGAGTATGAAAAATATATGAATGTTCAATGGACTCGGAATGGCGACTTCAAAGTGAGTGGAGAATAGATTATAATCAATTCTTTTCTGTGGATTTATCCACAGTGATACAATGACTTTCAGAACATTCTACGAAATCGTTAGAAAAGAAAACGAAAACATCAAAAACGTTGAGCATTTCGAGAAAAGCAAACCCGGATTCCTACGAATAGAGTATTATCCAAACGTCAATGCAATTACGAATGATATTATTAATATCAATCCAGAAGCAAAACACATCCCAATGAGTGATGTTAAAGATATTGAAGAAAACGAGGTGAGATTCTAAAATGGCAAGTTATTATGTCATTGAACATAATGAAAGAGGTATAGCACAAGATGCAACAGGACCATATACCGAAGATACTGCTTACGAATTAGCAGAGAAGAGGGATTGTATGGTTACTGTAGCAAAATCTCAAGCTACATTCAAAACACAATAAACTCAAACTCCTTTTATTTTAGAGCAGGTTTATCCTGCTCGTGAATAATCATGAACACTGCTACTCGAAACCAAGTTGACGAGATTATTGATAAAGAATCGCACCAAGGAGATACCTTTGCAAAAGTCCGTATGGGGAATCAAGTTGATTGGGTCCAGCTAGAAGATTAACATAACAACCATTTCATTTATTTTAGGACAGGTACATCCTGTCCGTGAATTAACAATGACACGAATTGGTGAATTCCGATACACTGGAAACGGTAAGACTCTTGAACAAAACGAAGAATACACTGTCTACGAAGCAGATGGAGTGGTTGAAGCATACTCGGAAGGAGAAAGTGAACCAGTCGAAATGAAGAAAGCTACGTTCTTCTCTCTTCAAGCTGGCAATCTTGAACAAATTGAAGGAGAAACGCCAATGCGGTAATCTATTTTTAAATAGCCTATTCTATATTTTCTTGTGGTTGATTCCACAAGTGACTACAAATGACTGAAGAAACTACTGAAGTAACAGTTTCGGAAGATAAATTCAACGGAACTTCAACAATGATTGTCGAAAAAGTAGAAAATAAAAAAGTAGCAGAATCGTTTGCTCGTAGATTTTGGAAAGAAGAATATGATACTAGACCAAGCCGGATAGTTGTTGAAAAGCAAAAGTCTGCATTGACACACGACAGATATATTGTTATGGTTGCAGATCATAGTAGTGGTTCACTCAAAGATTCTAAAACTTACGAGGTGGAAGAATGACACAAATCAGTGAACTTAATCGCGGAGAAACTATCAAGTTAAAAGTTGAAGATGAATTCGCTGTTTGGTGTACTGTTTTGCTAGCGAACGAAGATAATGAAGCAATCGTGCAACAGGAATACGATAGCTACAAAGGATATTATATTCGTGGAAAACCAAACAGCAAAGTCGATATATTCCAAGAAAAGCAAGATAGAACAGAATTTATAGGCCAAGGGAGTATCGAAACGTAAAGCAAAAAGTACAATCCTTTAAATGTCTTTGAACATTTTGGTTGCATAATGCAACCTGATAAAATGAAAACACAGAAACTCAATTGTCCTAAGTGTGATAATACAAAATTCTGAAAACACATGACAAAAAGCTGACTATGCACAGAATGTGGATACAAAGCATCATAAAAGCAAGGGGATTAAACACATAATCTCGCATGGTTTTGACACCACGGTATCATTTTCTTGTCGGGTCAACCGACAAGGATATAATGAATCAGGCAAACTTCAATAAGATAGGCGAAATTGTAAGGGACTTTGAAGAAAACGCCGGTACTCGATTCCTCAATGTCAAAGAAGCATTTTGGAATAGAGGGGCAGACGGTGAAGAAATTGTTTATGAAGTTCATGTAGTAATTGAAGAAAGTAAAGAAATTACTGCCAGAGTTAATACTTACTGCTATCCTGCGGCAGACTTCGGACGTGAGCGTGGATTGTATCTATATGATACTGTAGTTAATTGGAATGATGAGACAGTCACTCTCCGATTCCGCTTTGAAGAGTAACAAGTAACCAAAACCCTTTTATTTATTTTCCCACTTATTGTTAGTGGGGCTATAACCATGAGCCAAGAAGAAACTGAATTACCGAAAGAAGAGCTTGCCTTCATCCGAGCAGTGAGGGCCAACAACTACGAGCATCTTCATCTTCAAGATGATCTGGTATTGATTACAGACATTGAAGGAGATGAAGAGTTTGAACCATTTCTTTCTGTTGAAAATGATGATTATGATGAAGAATTCATTGGCGAGAAACTAGAAGAGTTAGATTGGTTGGATTGGGAAAATATTGAGATAGTTGAAGAGACAGGGATCAACTTTGATTTCTGTGATATTTTCGATGCAAAACTAAATGACCCTGTGGTTCCTAATGCGGACGGGGAAGAATAAAGCCATGGGGGTATCGAAATACTCACCGTCACTCGAAATTCCAAGAGATATTGAGAATGAATACCGGACCACTAATCACTTCATGGAGAGGTTGAAGTACAGGACTGATCCAGAGCCAAGCAAAGAAATTGTCTTTGAGACAATGGAAAATGGTCAGTTCAAAACAACACACATCTCCGATAGATTCATCTGTGAACAAGAGATAGATGAAATAACGTGGTGGATAATTGTAGAGATGAACGATGAGGCATTCGTAAAGGATAATAAATACCATGCTTTAGTTAGCGTGTACGCGCCGAATCAACATCCAGAGAAACACAAAACAGTCTTTGAGGCTGATATACAATGACATTCAAAAATAGTAAACTAAACACGACGGACGACCGAACATGGACATTCAACATCGATGAAATTGATGCATTCCGCCTTGATGCTCCAGCAAAAGCAAAGAAGGCTGTAGCAGAATCAGTTGATGATACTGATTATAGGAGCCTACGAGCAAAGTTAGTCAATAGTGGTCAATTCGGAGATACATATGTAACCGTAGTTGAGGTGCTATAAATAATGACTAACGACGAACTCACCGAAAATTTTGATAACATCCGCGCAGTGTGGTGTTCCAAATGCAAATTATGGTACGGGCCTATGGATGGTTGTCTCGAACACGAAGATGCAATTAACGTGGGATTAATTCCAATACAAGAACTGGAAGAGTTAGAAAAAGAATGGAATGAAGCGGCGGAAGTAATTAAAACAGACGAAACAATAGATGCTCCGGGTTATGAAAGAGCATTGAGCAAGGCAAATAGTGAACTTCGTGAGTTGATTGAAAAATATGAGTGAATCAACAATCGAAAGCGCCAACCGGGAACGCGAAGATATGAACGCTGATTGGATGGAATGGCTTGAGTACGTGCTTGAGACAGATCCAGAAGTTTTGAACGAGAATGGATTGCGGAATATTGCACGACTCTTGGCAAAACAAAAACAACAGAATGATGAACTACAAAATTTGATTAAGAGGTGGCGTAATCCGCCCAGTGATGTTCCTGATGTAGCAGTTGAGTTAGTTGAAGTATGCGCTGATGATTTAGAAGAAGTGATAGAATAATGAACAAACTATATTTCACGGGGCCTACCCCCGGTGAACAATAATGACATGCACGCAATGCAATCAGGATGCAATGTACGACCAGAGGAATGGGAAGCGATGTGCCAACTGTGGTCATGTCGAACAACCTACTCTTGGTCTAATCGATGAACGACCAACTAAACCCTATGATGCTGTCTGTGGGGAGGTTATTGAAGAATGGCGAGAACATGATAACCAAGAGCCAAAAGGAGTTAAAAATCTCTGTAACGATGGTAGCTGTTGTTCGTTTAATCCTACAACAATGAGACAATTAGAAGACGGAACATGGATTGCAGTATGTACTACACATGACAAATAAATGTAAGCAGTGTGGTGGACCGATAGAGAACGATAATGAAGAATTCTGTCAGTTGAAGTGCAGAGTAAAATGGTATAAAAATCAAAATAAAAGTGAGACAGCATGACAAAACCTACTCCTGAATACGATATTGGCGACCGAGTTGGCATTCCACATATCAATACATACGGCGAAGTATCTGAGCGATGGTGGAGTGATAATAATAAGAGTTGGATCTATCGAGTCTATCGCAGTGGAGATGGGGGAGTGAAAATCTACCAAGAAAAGAATCTGAATCAATAGCTGAGAAAACGTTTTATATTTTGGGCTGGTAACAGTTCATAACACCATGCCAAAGAAAACTAAGAAGGAATACGAGACTGTAGAGAAAGAAATCAAGTATACTGAGTGTGACGTACCGGGTTGTTTTCACACAGATGAAGAGAAAGAACTAATCGAGTTGGCAGTAAATCCAAGATATACAGTAACAACAGAGGAAAGACCTACTATTGTTGCCGAATTCGATGATTATATGGAAGCGGACAAGTGGGTTTATAGTGAAGAGAAAAAGTTGAGAGACAGTAAGATTTCTCACGGGTTCGATGATGAAATATCATACCACGGTGGTTATACTACAATGAAACAAGCAACGGAAGCAAGGTCTGATGCTTCATTCTTTGTCTGTCAAGATTGTTTAAAGAATCACTTCGATGCAGTCCCCGATAGATATAATCCAGAACAGGTAAGTGAGATCGATTCAAAGAAAGGACGGCTTGTTATCACACAAGAAATCAACCCTATACTGCCACTTCCAACATGGCTCTTAATAGGAATGATAATTATCAATATGCTAATCCTCTATACAATCGCAATATTTTGAAAACAGATAGGGGATTGTTCATTATATCTCGCATGGTTTAGAAAAGAGATACCAAAAAATACTTAACCCCACGATAAGAATGATATTTTCACAGGCGCAATGCCTGTGTGGATACAATATGAGTCAAAATAACGTTCAAGTTGGAACGAAAGAACTAGGGGCTATCGCTGATGAAGATGATAACCCAGACGAGGTTATCGGATTCCTCTCGTTCAGCACAACGGGAGAACTGAATGTACCGCGTGGGTGGCTTCTTGAGCAGTGGGAAGAATACGAACTGCCCAACCGACTTCTCCCCACCGAAACAACGAATTGGCAGGCGTACAGACGGACTCTCCAGTATCTCAAGGAACAGACGGAGTACCTAAAATACTCTGTCTACAACGATCATTACGAGCAAGAGTTTGACTGTGAGTTAGAAATCAAGAAAAGCAATGAAATGGGAAGCAATGTGTTTCTCGTCTATGCAAATACATTCCTTCCAGAAGAAATTTCAGGTGAACAAGGCGGAACGTGGAATGAAGAACGTGTGGGTATGTTCGACTTCTACCGCCCGGAAAATAGCGATGCAGACGGACGACTATTCACCAATCGAGAAGTGGATGAAGATAATGCACACTTCGATCAAGTAACTGCTCTCTTCAAGGAAGCACGGGAAGTAGAAAAAGAGATGCGGCAGAGTCACAATTTCAGTGATCTTAACAATATCCTTGAAAAATATCGGAACGTGATTGCTGATGCAGTTGAGATTCGACGTTCGGTTTATTTCGTTCCCGTCATGTATGAAGAAACTCTGGAAGGACTAATGACTGTATGGGGGAAGATGAACCAGTTCAAGGAAGGAGGTGAACCGATTCGTATTGACCGGACTCCAGTTGTGGATATGAAGGAACAGCGAGAACTTGTTGCTTCGCGTGTTCGTGATAAACTGGAAGAGATGGTCGATGATATTGTCAGTGAAGTTGTTGGTGAGTTTGAAGATAATGCTGATAAAACAGCAGATGAAGCTGCTAATGAAATCATGGACCAGTTGGCCGATGGAGAGTCTGTTGAATCAACCTACAATCAACTTCTTGGTCTTCGGCTTTCGATTAAGGAAATGCTTGAAGATCAGCGAGAAGAATTGCAAGAAGAGTCTGAGGAAATTATTGAAAATATCCTCAATCAGCAGAAGTTTGATGAACTAGAACAATGAACAATTTAACACAAATAGACTTAGGGGGCTATGAGGGAAGTTTTAGTTGTCCAAATTGTGGTAATTCAATCAATATAAAACAAGGGAATAACAGTGACATTTTTGAATGTCGCAAATATAAAATAGGCCCGGATGAATGGTTGGGCTGTGGTAAAGAATGGGAAGTGTATGCCAAAGAAGTTACTGATAAATAACAATGAAAATGAGTAAAACCTGTCAGAACTGTGGTAATGCTGTTTCAAATAACTTCGCTCGCGTGTGTGGAGATAATGATGGAAATGTATACCATTGTATGAATTGTATTCCAAATGAAGAAGGAGGCAGAGAACTTCTACGACGTGGAGCAGCAGCGTATGAAGACCTTGAAGTAGCGAAGGCACGGATTGAACTGTAAGTAAAGAAAAACGAAAGCCTTTTATTTTGGCAAAGAGTATTCTTTGCCGGATGCAATAATGACGGACAATGGATACAATGTTCAGGAGATTGACATGGAATCGGGCGAACCAACTGGAGAGAAGCCGACTGTTTCACTCGGAGGATATGAAATAGAACTGCATCTTCCCAAATTGGAAGACAATGACCATCCTCAGGTTCCCGAAGTAAACAACGATTACATTGCACGGGAAATCAACGGACGGACAGACCTTGAAGTAGTTTCGTTCGCAATGAATGACCCAGACTTTTTTGCAATGCTTGAAGGCGAAGCCGCTACAGGGAAAAACTTCAGCATTGAAACTATTTGTGCTGAAGCAAATTGGCCTCGGGTACGTGTGAACTTCAGTATCAGTAGCTCATATGAAAGTCTTGTTGGTCGTTTTGCTCCGGTTGATTCGACTGACATGGAAGATGATACATTCAACCGAGCAGAGGTTATCGAAAGTGTTGGAAATCGACTATCTAACACTCAAAGTAAAGTTTCAAGTCCATACGAAATTGCAGAAAACGCTATCCCCGAAGCAAGTACGTTCCAATGGGTTGATGGGCTTCTCACAAAGGCTGTGAAGAATGGTTGGATGTTTGTAGCAGATGAGATTAATGCGGCTGATGCAGACGCTCTCATGCCTCTCAATGGCCTCACAGAAGATAAGAATAGTCGGTATCTAACTATCGAAGAGAAAAGTGAAGTTGTTGAACCACATGATAGATTTCGATTCGTAGCTACTCGTAATCCTGTTGGGTATGCAGGAACCGGAGATATGAATAGCGCACTGGAATCTCGTGCATATATCATTGAATACGATTACCATGAAGAAGGTGCGCTCAGTGAAATCATGACAAACCGGACAAACATCGTTGAGAATGAAAGCGAAAGTGCGCTTGGTTCCCTTATTGATCTTGTTCAGGCAATCCGACAACAGGAACAACAAGGAACCCAGTATGTCACAAAAATTAGCACCCGTGACCTAATCAAGATCGGTAAACTCACTGAAATCATGCCAATCCGAGAAGCCACGAAAACAGTCATTCTCGGAATCGCTGATCCCACAGATGAAACTGCTATCCGGGACGAAATCAAGGCTACTAACTTCTAATCATGATAGAAGTGAATAACCACAAAGCACTCGATGAAGAGGGAAAAGAAAGAGTCAAGAAAGCTATAGCAGAAGAATTAAATGAAGAAGGAGTGGATGCTGATAGAGTTAATCTATTAGAAATCGAGATAATTAGGAGTGGAACTATCAATGCTAAATTAGCACATAAATAATCATGCAACGGATAACATCTAATTCAGAAATCGAAGAAGTAATGCGAAGTATTGGCGTGGGCGAAGGAGAGGAACTGAGAGAGTCAGAGAAGCGAAGAAGGAATCTTGAACGGTTTGCACAGCTTCGGTCAAGAAATCCCAATGCGACCGTCTCTCTAGCTGATACGCACACTGCATTCGTACAAGCAGATGATGAAGACTCTGGTGAATTCCTCGATATTACAATCACAACCAGAGAATTCCCACAAGAAAGATATGAAATCCCCGAAGAATATCACCATTATCTCATTCAAAAGGGAATGACTATTCATGAAGCAGCACACGTTATGTATTCTTCCTACCCTGCATTGAAAAATTATATTGACAAAGTAGAAGATGAAGAAGATGGAGTCCATGCTCAGATGTTTCAGAATATCTATAATGCACTGGAAGATGGAGCGATTGAGCATTTCGCACAAAACGACTACCGTGTAAAAGAAGAACTATTTCATCTACGTGCAACTATTCATGAAGCTAATTACATGGGCCAAGAAGTAGACTTAGGCGAACAAAAACAATACCACTACCCTTTCTACTATGCGATAATGGCTGCTCTCATCAATATCGGAGTCTACGATAACGGAGAGCTTCGGAAACTTCTCGATGAAGATAATGACCAACACAAAATAGCAGCACGGGGAGGGGATTACGACAGAGAAATGTTAGTTGAAATCCTCCCTGAAATCCGAAGTTCTATTGAGGATATACAAGATGAAAGAGATGCAGAAAAGCGAGCAGAATTATCTTATGATCTGTGGGAGTATCTAAAGAAATACATTGACCGGAGTACCACACCCGGTAAGAATGAAATGCAGAGGCAGATGGATAATCGTGATGCGAATTCATATGGAGAAGGCGTTCCTGAAAATGTCAGTAGTGGACATGGAGAACAGCAAAAAACACCATCAACCCAAGGAGATAGTGATGAAATCTCGCATGAAAATGAAACTCTTGGAGATGAGCGGAAAGAAATTCAAGAAGAAATCAAAAAAGGCGGTTCCGATGACATTGAAGAAAATGCTAAAGAAAATGTCATTCAAGAGTCTAAAGATGAAAGCGGTGATTGGTCGGACGTGATTGAAGAAATAATCGATTCACTTGGGGCTGGTGAAGGAACAGACGAGATATTTATTCCTGATGATAAAGAAGTGGATTCTGCACGCAAACGGGAATCTCAGAGATACGGAAAAAGATGTGCAAAGATATTCCGAACACGTCTCCAAAAACTTCAGAAAGATAAAGAACTTCGCGGTAAACGCCGGGGAGACTTTGATACTCGGAGACTCATGCAAGCCGATAGAGGCTCACCGAAGGTATTCAAGCAAACTAAAGAAGGAGAAAATAAAGACTACTCTTGCATGATTGTATGCGACCGTTCAGGTTCAATGAGTAGTCGAATGGAAGATGTAGAACTTGCCGCTGGTGCTGTTGCATATGGACTTGAAGAAGTTGGTGTCGATACGTCTATCCTTGATACATATAATTCAAAAACCTCTCTTGCAAAACCATTCGGTTCTTCAGTAGAAGACTTTGAAAAGAAACTCTTCGCTGGACGTATTGGTGGTGGCACTCCACTTCAACATACTGTCTCTTTCGCCCGTCAACGAATGGAACGTGGAGAGGGCCAATACCCCTTCATGATCGTTATTACGGATGGGGGGGTTTCCAGCCGGGGTCTTGATAAATTCAAAGAAGAAATTCGGGATGCTAACTTTCCGGTGATGGGTCTGTATCTCACGAATCATAAACAAGAAGAACAGTTGGAGCTTTATGACAGGGCAAAAACTGTCTCATCCGATGGCGATGTTGCAAGTAAGCTCATCAATCTTATTCAAACAATTATATTCTAATATGAATAACAGAATAGAAATCAAGATGGATGCTTCTCATAGTCCGGGGGAAGGTGTTGGTATGGGATACGTATGCAAAGTAAACGATGAAGAATATACAGGACGGGGTTATATTGATGAATCATGCACATCTACTGAAGCAGAAATGCTATCAACTGCTTGGTCTATTCATCATCTAACTCAAAGATTAAATGTCAATCCTTCCGATTATTTAATCGCAGTTAAAACAGATTGCGAAAGTACGGTAAATAAATTCGACAGTGGATACGATTGTAAGCAAATGAGGTTTATTAGACACTATGAAAATCTATATGATAAAATGTTAATGTTCTGGATTCCAAGAGAGACAAATGAAGAAGCAGATGCATTGGCGAAGTTGATGCTCAGGAAAGGAAAAGAAAGTAATGACTGATTATCACTCTAATCTTGAAATAAATTCTTCTACGACTATCGATGAGTTGGTAGAATATACAGAAAAACAAGCAGCTAATCCGTTCAAATATAATGGAACAACTGTGTATAACTTTTCAACTCACGAAGTTGATGAAGATGCTATGAAGAGTTGCATTGACTCCAAGTTCAATAGGGATCTATACCAGATACCTATGCAAATTTTGACGGGGCAAGCCTTTGTTCAGTCCATTCTCCCCCAAAGAGTACGAGAAGCTGAAATTCTTCTATATCGTCAAGATGAAGAAGATTATTATGCGTACAAGAACTTTGTTAGAGATGCACCAAGCGAATATCAAGAGAAAGTGAAGCAAGAAATAGCGGATATAATTAGAAAACAATGAATGAAGAAAAATTACGTGTTGAAATATGGCCATGCTCCGGTAGATATAAAAGAAGATTTATCTGTCCAGAATGCGAAGACTCGTATCTACCTCTTGACCAATATACAGAATGTGATAATTGCGGCGCACACTTAGAACTATACGTCAAAACAGTCGCTCCATCGATTGCCAATGAATAGTAAATACGAGTGTTCATCTTGTCCCAAATCATTTTTATGTGTAGAGAGCAGACTAATTCATGAACGCGAGGTTCACGGTAAACATGGATATTAAACAAGGTAAATTTGAACGGATGTATTATCGGTCTGCTGGCCCACAGTTGACCGTAGATGTTTTGTGTGTTGAATTTGATTGTGAAGGAACTACATATACCCACCGTCTTCCAAATGCAGGATGGGGGTACGATGTTCCTTCACTACAATTCATGGGATATTGTGGAATATCACCAAACGATTTTGAAGGAGGTTTTTTTGAACCAGAGAACGATCTTTATCTTCCCTGTGTTATTAAACACGGAGAAGGATTCCTTACTAACAATCTCCTCAAACAAGGAGCGGAGCAACTTGAAAAGGCTGATTGGTTTAACCCAAACGGTTCTGTCTGGAATGGCCATGGTAATAGTGCTATTGGTGGAAATTCAGCCGAACCGGGAACAGGGAACCAAGGTGCTGTTGAGATGGAAGAATCTGAAGCATGAATAGTGAAATAGCATTTGTACTGTATGCATTAAATAATATATTTCTTGGAGCAATAGCTTTTAGCACTTTCGGAGTTGAGTTGACTACCATTGGTAAAATAATCATAGCAATATTATCAACAATTGCTATTTTTGGTGGTCCGATAGTTTTAGATAAAATAAACAAATGTCACTGTCAATCTTAGAATCGAGGCTCCTTGAGAGGCTTCCTGAGAGCTATCATGACGCCGTAGAAGAAGAGTTTTGTCGTTACGAGATGGAATCATCTCGTCTTTCAGAAGAAGCCGATGAGCATGGTCAAGCGACTCTCACAGACCGAGAAATACAACGTGCAGTCACTACCAATCAGAATGGAGACTATGGACATACAGTGATAGAACTTCAAGTGATTAAGGGAGTTGCAATGAGTCACGGAATCAATGATTGGTTGAGTTACGTTGATCCTGAACTTACATATGAGGAAAATATGGATATTATTGAAACTGAAACCAATCCGACAATGAAAACCAACAGAGCAAAGGAGAAAAGTGAGAAACGATGGATGTAGATATTCTTGACAAAGAAATCATCATTTACTTGCACAGAAACGATTTAAGAAGATTGAAAAGTCAAAAACGAATTAATAAAAACGTAGTCACAAGTTTGAAAAAAGAATCTACAGAAGTTACTCTTGATTATGATGTTTCGAGAAATTTCAGTGACAATGATGAAGTTTATGATGATATTATTGATGCACTCGAAGAAGTAGATTCAATGCTTTGGGAATTAGCAGGTGGATTTAGTTCTTTTGAATCGATCAAAGATAACTATAATTGGGAAAAGGCAATGAAAACTTACGAGTATTACGATAACATCAGAAATCAATACAAATAACCAAGTATTTTAATAGCATCCAGACAAAGTATTTTGCATGGGTCTATTCACAAGTGACTCAAGCGATGAAGGTTGTACAGCACATCATTATGGTGAAGCATACGTAGATTGGGACCGATCAGAAGTAAAAGAAACGATTACAAACAACGAAACATATGTACTTGAAATCATCCCAGATAAAGTCCAGTCATGTCAACATGAAGGATGCAATGAAATGAAAAGATACTCCGGTGAAAGATTTACTGTTCCCCTTTCTGCTCTTTCTAAATTTAATAAACGTGAAAGAGTAGAACAGATAGAAGAATTAATTAAAGAACACGACGAAGAAGAATAACGAAACTCTTTTGTCCTCGGCTGTTTTACGTTAACTGTATGCGAGACGAAGATGTTATTCAGCGAGAGATGGAGAGTGCGAAAGATACTGCTGATGAACTTGATGACGGTGATCCATTGGAAGCACTCGTTGCTCAGACAGTCTACAAGACGCTTCAGTGGGTCGATGGTGAAGGCGAAGAAGAACTTGATGAAGAATTACTAAAGATGTATGACGATGAAGATTGAACTAAACGATAATACAGTCCGTTTGACGGAAAGTGGTATAATCAAAACCGAAATCAGCGATAGTTATCCTACTATTACTGATGAATTCTACCCGATGTGCGGGAATACTATTCAAACACAGATTGACAACATTATTGTTCAGCCCAACACATACAAAAAGAGAGTGTTCGATTTCAAAGATAAAGAGTATCTAAAAAGAGAAATTCAGGATAAAAATAGAACAATTTATAATATCGCTAAAGACTTCAATACGAACGAATCAACAATTCGTCCTTATGTAAAAAAGCATAATATTGAGAATCCATTGAAGGATAAAGAGCAATTAGAAGAGCTTTGGGAAGAACATGGTTCCATTTCAGACATTGCAAAAGATGTTAATGCAGAAACTTACGAAGTGAAGATTGCTCTGGAACAAAAGAACATCATCGACCCATACGGAAACAACAAAGCATATTCATGAACGTTGAAATCATTGAAGCGACTAACAATCCATGTCCTACTTGTGGAAAAGGTTTTGATACAGAACAAGGTAAGAAAACACATCATGCACACCAACATGGAGTGTCCATTGCTAAAGAAGAGAAAGAATGTGAAGAATGTGGAGAAGTTTTTGAAAGTTATTCATATAGAAATAGGAAATTTTGCAGCCGTAAATGCCTTGGAAAGTATACAACAGGAGAAGGAGCAGATAATCAAAACTGGAAACCTGATATAGTCCTTTCTTGTGAGATGTGCGGGGAGGATTTTGAAGTTCCTCCTAAAAGACAAGAAGAAGCGAGGTTTTGCAGTTATAATTGTGCAAACGAGTGGAAATCAAAAGAATACAAAGGCGAAAATCATCATCGATGGAAAGATAGCGTTGACAGGCTCTACTACGGTCGCAAGTGGGAAGACATAAGAGAGAACGTCATTGAGAGAGATAACAGTAAATGTCAAGCTTGTGGTTCAGGAGATGATATTAGTATTCATCATATTACTCCTTTCAGAGATTTTGACGATATAGAAAAAGCTAATAGTATGGAGAATCTTATATCCCTTTGCAGAAGTTGTCACACGAGAGTTGAGTTTGATAAAATAGAATGCCCGGAGGTAAATACATGAATATTGAAATTCTTGAAAGCACACCAAATCCCGACGAATTAATGTGCCGTGCAGCTAGATCAGATTATGGGGCAAACGCAACAGCAGACTTTGATGAGGTAATGGAACCCGTTGATGGGAACACAATTGAAGAGAAGAAAGAAAATCTTATTTCTAAACTATTCGATAGGGGGCACTTTGGAATTGCAGAGCATCCAACTCTAACTGTCTCTATCCGTGGAGTTAGTCGCGCACTCATGGCTCAACTAACACGCCATAGAAACGCCTCATTCGATATTATGAGTATGAGGTACGTAGAAGTTGATGATCCTGATGTGTACGAATTCCCCGGAATAGATGATTCAGAGCCAACGGGAAGAGGTGCAGAATTCCATGATTTCTACAAAAACGAACCTGATGATACTATTCCAGAATACCGAAGAGATGCATATGAAAATGCAATAGAAAATTCTTATAATGAATATCAAGCACTGCTTGAAATGGGAGTAGCACCAGAACACGCTCGCATGGTTCTCCCTATTGGAAGTAAAGTAAATATTGTAATGACAATCAATGTCCGTTCTCTTCTCCATATCGCAGATATGAGAGCAGCGGCGGATGCTCAAAAAGAAATCCGAGATATGACAGAAGAACTTCTTGATGTTGCAGAAGAATGGTGTCCTGTTGCTCTCAATGTATATAATGAAGAATTGAAGAACCGGAAAAATAGACTATCACCATGAAAAACAGTCAACTCTTATTCTTTTTTATCATTGCTATGGCAACATATGATTGGTTAGGAAATGTATCAGAAATTGAGCTTTGGGGAGTGATGATTGTTCTTGCAATATCGACAATCTTATTCCAACTTGAAGATATGGAGGAAGAATTATGACTAAGAATCCAGAACAAAAAACGAATGACGCTTCCATTCTTTTGAATCTCCCCGAAGAAGACAGGGATGAATTTCAGAATAATACTGATAACCAATCAGAAACTCTCCGAAGGCTTCTCCGTGCATACAATCAAGCAGAAGGAAAATACGAAGTTGGGGATGATCTGGAGTACATCAATGTTCTTGTTCTGAAAACATATAGGAATGCTATCGAACAGAATATTCAAGTTCTCGAAAATCAAGTTGACAAAATCGATGAAGAATTAGAAAAGTTTGAGAAAGAAGAGGAAGATAATGTTATGATTGAAATTGACTTGGATATAGCAACAAAGAATCTATGAGCAAAAAAGAACAGGTTGAGGTTATCATTGATTCCAATGAAGCCTCTCAGAAACCAAAATTGGTTGAAGTATTAGCTCTGCACGAAGATATTGCAGATTACGAAATTAAACCATTGGATGAAGGAGACTTCATCATCGACAACTGCATCTTTGAACGAAAAACTCCTTCGGACTTTGCAAGTAGCCTTCAGGAAGGTAGGCTTCGGGATCAAGTAGAACGGATGGCTGACCATGAAGAAATTCCCTTTATCCTCATCGAAGGAGACATGGAGGATTTCAATAACTTAGAACACACAGATATTCCACCCAAGTCACTCCGAGGTATGGATGCCTCTATCGAACTTCGTAACAATATTTCTGTAAAATACTGCTCAACAATAGAACTTCTCGCTGATGAAGCAGTACGATTATCCCGTAAAGAAAAAGAAGAGGTATCAGTTACTCAAGCACGTCAGACGGATGCTGTGAAAGAAACTACGTTCCTTGAGCGTGTTTTCCTCGCCATTGAGGGCATTGGACCAAAGACAGCAGAAAGCTTATCTCAGCAATTTGAAAGCCTCTCAGATGCTATTGAATCCGAAGCAGATGACTTTGAATCTGTTGAAGGCATTGGGCCGGAGACTTCCGAGAAAATAATCTCATCGCTACATAGTCAAAGTCATTTACCTGAAAAAGATGAAGAGCAGGAGAGCAAGGTCTACAATATCTAATGTGAACGATACCATTCTCCGGTACAAGAATTGCACTCATACACAGTAAATTGCTTATCATTTTCCTCAACAACGTCTTGAGGTTTTCCTAACGAATCAGTACATTCAGGACACCGGGCGCTATCGGTAATCTTCATTGATTATCAAATAATTATAACAGTTGTTTCTTATTCTCCGCGTTCGTCTAACGAAAATTCGTAGTCCATATCAATAGTTAACTCAAGACCAAGTTCTTCATACACAGGGGAATTATTAATCTTCTTCAGATGCTCATCGATCCTTTCACCGAATTCTTCGGTCATGGAATCTACATCTTTAGCACACTCATCAACCATTTCTTCAAGCTCTGAAATGCTTTCTTTTGATATATCAATTCCGTCGATTTCGCTTAATTCAATTTCAATTTGTTCTTCAGTCATAATCAGCACCAATCGCCTCTAACGAACCAATATCCATCAATCTTCCAAGTCATTTGATCATTGCTATTCGGAGTATAATTATTTTCTTCGCACCACTGTACTACCATATCAATAAATTCATCAGAATCTAAAACTTCACCATATTCATTTTTAATGATTTTGCCTCTAACATATTCCTTAAATTCATCAAAGTTTCTATATGGATGATTCGGTTCATCAGTATCAATATTATGTGTCCAATCATGCCATTTAAACTGAAACACCCAACCACCCGATCTTTTTCCTAAGAAAAGTCCTTTGTAATAAGCTTCTTCTTCTGAAGTAACAGCGTAATAATTGGTACTCATGATTTAATAGTCGTTTCAACAGCAGCTTCACCACCAGTATCTATCAATTCCGATACTTCTTCAGCGACAACGAAAGAAACTTCATGGATTCCATCTGTTCTGATAAGGAAATAACCATAATCTATTTCATCAAAATCATCGATCCAACAGGTTACTGGTTGAATTGTATCAAAACCCCGGCTTTCTTTCTGATACTCTTCTGCTTCTTCACGGGTTTCAAAAGTCGGTCCTACATCCCAGTGATTTTCTGGTCCACCAGCAATTAATGTCCATGCACGAGACATGGAATATATTTATTCTCTACAAACTAAAAGCTATTGCTTCACATCAACGTTTCGACCATCCACATGTCGAATTGGGGCATTCTTCACAACCTTCTTTATAAACAAGCATCTGACCACAATCAGGACATTCTCGGCCTGTTTTTTCTTGTTCAAAATTCTCTGGTACAACGGTTGTATGATTCATAATTAACTTAACGTTTATCCTTCACAAGCAGCACACTGTAGAATCTCCTGACTGAATTTCTGTGCAGCATTAACACTTTTCTGATAATACAGACTCTTGACACCACTTTCCCATGCTTCAATATACAATTGGTTAATATCCTTAATACTTACTTTGTCGGGATCAATTGAAAGATTGAGGCTTTGAGACTGGTCAATATATTGTTGTCTCTG